TCAGTAAATACTTATCTGCCTCTTTACCAAACTATCCATAAGAATTATACATGTCCTTCCAATGTTTGGTAATTCCGTTTGCACTCCAAGCATTTGCCATTCCTTTATCATACCATCGCTACGCTAACGATAGTCCATTCAAATCTACATTATTTGTAGGATTTTGATCTTTTTGTTTTTCATAATTAAATCTCTCCCTAGCCAATCTATTACTCTAGGCTCGCAAAGCTAATTCTTGACGTTTGTAATAATTAGTATAATCTGCTTTCGGTCCCATTAAATATTCTTCTTGACTGTCCGCTATATCGTGAGCAAGTTGAATATCAATATTCTTCTTAGTAGGATCTATTCCTGCGGCTTCAAGTCTACGTTTAGCGAGATCTCTATAATAATCGAAATATGGTGTACCATATAATCCAGGAGCTATTCTATCTGCTATATCTTGCAAATGACGTTTAGCAAAACCTGTATATTGTGCATTCGGATCGTATTTCATTCCAAACGACTCTACATCTGCTTTTGTAAGATCTAACGCAGTTCTGTTATTAAATGATTTTTCTGTAAGATCTTTTAGCGACATAGCTTCTAATGGAGAAGTAACGTTCCATACATTACCACCAGCAATAGTATCAAAATCATCTAAATTATATCCAAGATATCTCTCGTTTAAATCTGGATCATACTTTCCGGCTCTTTGTAATAATCCTTTATTTTTAAGATATTCTTTAGCATTCTCAGCACTCTATCTCAACTTAGCTATATCTCCAGTAGGCATACTATATATCAACTGTGCTACAGCTGCTCTACCTTCAGCACTTCTTAGAGGATCAATACCATTAGCATATAGATTATTAATAGTATCTCTTACCTTACCAGTAACGTTCTGGTTGTACCAGTCCATATCTTTTGCAATAGGGCTCATAAAATCACCGTACTTAGTATTAAAATCCTCTAGCTATTTCTACCCTTTTTCATACATATCCTTAGCTGCTGCTATAGACATAGCCATGATCTATGTATCATAAAGGTCTTTTACGGGCATTTGCGCCCATTGATCATACGCGTATACCATACATCTTATTTATTTTATTACGTTCTAGAGCTAAATCTTGTTCGTATAAATTCATATTACGATCAAATTGCTTACGTTTAAATTCGTTAGCAAAATATTGTTCTAGAGCGTTCTGTATATTATACAATCCCATTTGCATACCCTACTGTCTAGCTGCATGGCCTTTAGCATATGTATCAGCATCCCATTGATATGCTTGTTGAGCTCTCTGCGCTTCTTGATAACCGTAATTAAGTCTAGCGTTAGCTGCAGCTGCTTTCAACTGGTTGTTCATTTGCTGATGTGAAGCAAGAGCATTTGCTATAGCATCTTGTGTGTTATGTTGAGAAGCAATAAGATTAGTTGCTCTTTGTCCTGTAGATAGACCTCCAGATCTAAACAAAGCCCTCATTGTTCTATCCTATGCAGCTCTCATTTGTTGAAGTATAGGTAATTGATCTATATGTAATTTATCTAAATCTGCCAACGAACCTAAATATCTATTTTGTTTATATGAATCTGGTTTAAATATATTTTGATTCGCAGCATCTCTATACTAATGATTACCAATCAAAAGCCCACTTAATGCTGGTATAAGATTTGTATACCATTCTGCTCCTTTAGCAGCTTTAAATATCTTATTAATTTTTCTATTTTGTTTCATATCTCTATCTGCAGCTTGTGCTTGTAATAAATCATTATACCACCCTTCTTTAATTGACTTTTCTACAAATGGTGCGTATTTTTCTGTTATAACATCATCTGTGTCAAATAGATAAGTATAAGCATCATCATTAGGACCGCGTTTTACTTTGTGTACATAATACTATCCGTCTTCCTTATGAACTATCTTTTCGTTCTTTTTTGTCTATGCATTAGATGGTCCATACATCATACCGAAGGCAGTGTCATTTAAATGTGACTTGTATGTCGCTCCTGTTTTAGGATTTATATTCTCGCCACCATCTTCATAAGTATACAATAATTGCTCGTCCTAATCTCCATATTTTTGGTTTTCTAGTTTTCTTGCTTTTTCTGTAAATGCGTTCATTCTAGCATCATTATTCAAAGCTTTACTGAGTAACATAGCGTGACGTATTCTCTTCTCTTCTTCTTCACGTCTACTACTACCACCAAATAATCCAGCAATACCTCCGAGAACACCTCCAGCTATAGTACCAGCTACAGTACCTACACCAGGTATAACACTACCTAAAGCAGCTCCAGCACTAGCTCCTGTAGTTGTGGCTCCTATTGTACCAGAAGTGATCTCACTGTTTACTTGATCCATTGCAGGTGATCCGTTTATTTGATTATGACGTTCATAAGATATACCATCACCTATATCAACATTAGAAGTACCTGCCTACATCATTAATTCTTCTGGATTTATTTTAGCTCTACTCATTTCGCTCACCTGACCGTAAAGCTACATAGCACCAAGCGCTCCTTGAGCAACACCTAAAAGTTTTCCACCTACATTTTTAGATGCTTTTGGTGTTGTAGAAGAATTTACTTTTGTTTTTAATGAATCTAATTCTGCTGTAGACGGTTTTGTAATTTCATTTACAGGATTTATAGATTTTGAAAATGCTCCTAACTAATCAGGTTCTATTAGTTTTGCCATTCCTGGTCGTGTAGGAATTTCTATCGGCAGTTGTCTAGCAAAGTCTGAAGTATCAAATGTCGACTTAAATTGCTCCATAGGCTAGTACTTATATGGCAAGTTATCGTGATAAAGTTTATTAAAATTATCATATACAGCCATCATAGGACTTCTACCAGTACTATATTTAGGAAGATTATTTATATATTTTCTATCTTTTAATTCCATGATATTCTATATTTAGTTGTTACGTAATGCAAAGAAAAATCAGAATCGTTGGAACTAGAAGATATTTCTACTTGCATTATCTTACCTCTTAATCTATCACCCCAATCAGCAGTTTTCCAGTTACCATTATCATCTTGCCCTGCTCTTGGTATAGTTAATCTAAAATCGTATTCCTGATTTACAACTGCTTTGTTTCCATTTGCAATTCCTTTTTGTTTTAACGGAGTTGTATATATAAACTTAAGTGGAGTTAAACGTGTAGTATTTCTTTCATGTAAACTATCATCATATCCTCCACCATAAAATCTACCGCCAAACGTTTGTATGTCGAATGTTTTTGTAATATCTGAAGCATTATTTACTACAAATTTTACTTTTGGATGTACTGGCTGATCAAACAACGTAACACCGTCAGAATCACTACTCGTTCCATATGTATACAAACAATCTTGACTATTATTATTACCGATCATATATAATAGATTGTCACATATTGTATAAAACAATGGAGAGAATTTGTATACTGCTGTAAACTATTGTATTGCATCATTATATACGATAGATTCGTCTTTATTTAAAACTTTGCATATCAGTTCATTATGGTCTACATCGTAACTTATAGATGGCCAAGATGCTGGTTCTCCATGAGTCAAGTAGTTTCTAACAGTTTTTGCTAAACCTAGTGGTACTACTGAGAATCCGTCTGTATATTGTAATATCTCTCTTCTTTCTTCATCCCACCAGTATAAACTATTATTTGTAGCACAACTTGTATAATGATTTGGTTTCTGTCCGTATATCTGAGTAATGTAGTCAAATCTTTGTAATACAGAACCATCACCAAGTATAATCTATGCATCATCCATAGACTATATAATAGTACGTTCATTAGTACTAATTATACCTGCAGCGTTATTCTACCAGAATAGCAACTTATCTTTAAACAGCTTTAGATCTGTTATTTCTCCAAATCTTGTATCAACATCCAAGAAGTTATTCTATTTTATATCAAGCCAACTATCTATTGTTTCGTTATTCTTTTTCTCCGAAGAATAGAATATACGTGTGTCATATATATTTGTTTCTCCAGCAGTACTGTTATCTGATATTCTTGGAATTATATTTGTACTACAACTATATCCACTATTATATCTGTAAGAATCGTGTTCCTATACATAACCGTCTGCGTCTCCTTCTATTCTTTTATTCTGTATTTTATACTCTCCATCAGTATACCCAACTCCATTTCTAAACAATGTTCCAAATGTAGCTCTAAGGTTTACATCACTTTCTATAGCTACATCATATATTGTAGCCATTTTATTTAATTGTCTATTATATACAGAATTATACCACCAATGTAAAGCATTATATTTGAAATGCCCAAAGAACGTGTCTCCGCCAGTTAATATAAGATTTGTTCTTATTATATTATCATTACTTTCTGGGAGTTTTATGTGGTTTCCTACAGAGTAATATTTGCTGCCAAGAATAGCACTTTCATTATATCCGTTGTAAGGTTTTGCTGTTTGTTTTACATTTGCTATATAAATTCTTGGAGATGTTGGATTAATTGCATCTTCTATATTATATCTATTTATATTTTGTTCTGATAATAAAAACAATATTAGATCATCTCCGCCACCTATAGGATACCAAGCTAAATTTGAAACCCAAGCTGCAGTTGAATCTTGATCTTCGTAATAACCATATCCAGATTCAAAATCACTGTCTATAGTATTATTCCAATATTTTTTTACATATTCTCCAACAGTATTATCAGCAAAACCATAATCGGTTACGTTTTTACCTAAATAACCAAGAGACCAATTTATAAAAGAAACGTTGTTTATTGATGTTATTTGATCAAATGCATTTATATTGTCGTTTTGTATAAATTTATCGTGATCTCTAGCAGTTACAAATCCAATACCAGAAAAATTAGAATATTTTACAGGTGTAAGTAAACTTTTTTGATTGGTGTGCCAATAAGATTCTGTATCTTGTGGATTATTTAACTATCCAAACCAATTAAAAAATACAACATTTCTATTTCCTGATGTAAACTATGCTTGCGGTATATTATAAGAACCGCCTATTAAATCTCCACGTATTGATTTTGCTCTACTTTGAAGATTTATAAATCCTGCATTTAACCTTAGATATTTTACATCATTTCCATTTTCTGTCGTTGTATATTCTTTAAATCCTAATCCAGCATTTAACAAATTTCTATTATCATTATTTGTAGAAGGATACGCATTTACATCATCATATACAGATTGATATGATCTATTTCCGTAATCTGCATAGTTATAAGGTACTGGACTATGAACCCATGTATTACTATCGTCAATTAAACGATAAAAGCCACTGTTGTAGTTATCTATGACTTTATATCCAGAAAAAGATTCTCCTTTTTCTTTATAATAAGAATTTACATCTCTTCTATCGATAATATGTAAACTTACTACATTATTTTTGTTATTTAATATATCCTATACCTACGTTTTATTATAACAATATTCAGGACAGGCAAACATTAATAGTTTATTATTCTTTTCTAATGTAGTTGTATTATTTTCTATTATGTGCCATGTTGTTTGCCTGCTATTATTATCATTTGCGTCTTCTATAATAGTAGCATTATCGTTTATATCAACATCATCTAATGTAAAAAATCCTGGATTAAATAGATACGAATCACCATATACTTTATGTGTAGCACCTACAATACCCTAGAACAATGTATATTTATCTTTTTCTTCTCTTTGACATCTTACAATATCATATCCAGATACTCCCATGTCACTAGGTATATCTACAAAGAACTGTAACCCTATATGATAATTATAATATATCTCTGGATCATTTTGTAGACTACTAGGTTGTAATAATCCTTTATAATAATCAGGTATCTAAATGTCAGCTATCCATTTTACAGGAGATTGTCTACCAGCGCTATCGTACAATACAATACCAAATCTATATACTTCTCCAGATCTATATTTAGGATTTATGTCTTGTGTTTTAACGTACTTCCATTTTATATATTTACCAATGCCATTATACCATTCTTCTGAATTATTTTTTATAGTATAATAAATATTTTGGTTATCAAACGAACCTATCCATATACCTTTTAATTGTACATTTTTAATTTTATAATAAGTTTGAAGAGATTCGCTATATCGTGAACCAATACTATCCTATTCTACTATAAAAGACCTTACTTTATCTTTTATAATTGGAGTTATATTATATGAAGAAGATATACCATGAGAACCGATTAACTAGTTAGTTTGATGTTGTAAAACGTTTTCTTCATTTGCACTTTCTACTACATCATAATCGCAAATTACATAAAGATTTGCAATATCTCTAGTATATGAAGAATCAAATTTGACATTTAACTCAGTATCATCATTTAGTGCAGATTGTATATTTGTAGCTAGTATACAATGTTCATTATCATAATATCCATTATTAGTATCATTTCCGGATATATTTATTATATTTGGATATATTTCCTTCCAATTATCATAATCCCAATCAATATGTTCTCCATCAAACTGATTGTGTTTTAACTTTGATAAATCAGAAAAACTATCAAAATTTATATTGTTTGCAGAATACTATCCGCCTGTCTAACTAAATATAGAATTACCATCATACGTATTACCAGTACTATACGATCTAGCATCAAATCCTCCAAATCCAGTTATAGTATCAGCAACACTGTCTTTAACATTTGCTAAATACAGAATATCTCCTTTAGATTCTATTATTTTAGGGATTAATCTGGTCTATATATTAGATAGAAACTCAGCATTAGATACGTCTTCTATAGAATTGCCTACATCTGTTATTTGCAGATTCCCTACAAATTTCTGGTCCGTTATTAATTCTACTACTGGTTGTTGACCATTTTGTACATATGTTATTCTATATATCTGTATATAAATGTCTCCTGTAGCATTTGTGTTTGTTATAGACAAATCTATTGCTTTATCAGAATTTTCTACAGTATCATATCCTTGATATGCGTTTTTGTATAAATATATAGGAGCAGTCAATGGAGATATATCTGATGCAGCACCGTTTTGTAAATACAATCTATAACAGTATTGCAACATTGCAGGTTTTAATTGACCTGTTGAATCAGATATAGAAGCTGTCAATGTTGGTAAATCCGATGCATTGTACGTAAATGCTTTCTTAAATACGTCTTTCTAATTTAATTCCGAATGATCTAATACAGAATATGTTTTGTTATATACATTGATTGACATTATTTCGTGTATTCCGTCAGCTATATACAGCTTTATATTCTTATCAGACTCCCAACGTAATACGGTAGATAATTTTTTAAATACAGGTTTATCATCGCTATCTACTTCCCATATTCTTTCTTCGCTAGGACCAAATACATTAACAAAATCTGTAGACCCTTTCTACCATTTTACTATTCTCCATGTATTTTGTTTATACAAAATAGCAACACACAAATCTCTTATAGACGTAAGAGCAAGAACCTTTTCTCCATCAAACACAGGATTATCAGATATCTATATTTGATCTGTACCATCTATCATATGGATTTCTCCATTAGAACCATCTTTATCTGTAGTTATTCTAACATTTTCAGCAAATCTATACTTACTAGACTCAATAAGGATATCAGATGTATCTGTATCCATACCTTTTACGAAAGTATTTGTCTGTTGGTTCTTATTAATATCCATTGTAGTAATCGTTATAGATTAATTCTCTCTTATTATCGTTTCTAAAGAATGTATCATCAGACTCAAACTCAGGTACAAGTCTATTCCATTCATTCTTTATAGCTCTCATATCATCTGCAGTAGGCATCATAGCTTCAGCATAAGCCTAGTTTCTATAGAAGTTCCATTGCTGTTGTATATATGTATAACTATTAGCAGCATATTTCTGTGCATATTTAGAGTTACCTCCTAAAGAACCATTCAACCATTTTGGGAATGATAACTTCATTACAACATACCAATATATTGCTTCTTGGTAAGATGTAAGATCTGGTATAAGTGGATAACCTCTTTCATCTACAGCAATAGCTTTATAAGCTAACTTAACATAACCCTATGACTTATTCGTAACTAACCAGCCAGGTTTAATAAAGTACTCTGGTTTGCATTCTCTACCAGCTTCTAAAGTAAAGTATTTACCAACCTATGTAAACATCTAACCTTGTGTAGTTATAGCTTTTTCGCGCATTGGCTGGTGTTGCTCTATAGGTTTGTTATGCTTTCTATGTGGCTCCCTAAATATACTTGTACTAATAGTCATAGGAACCCACGGACCTTTCTTTGAATTTGAATAAGCCACGCCATCTAGAACAACTAGATCACTGGGGAGTGGGACTTGATTGTCTTGTATTTCTAACAAAGGGAAGTCTTCTGTACCACCCTCTTTCATGATATACTGCATAGGAGCACCAATCTTGTCCACGGCTTCAAATATCCATTCCTTTATATCAGTTGTTCTCTATCGAACTTCTGTGGAATCTAAATCAGCCATGATCTTAGCAATGACTGATTCACACCTTGTATAATTGTATATCATTTATATCTATATAATCGTGTTTGTTAAATATTAATTGAGCTAGTCTACGTTTGTTTTGTCTGACTAAACATAGTTGATATTTATATCTATCTGGGAATGTCCTAGGTATCTTAGACCAGTATAATCTATATTTATTACCATCAGAATGTTCATTCAAATGATAGATCTTCTTATCATATTCTTTACTAGCTTTGTAATCTACAGACAGAGATTGTGGTGTAAACGTCTTAGGTTTATACTTACCTATTTGTATAAAACCTAGTCCATAAGGCATTTTAAAGCCTTCTGAGCGTTCTAATACGTGTTCTAGGATAACATTACACATCTCGTCTAAAATGCGCTTGTAGAGGCTATAATCAACGTCTACGGGCATTTTACGATACATATCCCTGAATGTAACTGAATTCTTACTCCTCATCGTCTTGTGGTCCGTGTGGTTTTACGCTAGCAAGAGTAGCGTTATTACTATCATCGCTAGGACGGTTAAGCATAAACGACAGTTCATTCTTTATAATCCTTTCTTTAATTCCAGGAACCATCCATGCTGGTATTTGGACATTGTCTTCATCATCAGCATCATCTTCATCATCCTGATCTACTTCGTATAGACCTAGAACATAGATGTACTATAACTCTCCTCCATCAACAAGTCCCTAAACGTAAATATGACCGTCGTCTTTATAGTACGCGGTCATGTCTCCAAATGTATACTTCCTATGGTATTGATAATGTCTACGTATATGATCCATATACTGTATATTCTCTCCTTCTTGATCATGTACAGCTAATACACTACGTGGATGATTATCAAGTAAATCTAAACCAGCAGCTTCGCTCAATGTCTAGACTGTTCTCTTGGTATTTGATGGACCTGTATTCTCTTCAAGCTCTTCTAGCTCCATAGGACCTGTTTCCTTCTATACCAGAAACTCATCGTCCAACAACTCGTCCCAATCAATTCTATTAAGCCTAGCGAGTTCTTTCTTTCTATCTTGTTCTTCTTTCCACAACTGGCGCTTGTATGCTTTTATCCAGGAATGTATCTATGCTCTAGAAAGATCCTCGCTTTCACTTATGTAGTTATTTCTAACCAAAAGAAGTATATCATCTGTTAATTCTTTAAGTGAAATCTTCTTCATGTTATTTAGTAGCTTCAACAACTCTTACATCTTCACTCTTAAGTAAGTCGTTGGTGTTTTCTATTTTATACTAATATTTGGTAACTTTCTTAAAATCTAGAGTGAATAATCTCTTAAGGAAGTTCTTTTTGTTTTTATACTCTCTACTAGAGTAAAGGAAGATATATTGGGTGTTCTTTAGTTTTATACCTACATTTACTGTATCTTTGCCTATAGTATAGTATACTTTAGTAAGATCATTATACTATATACTGTCTGTATATACTGTATCTTTTAATATCTCGGTTAGGTCACCCCCTACCCCCTTACCCTCATTAACGTATATAATCTACGTTTGAGTTGCTGCTGTATTTACTTGCTTGGGTTTTATCTTTAATTTATTACGTACACTATCTAAATCTTGCAGCAATTTATCGTTCTATTGATGGAGAGTTTCGATGTCAAGCCTTAAAACATTATTGGCCTACTAGGATCCAGCAAGTGAACCCTAATAGGCCTCAATGTTATTCTAAGCCATTTCCAGGCTTTCTGACAGCTTTTTATTCTATTTGCTTAGAGTTATCCCCCAAGCTAACAAAAGTCCAACAGAGAGGCCTAAAACGGCCTTAAAAAGGCTTTTACGATTCGATACTATCCAGCTTAGGATTGTTAGTATGTTCATCGTTTAAATCTATTTCTATTCCTGTATAATCTTCACCTTTCTTCTTAAGGAATTTACCAAGTGCTTTCCAAGGGCCATCTGGATTCAAAGTATTCAGATTCTCCAAGATAGACCATAACTCAGTCAAAGCTATAATAACTGTAGATCCACCTGTCAGTACAAATACTCCTTGTTCACCAAGCACTGCCAATTCAAGTAATCTTGCTAAGGAGATTATTACCATCTCATCAGCTAGCTTTGTTAAAGTACCCTTCCAACCTTTATGGCTTTCAATCTTCTTATTTTGTTTGCAGGCTACCTTTATTCCATAGAACATATCTACAGCGGTAAACGCAAAGCAAGCAACAAGTAAAGCTGCGATTGGAGAATAAAATGCAGTTAGCGCACTACCTACGACTATACCAGCCTTTCCGTACCAAGTACCTGCAGAAAGGCCATTAAACATTTTCCCAATTGAGCTTAAAATAGGCATCATAATCAATCCCCCTCATACCAATTAACAGGCTGTATATCAAAGCTTACAACACCATTATCGTTTCTTCTAAGTCGTATATTGTTGTCGGAATATGAACCAGATACAATATAGATATCTTGCTGAGGCTCTGTATCAGATGCATTATTAATCTCAATTTGTACAGGATCGTTAATATCGGCTTCGCTAGAACTACTTACTAGTTCAAAAGCATTTTTAAGATCTACAGTAATTGTTCTTATGTTTCCTTTAAAACCAGGTTCATAAACGTTAGCAACTATTACTAGATCATATACGCCTAGATATTTCTGTACTTCTGCTGGGAATAGTACTTTTACTATCTATGGGTCTTGGGTATGCATTACTTCAGCTTGATACTCAAGTACTGGCATTTCTCCAATAGGAAGACACTTGTCCCAATTTGGTTTTACACCAAAGCCATTGTACTGGTTATACACTCTTACATGATATCTAGGATTACCATTAGAGTTTATACAGTAAGCATTTGGTGTATATTCATCTACGAAAGGCTCGATAGGAAATCTGCCAATAAATCTATTCTTCTTTATATACTCCTTTTCAAGCTTTTCTTTAAGAGTAGTATTTACGAAGATAGCTCTCATAGATTGTATATTAGTGTAGTCAACTTCATCACCGAGAGAAAGGCTTACCTGAAGCTTAACATCGTTTCCTATTCTTATCTTCATAGTATTAAAATAAAAAAGCCGGAATGGGCGTAGCCCACCCCAGCTTAGTTAATTCATTCTTTTGTGTTGTCAATCTGAGCAGCAACACCTGGATTGGTACCATCACCAGCAAGAACATCAGTGATCATATCGGTATCACCAACCATATAAATCTCAACAGACTGCTTCGTCTTGCGGAACAAATCATCGGCAGTGCGGTACATATTCTCAAATTCGAGAGTAATCACATTGTAATGATTGTTCAAATTGGTTTCCATAGCAGGCTTGATGATTGGCCATGTGCCCTCACCACGGTTCAGAATACCTTCGTAACCCATAGCCTGAGCCTCGCGATCACGAACAAGCTTAGCAGAACCAACGTGAGTCTTACCAGGAACCTTGGTGATAGCAACACCCTTGGGGAAGTTCTTGTTCAGAGATTCCCAACCTTCAGCTGCAGGATCAGTCCAATAGATGTTTGCGTTGAAACGAACCTTGTTGTACCAGTTAATAGTATCAACAGACTCGTCATCGTCATACTTCATAGCAGTAATGACAACCTTCTCAGAACCTGCAGTAGTAGTAGCGGCTGCAGTTACACGAGCACGCTTCCACTCTTTGTTGATCATATTAGCGATTGCTGTAGCGATAGTAGCCTTCGTATCACCCTCATTAGTAACATACTCATAACTCTCAGTCCACTTACGGAAGCGATGAGGCATATCCTTGAACGTCAGACGAACAATGATACGCTTACCGCCCTTAGCAAACTCTGTGAGAACAGCAGCGTCAAGGCTGTGAAGATCGATCGTAACAACGTCCTCGGTGTCAGCAGCATATGGAGCTACTGTCCAACCCTTGATGTCGGCAACGTTGATAAAGTTAGACCACTTGATATTGGGCACATTAGTAACAGCACCGGTATGAGGATTGATCTGCTTATCGGTCTTGCCGGTAAACATACCGATCTTAAAACGTGCTGAAGTATCATCAGCTGCCTTGTTCTGGTCAAAATCCCAGATAATAAACTGGCCCTTGTTGCCACTGCTGAGGCTTGATGCAAGAGCTGAAGAAGTGCTGTCATTGCTGACAAACACAGTATTTACGTATGTAATCATAATTAAATTAATTTATTCTACTCCCCCTATATTTCAATGTCTAGACCTAACTAGCTGGGGTTTCCACGTTTAAATTGTTATTCTTGTGTGAGTACTTCTTGTGATAGAGTTCTATAGCGAGGATCAGACTAGTTTTCAACATACATCTGAGCTGCTATTTTAATAATCTCCATCCATATATTGTCCTCGAAATCCGTGTACTCAGCATACGGATCTGTTGGTTTTATCTCGGTCGGTACCTTTAGATAACCTAAAGAATACCTATGTATTTTATATTTCTTGTCGGTCAACAGTTTAAAGCCGTCCTTAGTTCTAACTCTCAACGGTCTCGCTCTGTGATAACGATAATGAAAATCGGTAAGAGAATTGTTAATACGATACATGAAATTATCAGCCGTACATTCGAACACACAAGTGTCCATAAGGTAGTCATCATTTAAATCAGATATTACAACATCTTCATTTAATACGTATAGCATATCATCTGGATAATTGCATTCGTAACTATCATAGTTGTAATGATTGTTTTCGTAATGCCATCTAGATTCTTTACCTGCAGTACCATCAGAAAGTACAACAGGGAAATAGTCTCCCATTCTCCATGTTGTATCTTCATCTGTATTTATCTCTACATTTACAAGTAGATTAATCAAGTCTCTTGTACGTTTTTCATTTTGTTCATACGAAGTACGTTTAGGAGCATTGCCATTAAATCTGTCCTTAACAAACTTCATCACAGCTTGGTTGATCCAATATACTGAATCATCTGTGACCGGCTTTTCTAATGCATCATCCAGCTTATTAATTTCAAGCTCAAATGAAGCTATTAAGTCAATGCATCTCATAATCAATCTTCGTCTTCGTTATCTTTCTTATTCTACTTAGCTTGCTGTCTCTAAGCTTCTTGTATTCTACGTTTATTAGCTTCAGCACCAGCTACATACTGCACATATAGATCTACAGCACCTGTAACAAGATCATCAAAAGCGTCCATAGGTAGCTCACAATCTTGTCCTGTCATAGGACTAAATTCCTTTGGTTGTGAATAATACATAACTTTCACACCAACTGGAGTAGTATATTGATCGTATATTACATTTAATGTTGGAACACTTTTTGTTTCTCCGTCGATTTCAAATTCCTTATATTCTCCGATAGTAGCAGCAGGATATCTAAGTATTCTTAAAGAATTATGTGGAGTTTCAAGTAGTCTCCATACATCAGATTGAGATACAAGTTCATTTGGTAATACTCGTATTGGTTGATTATCTTCCCCAGATGTTTTAAAAGAATATGTAGAAGATACATTAGATACGCTTCTTATATACATATAAAAATCTGGTTTTAATGGATATGTAACAGATCTTCCATTTTCTATAATAACCTACCCATTATTATCTGTTACGTTTTGAGTATTATTTTCTGCTTCATTTATAGATATAGTCTATGTTTTAAGCATTTTTTGTAATATTGCTTCAACGTGAGCAGAAAGCTTTGATCCTGACTTAATCTGATCAAGGTTGCGATATATATCATGAATATACTTATCTTGATATGAGTTGAGATAAGCATATATTGTATCTGTATCAAGTTTGTCAAGATACTCCTTTTCTGGGATCATGGTCTGAACTCGTCTTTCAAATTCAATACCAAGTCGTCTAGTTTGTGATTCATTCATGCTTCAAGTCCTCTCATATTAAGTTTAGAATTAAGTCTCTAAGATTCTACGTTCTCCAAAGCAAACGCTACTGCCAAGCTAATCAATTCTTCTGCCATTGTATCGTTACACTCAAAAGTATAAGCACTTTTTAGTAAATCTTCAGCCTAACCATTGGTAATTACCGTATTTTCTTGCGGATCTTTAAGTTCGTATGAAAAATAACCAATTGTGTCTATTTCATCAAACTGTGCCTAAGTCATGCTAAAATATTCTTTATTTCTTATATCTTTAACAAACTTATTAGGTGTTTTTATATACGTAATATCAATCGTCGACCCGTTTGATATCTATGGACTATTCATAGAATCGTATACAACATATAAATTATTATTTTCTATATAACAGACAGGTGTTTTAATCCATGGCATATTATATTCAGAAATAATAAACTTATCTGCTATTTGGTGACTTACAAGTTTTATAGGAAGTGGCCTTGTTGCTTTTCCGTCATACGGTGTACCATTTGTTGTTGTGTGTAATAACTATCCAGATAAAAAATATAACATTTTGTTTGGTTTATTACAATAAACAACGTTTATTCCTTCTTCACTCTAAAGTTCCTTACTTTCTGTTTCTATCAATGGAGCTATATCTGATATACTCTTCAAATCACCTTCAAGAGCTACTCTACGTACATTGTTACCTGTAACCTTCTGAGCAATCAGAGCGTGGTATGCTTTATCTAAGACTGTTGCGACCTCATATTCTGTTAACGATGGATATGACGAAGTAACATTTGCCTTGTCATACTCTATCATGAATTTTGTGTATATGTCTTTATGCGTCATATCTCATTGTGTTTAATTCGTAAGAATTATTTATTTTCGGTTTCGTTAATTATAGAAAGCTTAAGGTCTTGATTCTTCTTATTATCCAAGTAAGCAATTGCATCCTCGAGAGAATCTGCAAACATATCAGATCCATAGAAGTAGTGTGTCTTATCCTTGCGAATAACACCCTTAGCAATAGCCTGTTCAAGTAAGAACTCTGTATCCTTAGTCTTGTTATTAACCCACTTGTCAAAGAATCTCTGTGGCTGCTTATCAACCATACTAAACAAAGTAGATTCAACAAGTTCATTAGACATTCTATCAGCTTTAACACCAAACAAACGCAGACATTTACGCATCTGTTCAAGCGTAAGCTTATCAAACTCCTTAATAGCCTCTCTACGCTGCTTATTAATCTTATTAGCTTCAACGGCTTCTGCTTCTCTATTAATCAAAAGGTAATCTTTACCAGCAGTAAGTTTATCGAGTGAAGTAGCAACGCGCTTATGACCACTGAGGAATTTAATGATCATCTCCTGACGGGGAATAGAATCATCAAGAATAACACCTCTAGCACCAACTTTTACACAGAAGGTATCCCAGAAACTGCTAGTCTTTGACAGATGTCCTTCCTCATAACCTAAAACTTTCTCGTAATATTTTTCATCTTCGGGCGTCAGTCCCGTATATATCGACCCAGACCTTGTGAAGTAAGGAGCAATGTAATCAAAACAACTCTTATATTTTACTAATCCGGCCCAGGGATTCTTTTTCTTAATCTTTAATTCAACTACCATAATTGTATAATTAGTATGTTGTGATGCCGGTCGGGGAGCCGAAGCCCCCCTCGGTCATCAATATATCTTTTTTAATGAGATCAAATACCTTCGTTGCTGATTTCTGTATCTTCAGCATCGCAGTACAAGATACCGCAAGACAATGGGTTGCGAAGCATGATACCCATCTCACCCAGGAAGTGAACCTGGTAACCATCACGGCTGTTAGAACGCAGTGTAGTGATGCTGTTAGCATAACCATTAGGAGCTACAGAACCACCGGTGAACCACTGTACGAACTCACGACCCTTACGGCAAACCTTAACGACGTTAGCCTGACCATCACGCTGACCAAGATCAACGAACAGGAAAGTATAAGACATCAGTGGCTTACCAGTCAGAGGATGCAGCTGACGGAAGATCTCCATGTTATCGAAGAGAGCGCAACGCTTCAGAGTCAGCTCAATACCATTCGTCATTTTGTAAGTCGTGAACTGACCACCGAGAGTCAGGTTCTGACCAGTACCAGTTACGAATACAGTATCAATCATATTGAAGCTAGCAACCTTCTCCTTCAGGATGCGGTCGAACTCACGAATACCCATCTCACCAGTCAGGGCGATGAACTTACGCTCATTAGTACCCAGCAAGTTGTAGCACAGATCGAAGAGGAAGTCCTCGAGCAGCTCAGCTGTCAGGTGAGTGTAGTAACGAACGTTAGCTGGGCTAATCTGCTCGAACAGACCAGACATCTTAGCAACGTAACGACCATTCGTACCCTTCAGGTTATAAGTACCATCCTGCTGACGGTTACCCTTAGCGAAGAGCAACTCCTTCTCCTCACGACGCTTCCACTCACGAAGAGCTATCCAGTACTGATAGTCAGACCACAGATAAGAAGTCTTACCAGTCTCGGGATCCTTCAAAGCGATAGCAAGAACAGTGCTATATGCGTCGCCAGTGATATCGTAAGACAGACGGAGAGTCTGCAGCTGGTTGCGCATCTTAAATGGAGTCTGATATCCGATGATATCTGCCTCATCACTGTACTCCTCGTAAGCAGAACCCATACGGCTTACCTGACGACCAGGCAGCAGGAACTCACCAGGAATATAAGCAGCATTGCTCTGATCAACTACATAACACTCGTATACCCAAGCGCTACCATCCTGATAAGGAGTACCGCTTACACGAACCTGGAACTTATAGTCATCGAAAGACAGAATAGCACCAGGACCAAACCAACGCTCTTCGAGTGCAAGGAAAATAGGCTGACCATTAGCACCAGCAGTAGCATTTGGATAATTAGTAGCATTAATCTCAGAACCATTAGCCTTAGCCCAACGGATGTTGACTGCATGCTCGCTATCGATCATTACAGACCATTCGAACTCACGGTTCTCAATGACCATCGTTTTGCCCAGACCACCAGTGATCAAATCGATAGCAGTTGATACACCGTCGTCCTTAGTACCGAATACCAGTGAAAGCAGACCAGAAACCTCATGAGGCTTAGTCAGCAGGGCGTTAGAAATCATGTTCTCATCTACCAGGTCGCTGAAACGACGTCCGCGATACAGCTGGAGATTATTAAGTAAACTATTATTCATATGTATATTTAAATTGTTTAATTAATCAATCAGAACGCACCTGCAAGTAAGTCCGTAACTGATTTCTGTTTATCATCGGCATTATATGTTGTATGATTTTTAGTTGTATGCCTTAACATTTTTCTAAGTTTATCAGCAGCGGATGACTCTCCCTTTCTTTCTGCACCAGAGATCAAAGTGTCGGCTTTCATCGTAAAGTACGCAGATTCAATGAGGTTCTTTGATAGATTTTCATTAAAGTCTTTCTGATACTGCGACATACCATTTTGATCAACTTTGAAAATATAATCAAACAAGGCTTTACGATCTTCCTTAGGAATAGCTATGCCACGAATGTTAGTCAAGGAATTGATGTCCTTTGTAACTGAATCAAAGAAGGCTTTTGACTGCTCTTCTTGCATTCGGGCATACTCTTCCTATTTACGTGTAGCCTCTTCAAGCTCCTATGTCCTGATCTGCTTCAATCTATCTAGTGCATCCTCGGATTCCTCAAACAACATATCATTATCTTCATATCGAGCTATCTTCTTATTTATCTGCTCATCTGAGTAATTATTATGTTTAAGGAGTTCACGAATGACTGCTTTTTGATTTGTTTCATCTTCCATGTCGATATCATCGAGCGATAGCTTATCAGACTGTCGCTGATAGAAGTCTTCAAACTTACCTCCATTCTTGACATATTCATCAAGTTGCTGTATACGATCATCTGCATATTCTGGCTTTGAATTTTCTTTAATTACTTCAGCCCAATATTTAGTAAGATCTTCTACATTCAGAGGTCTATCTTTCTCATCAATATCTGCCATGTTCCAACCAAGTTGCTGTCCGATAGCATCGAACAAAAGCCCCACTTGCTGAGCTTCCACTACATCGGCATCAGAAGGTTCTGTTTCTTCTTCTGTCTCCTCTGTATTCTCAACTTTAGTTGTCTACTGTGTATCAACGTTCTTTGTATCTCCGTTGAGTACATCTTCTGGAATATCACTGTCGTCCTCGTGTGAGTCGTTCTTAGTGTCATCCTCTGTCTTCCCGTCCTCAGTATTCACTGGCGGTTCCTTCTTATCTTCTTCATCTTCAAGTGGAATTTCTATAGTAGAATCAAGAGTATTCATATCTGTTACACCCTCATGTCCTTCTACGTTTGAATAGATGCTACCAAGAACATCATCAAAACCACTTGGTATTGTATTCTTCTTTTTTGCCATATTGCAATATGTGTTTATAAATTATATTTATAATTCTTATTTTATTCAGACTTCATTGTCTGTATATGTTATTCTATCATAGGATCAAAGATTTTTATATTTCCTAAAGCATCAATCCCTATATTTTTCTATCCTAAATCAGTTATTGTATACGGAAAATTGTCAATGGTATAGTATCCAGGTCTACCAACAATCGGTTTATATCCAAGTGGTTCAAATGCTTTCTTCGAATCCATTTTTCTAATTGCAGAAAGTTTCCCCTACGGTTTTTTACCGTTTGGTAACACGTATTTTTTCGTAAATGCTTCGAACGGATCAGCCACTTTTTTTATTGGAGTAACCTTGTCTTGAGAAAATACTGGCAAATAACGATTTCCATCTTTTATAAAACCCTCGTAAGACATCTTTGGTACACCCGGAAGCTGATTTATTGCCAACGACTCCTGTATATAATCGGGGAGTTCGTTTACATTCGTTATTTGTACATTTTCGGCTCCACCGTCTGTTATCTTTAATACTCTGTTGCTATTTCTTAAATCTTGATACACAGTCCGCTCAGCGCCTTTCCCAATATAATCGCCAAGCATATCGTCCAACTAATAATCAGTCAACTAGTCTAATTCTGGATTATTGTAATTTGGTTTTATTCCGTAATATTTATATTCACCTGGAGTCATTCCTCCACTCTTATACACATATCCGTCTTTTGATAACTTTTTCCTTAGCTGCACACGATTCGATCTCATAAAATTTCCAAACCCCTGCAGATCTTTGTTGCTTCCTAGAATAAGAGCGTTATCAGGTTCAAAGAAAGCTATTTCTCCTCTAGCAGAGGCTATCACAGCATCATTATCTGCAAGAACGGTACTTCTAGTTTTAGGAGATATTTTAGTTACATTTACCCCATTTTTAGATATACCTCCAAAGAATTGGTCTGTAATAAATGGGTTCTTACTGTTTAGTAGTACCGGATATACATCTCCTTTTGACCCATAATTAGCAGCAGTTGCTCTCTCAGGAGCTAAGTACATACCTACGGAACCTTTAATAGGCATGTTGGAACCTATAGCATCTGTAGAGAACGATTGTAAATCTTTTATTTTACTGCCGTGCCACAAAATATCTTTCGTCTTTGAGTTTGGAAATACGCCATCTAAATATGTTTGATAATTCCACAAATCACCTAAATCTTTAGTGGCAGGATTTCTATTATACGCCGTTATAACAGGGTTTTCCTTTATGGCTGTTTTAAGGGCATTTTTTACTGCAAAATTTTTATACGATGTTTTTACTACATTTGGCACGGTATTTTTTAAAAATGACCCACCACCAAGCACTAATGCGTCAGTAACTAATCTTCCGGCAGTACCTAAATCCTAACCAGTAGCAGCTTCAATATAAGTAGACGGAGAAATTATTTTCATCATCTATTCTAAACCTTCTGCACGCTTAGCATCATCTTTAGCTTTTTGATACTGCTAATTAACGTACTGTTTTGCTGCTTGAGATTGTTTACGTTGGTAAGAGCTTCTAGTGTCTGGACCAATAGATTCTGTCATATGCTTTTTGGTAGCTTCTGCAACAAAATCTCTTTTGATTGGCTAATAAACAGGTTCTTTCTTTACAGAAGTATTATCGGATTTCTCTACAATCTTTCCTGCATCATAAACCTATTCTCCGTTTCTCCAACGAGCAACACGTTCTCTCCATTTAGCACGTTCATCTTCCGTAAACATATGTATTTCCCTCCATCTTATTAGCTACTAAATTAGCAACTATATTAGTCATAAAGTCATTAGCTTCATCATGCTGTACTAAGCGAAGTATAGCTCTTAGAAGCTCATTGTTCTATCTTGTAAGCTCTAAGAGCTCTTGTTCTTCACTTCTTGTCATTTTCCACTAGATGTTTTATTCTTTAATGCTGTGCGTGCTTTAATCTTCTCACGTTCCATTGCAGCTTCATCTTTTTGTTTCTGCAACTCCATCTCATGCTTCATACGATCACGCTCAAGATCAATCTTCTTATCTTCAATCTCTTTCTTTTGTTTAGCTTCGTAACGCTTAGTATATTCGTCAGACAGAATCTTACGCTGTTGTGTAGCATCTTTAGCGATCTCCATAGGATCAGGTATACCATTCATATTAGCATCCTTCTCTTCAGTACCGCGATATGCACTAATCTCAGCCACAGCAATCTTAGTCTGGTTGTCAGCATCAATACGATAACGTTCAAGATCCATCTTAGCTTCCTCAAGCATAAGTTCTTGTTCACGCTGTTCGTTCTGCATCTGCTGGAGTTGTATAGCCTGTTGCTGTTCAGCTTCTTGCTGCTGCTTCATAGCCTCCTCCTGACGTTGCTGCATTTCCTGAAGCTTCTGTTTAATGATATTGAAGTTATCATTTGTAAGTACCTCAGCGGCCTCTAAGAGGCTGGCTCCATTCTGCATAGCCGGCTGAATAAGCTGCTGCAACTTCTAAATGTTCTCCATGTCTTTAGAAGTGTCACTTACAAATACATCCATATCTTCGTAGTAGAATTTATCAGATATATCAATATAAGCACGCTCACCATTATCGAAGATATAGCTAAGCTTCTTCTTACCTGTCTATGCCCAAGCACCTTTAGCAGTATTTAAGAGCATGTTAAGAGCGTGACGTTTACACTGATTATGTGCCCAGAACAGAGGCTCTGTAATGTGTGATGATTGTACAACACTACGTTCAACATTTCCTACTAGTTCACGCTGTGATATAGCACCTTGACGTTGTTCTGTGATACCCGATATTGTACCAGCTAACTACTCTATCTTGTCCATCAACTAGATGTATTCCGCGATGACGTTCGACATGGTAAGATCCAGAGCAGTGATTTGATTAAATGTAGCAGGCTTTCCGCCTTCTCTACCTGGTACGTTCCAACCTTCTTCATAAGGATTAATAAAGTTTACACCTACTGATGATAAGTAGTGCATCCATCTTTCTGGACTGATATTCATAGACTTAGGAATCTATGTAATATCCATATTCACTACTTTTCCTTTGTCTCTTGCGATTGCTAATTCTAGTCTGTACCAAAGTACAATGTACATATATTGGAGAGGCTTAAGAATGCTAACCAAGGACCTAGGGCGACTATTGGTATTAGAATAAATGCATCCACAGTAGGGAAGTTTTTGAGAATTAGGGTTATCAATTGATATGTGCTAATACTCAACAGGCTGTATTCCAAAATAAAGATCACTTCCTGCACGATAACCCTCCCATACCTCGATGACCCAATCTGGTTCAACAGAGAGCTCAAGTCCTGTTTTTTTGTATGATTCATCTGCTATTTCTATTTGAGGTTGTCCTGCTTCATCTAAGTATGTTACATAGTATATCTTTTTGAATGACTTCCAGCAACAGTGCCATACATTTATAGCATATCTACTTCTCTGATCGTATATAGGATTATCATAGATATGTAGCTGTATACCACCAAAATTATCTACCATATCCTTATCACCCATATCGTTTGAAGGTCTACCAGTAAGCATTTCTTCAAGCTTATTAAGGTCTTTCTCCTTGAGTTTATTGTAGTATCGATCATAGATTTCCTACATAGGAAGCCTCATTCTACGGCAACACCATGCACCGTCTTCAATAAACTCCAAGTCTGGACTCTTATCAAATGAGAATTCAAGAGGATTAACTCTCTCTAAGTAAGGTTCATCGTTTAGAACACCTACATAGTATATCTCTTCACCTGCAATAAGAGCATCTTTCCAACCTTTAATAAATTCATTGTCGAGAGTAAGTTTCTCTCTTAAATATGTCAAAGTGTGGTAAGCAGCATTCTCTACCACATCTTTGTAATCTTTCTACATATATTTAGCAATAGCTTCTGGAGGCATTATTTCTCCATTCTACATCTACTGCTAAAACTATTGTGCTTCTTCAGGACTCATACGAGCTGTGATAGCAGCCATTATATACTGCATCAACATCTCCTTTTCTTTCTCCATCAGTTCTGAAGCAGCTTCTTGAGACGTTCTAACTACACAGAAGTTCATTGGTCTTTTAGTCTCTTCACCAATCAATAAGTCTATCTTAGGACGTATGATATTAAAGTCCTGTGGTGTAGCTGGGAAACCGTCTTCTACATGGAATGGATTAGTTATTCTCTTAAAATCTTTTTCGTCGAATATACTATTATACAGATTATAATAGGTCTACATCTCTCCGAAGTGAGTCTTATTCATTCCACCTGATACTACATTACCCTCACCGATAATATAGTTTACGCAGTCATGTTGCCACTTCTCATCTTTCTTTGATAGTGGAAGTTTTTGCTGCGGGAATGTAGCATTGTATAAATTATCTTCTACTCTAACCATTATTGTATATTTTTAAATTAAGACTCTACATAATCTGTAATTGTCCATCCTGTTGGTACTCCACTAGTTGATGTAGCCCAATCAGTTTTTGACGCCGCTTTTCTAAATATACCACTACCGTTACCTGCATTTGTTAACCAGTTGTTTGTACATGATATATTACTAGTTGTAATCAGACAAGTTACTTCATTAATATTACCATTACCTTTAAACATCTCTTCATAACAATTTGTAGCTGGAGTAGCAACACGTAATATTGGACCCTTAGTCATTCTAGGTGTTGTAATCTTACTATTTCTATTCATACAGAACATTCTCTTACAACATGCAGATGCCATATCAGTCAAATTTATTTCTGGAGCTACTTCAAGATTTATACATCCTTCAAACATTGAACTATAGCAGTCTGTAGCTGAATATAATCCAGGTAACTATGGAGCTGTTGTAAGATTGGTACATCCTCTAAACATTCCATTATAACAACCTGTGGTACATGTAGTTGCCGGAAGTATAAGGTTACTAGTATCTATCAATGTTGTAGTTCCGTAAAACAATCCACACAGGTTGTGTGTAGTCCCACTGGTAAATTCAGAATTACTTGTAAAATTATTACCAAATAACAATGACATTACGTTACCATAAACCTTGAAATTTTTACTACTTGAAAACCTCCAATAACGATCCCATGAAGAAGATAAACAAGAATTAACACCTTTAAATAATATTTTATCGCCAGTGTTAATAGTACTTATTGAAGTGTTATTTGACAATGTTATATCTACCCATGTTACTCCATTGTCTAATGAATACGACATGTTTTTATCTCCAGGACTATTACCTGACCTACTAATACCTATTCCATTATTATCTTCTAATGATTCTATTGTAAAATAGTCTAAAGAATAATCGTGTTGCTGAGGTGTCGTTGGCCATATTTTTGTACTACCTATATACATAGCAGTAGCTTCAGTAGTACCTAACATTATTTTGCTGGCTGCTGCAATTTCTGTATTTGTCATGATATTATATATATGGTATTAGAATCGTAATTAGGACTTAAAGCAGTATATTGAGCCTAACTACCAGTCCATATATTAGCTTTATTGTTCCATGTATATTTTTCTCCAGTAGTTACAACAGAAAGAGTAGAGCCTCCAGAAATGGCTGTTTCGTTTGACGGTACTGTTGGAATAGTTGGTTTATTTGCAATATACGCCAAAGAACTAGAATCAGATACACTCCAATCAGATTGCACAGGAGCTGCTGGAATGGTTGGTTTATTTAGAATATAAGCAAGAGATGTATTATCGGTTTCATTCCAGTTAGACTATACTCCAGAACCGGATCCAGATCCCGCTGGACCTTGTGCGTGGACCCCTGTATTAGTAGTTCCAATGAACCAGTTACCAGTAGTACTATCAATATGAGGAGTAATACCATCCTGACCTTCTGCTACTATTCCTGTATCAGTAGAACCTATCATCCAATGTTTAGAAGTAGAATCTATATGAGGAGTGACTCCATCTGTACCATTTGTTATCGTAGGCTTATTTTTGATGTAGTCTACTTGAGTATTATCAGTCTGATTCCAATCAGCTTGTATCTGTGTAGCTGGAATTGTTGGTTTTTCTGACAGATCATTATAATTTCCTGTAAAAGCCACTGTTGAAAAATCATAAATTATATCTAATACTCCTCTTATATTACATCCACCAGCTCTTATACTATGACTACTAAAATGTTCAGCCCCATACTAAGTTTCATAAGCGTACAAAAAATAAGCTTCTTCTGAAGAAGAACCTAATTGTTTTGTCCAAATTTGAGTTGTACTTGTTTTACTAAAAAAATTCTAACCGGAAACATATCCGTTGCAAGGAAAAAATAATTCTTTTGAAAGATCAGTTTTATCCTTAAATATAAGTCCAGGAACATTGCTATCTTGATAATCAGTTGTATAATATACATATGTAGCTCCAACTAATATATCTATTTCTTCTTTCGTAGGCATTCTCCAACTACCACCCCATGCTGCTTTTACTGCATCATCGGTGGTTTCTAATACAGTCTTACCATCAGTACTGTTATACTTCGTCATGACAGAACTTGTACCATCACAGTACTTGTAATCAGACCAACCAAAATACTTCTACCCTTCACCACTACCTATTTGTGAATCAGTATATCCTTGAGTATCTCCCCATTGATAATAAAGACCAGGATCTGTTATACTATTTGCTCCTAAGTTCATAGTAGCCCATTTGATGCCACCTATTTCTACATAATCATGATTATTTGCATTATCAAAATATTTAGGTTTGTTAGCTATATATGCTAAAGAGGAACTGTCTGATTCATTCCAATCTGATTGTATAGGAGTCTCTGGTATTGTTGGCTTATGTTTAATGTAATCTAATTGGGTATTGTCAGTCTAATACCAATCTGATTGAACAGGTGCCTATGGAATAGTGGGTTTATTCTTAATATAATCTGCTTTAGTATTATCAGCCTAATTCCAGTCTGATTGTATCTATGCATCTGGAATAGTAGGTTTATTATATAAATCATCATAAGACCCAGTAAAACATATTTCTTGTAATCTACGATGTTGTCCGTCTGAATTATTTATAACAGGCCTAATTGAATTTAAATTGTCTCTAGAATAGATAGTATATCTTCCTTTACTATACCCAGGACCGTATGCAAACTATTTTCCATCACTATCAGAAGGTGTATTATATTCTCCTTCTTTTAACCAAATAGAAAAATGATAACTTTCTTCATAAGACTATATATAATAACTAGTACTTCTAAAAATGATATTGGTAGTAAGTGGAAAATAAATATATTTTTCTGGGTTTAATGTGGATGTAAGTTTTAAAACATTAATTCCTTCTATTTGAACAACTTCTTTTGTTGTATAAGTAACTAATTCTTTAGCTTGATTTTCTGTCGGAACTTCCCAATCTCCTCCCCAAGTTTGTCTTGCAGCATCTGATTCTATAGGAAGTATTTCTACATTCTGACTATTATATGGAAAGGATTCTTGATGTCCATCTATCTATTGTAATGTGTATCCTTGCAATCCTCCCCAAGTATACCATAATCCTTCATCCTAAATACTAGAAGCTCCTAAATTCATAGAAGACCATAAAGTACCTGATGGTAAACAAAGATCTACATAATTATGATTATTACTATTTACATTATAAGTAATTTCTTCATTTTCATCTGTAAACCTACTAGAACTATTAGATATATTTGCGCTCCATTGCTATTCAGTTAGTGGAGGATTATCAGTAGTAGTATCAAGATATGATTGATATGCAGATTTTCCATTAATACCATTTTGTCCATTAGTACCATTCTATCCATCTTGCCCATGTAATGATTCTAACCACTATTCAAGAGTTCCTTCATATCCTTGTTCAACGGCAAGTTCATAAGCCGACTTACCATTCTATCCATTTGTACCATCGGAACCATCTTGACCATCGACACCGTGTAATGATGCAATCCACTATTCTTCTGTTAACGCAGGATTGTCTGATGTAGTATCTAAATAAGACTAGTAAGCTGATTTTCCATCAGATCCTATCATATTATATAATACACTTATTGTATAAGATCCGTTATTTTCTGTTATTGCTACTACGTCTCCAGCCTGTAAAGATCCACTATAGTTAACTGAATTTATAGTCCAATTATATGAAAATGCTTGAGGAATTAAACATGTTTTCTGTCCAGTGTTTTCTGCAAATATAAAATCAGATGCCCAATCGCGAAGATTATTGTTTCCGTATATGGTTTCCATAGGGTCTCCTTTAGGCCCTTGTGGTCCTTGTAAACCAGTTTCTCCTTTTAAAGCTGCAAGTTGTTCTTGAGTAAAATCTGCATATGTGAAAGCCGCACCTTGAGGTCCAGTTTCTCCCTAAGGTCCAGTCTCACCTTGAGGTCCAGTTTCTCCTTGTGGACCAACTTCTCCTTGTGGTCCTTGATCTCCAGTGTCTCCTTTTTGACCCTGTGGTCCTTGAATACCTTGTGGACCTTGTATACCTTGATCGCCCCTATCTCCTTTAGGTCCTTGTGGTCCTACGTCTCCTTTATCGCCCTTATCACCTTTTTCTCCTTTTGGGCCTGTTATATATAAACTCTGTTTAGTTACTTTATAACAGTCTTCACGTATAATAGAGTTCTTAGGTATATTTGCTTCTGCGTTTGTATTTACTATAGTAAAGATAGCTGCCTTATCATAGAATCTCCAATCATCTCCATTGTATTTACCGGTTACTTCAAGAGAATAATCTCCATTTTTAGTCTTTTTTCCGTCCCAATGTATATCAATGTGATTTGCGTCTATAATTTGGAAATCTTGTACACGATAAAACTCTTTATAAACTTTACTATTTATAATAAGATTTGTGCAGTTGTTTAAATCAAAATCAGTTATCTCTTCACCGTTGTATTTGTACGCCCTGATTTCAATTACAGTATCAAATGTATTTCCTTTAACTATTTTTAATTTGCTCATATTAAAAGCTAAATAATGGCGTATCTTCGTGCGTATTGTTTTCTGCATCAAACCATTTTGCTCCAAACAACGGTAGCTCGAAGAGTTCAACCTGTTTGTTCTTTTCTTTTGCAGCGGCCACTTTAATCTAGAATAGTTCTTCTCTATATATCATTACCATACACAATGCTATAACACGGTCTACGTTCTTTACACCATCTGTATTGATCAGTTCTTCTATAAGTGGTTCGCTGTATACTCTCTCTATATTAGGGTGCCCAGGTTCATATTCTTCCATCAACCATTCAAGAATAAGACCTTCTCCGTACGCCCTAATCTATTTTGTCATATGACAGCCTTTACGTCTTTGTACTTTGCTGTCCTTAAATATCTCTGTTATTATTTTGTCTGGCTAGTCAGCTAACAAATAATCGCAATGTTTATTTGTAAAATATGGATAAATACCCTTACGTTCATTCTCGAATAACAGCCTAGCATTATAGAACGTGAGTAGTTTTCTCACATTCTCATAATACTCTTCTGCTGTATCTGGACGCCCTGTGTATTCAGCCACGATCACGTCATTCCACGCTTCACCTGCTCTAACACGCTTAAATATGAATGTCGATCCTAATGAGTTAGTGAAGGACTCGTCGTGATCATATGGGTCACAACCTCCAATGTATAAGCCGAATGGGGCGTCTGGGATAGGATATTCCCATATGACTATAGATCCTCTTGGCTTATCATCTCTTTTTAATGGGTAATTAGTTATATCACCAGATTTTTTCTCTATTGCTTTTACTTGACCATTATCCCAAGTTAAGTCTACTATATGCTTCATATTCTTAAGCTTAGTACTTGTTCTTATCTTAGTTAGCTAGTCCATTAAAAGCTTCTTTGGGAAAATGTTCTTTCCCAACTCTAAGCACGCTTCTTGAGGTTTAATTGGTCTTTCTGATATAAATCTATCTATTGCTTCTTGTGAAGCTCCACCCTCACGTACTTTATTTCTTTCTACGATAAGTCGTTCAATAGCTTTCTCTTTTAAACTATTGCCGTCCTTATCCATGTATTCTTTTTCTTTACTTTCAAGGTTTAGATATGCTGGTGCAAAGAATCCGCATGTAGTTTGTTCTGCATTATCATCCCAGATATTAGGAAAACCTAATACATTAAATGCGTCTGGATGATAGAACATCTTCTTTAGACCATCAAATGACGCACCCTCTGTACCACCTGTACCAAAAGCTATAAGTAATCCGAATGCTACACCATCGTCGGTTTCTACAGCAGGACGTTCAATTTGCCATGCTGTTTCTAGACCTGGAAACTTACCACCTTCTTCAAATAGTACCAGCTTGCCACGAGTACCACGAAGACGTTCTGGGTCATTCTTAAGTGTTACACCAGTTATTGCTGAGAGATATCCTTGTTCTGTTTGCTTACCGAATTCATCAGTAACCTTAAAGCCGGATACCCTCTCCATTCTTGTAGAAGTAAGGCGTTGCTTGGACCATGCTGTATTCTTATCAATAAAGTCCATGATCTACCAGGCTTTGGTTAATATCCCATCGCCAACAAGAAACTTTTGCTCACTAGCCACAGCGAAATTTTTGCTTCCTGGGATAAGTTCATAATTTCTGACTAACATTGAAGCTCCTTTAAAACTGTATCCTCTCTGTCTACATTTAAGAACGGCCATATGCTTTCCTTGCTATTCAGCTTCTTCTATTGCATGAAAGTAATAATAATCTGAGTCCCAGAAGTTAGGAAAGTCAAATATACGTTCACGTTTAGTACGTTTTACGCCATAACGGTCTGTATACTCTTCTTCCTTAAGTATCATTATAGGACTGTAATTTAAGTAAAAATAGTGGTACCCAGTGATAGCATCGCCATCAGGCGCCACATAACCATTTAAACATCTATTAGTCTCCTGCTCCCAAAACTATATATAGTCGGTAGTTCCTCTGGGAGCAAGAGTATAACATCCGTGTTCCTAGAAGAACAATGCGCTCTATCTGAACTTATCGCTGTTATAAATCTTTTTGTTAAAGTCTACCATATATTTACATTAACGAATTTAGTCTATTCATCCATCCTTTAAGCCATTTCTTCTGGGATGGATTCTTTTTAACTATTGCTTCGAAGTAGGCCTTTCTAGCATTATATACCTTTGTCTTAATATCCTTAGCGTTGTTCAAAGCAGTAACAGTCTTAGGACCTACTATACCGTCTGCTGTAACACCAAGTAATGTTTGTACCTTCTTAATAGTAGCAGCTCCTGAGTGCCATACCCAATCCACAACCATATTCGCTACAGATTGATCTTGTATGGTATCAGCCTTCCACTTATTCCAGTACATACTGTATACAACATCTCTCCATACTTTGTACGGCATATTCTTAAGATCTTGTACGCTAGGAGTTCTCTGTCCCTTATATCTGCAATACGATCTATATGCACCGATAGTTACGCCAACCATAGTAGCGCCGCCAGTATCATTAGGATCATTAACAAATCCCCTTTTCGTAGCTCTTTTATACGCATCTTCTAAAGACTCTCCTTGTTTTACTATTATACTTGCTTCCCACTGTAATAGAATGGGAATAAACTTATCTATTTGTGCCATTATCTTACTGTTTCATATAAACCTATAGTACCGCCACCTTTAACTCTACCAGCTTCAACTTGTTCAGCTTTAGCTTGTTTCATAGCTATATCTAATGACTTTACTATGTTACCTACATCCTTTAATATCCTTGTAACCTTTATAGCAGTATCTATATCCATTAGACCACTAGAGTAATCATTTAGAGCTGCTATAAGTCCTTCTGCTGCTGTCTAAGACGCTGATAATAATCTTGTACCAGGTGTTTCCTGAAACTCTAAGAATCGTCTTGCAAGCTATTGTACTTCTTCAGAAGGTACGTAATGTTCATCTTTGAACACGTCTTTGGCTACTATAGATGCTCTCTCATTAATGGGGTATGCTTCATAGGGAGTATTCCATCTATGTAGCCAGATTACGTATTCAATTTCTTTCAATGCTTTCTGTTTATCTTTAGCATTGTTGTAATGATCTTTAAAGGGAGGTATAGCTAAGTCATCAGTAGACAACTTAATTTTATCCCCTTGAATATCAAACATATTGTCTTATTATCTTTGAAAACATTTTGTACATTCTCTATACTAGATAACCTATAAGATAAGCAGCATCTTCACTACTTTCAGGTATATCGTAATAAGAACATACATGAGATTGGACATGCTTAGCTTCATGTATAGCAGTATTAACAAATTGACTTATATCTGAAGAAGGACCTATACATATTATACTCATCTTATAATCTGAGTTACTAAAAGTAAAACCTGTATTCTCTTTAGTTAATACTTTTAATGATTTATGTATATCACTCCTAGAACAACCTATCTGTTTTAAGGCATCTTCTACTTCTATAAAGTCTTCTCTATGTACACCATAATATACTAACACATTCCAACCTGTACCTAATTTTATATATTGTGCTATCATATCTATGGGCTTAGTCTATTTTCTAATCTTGCAAGTATATTCTCAATCTTATCCATACGACCAGAGATATTCTCTATAGCTTCGTCACGTTCTTGTTCCTTAGCATATACTGGACTTAGACTCTTTAATATCTTCTCACAAGCTGTTATATTAGATTTATGTTGCTCTACATTAGATAGTATACTCTTACTATTCTCTAACATAGATGTAACTTCCTAAATCATATTATCCTTAGATTCACTAAGCACATAGTCTCCATAAGAATGAATGGATGATGTACTAGGTACACCTACAAATTCTTTCTTATCATTGTCTACCTTAACTGTAATATCAACTACGGTTTGTAGGTTAGCCCCAAAACTTACATTGGGATTATAGTTAGGATACATTGGGTGTGGAGCACTAATACGCTCTACATAACCCGTAACTACTTTTGGTTCAGAACTCTTATCTAATACATAAAGAGTCTAACCTTGTCGCAATCCTGAAAACATACTTGTAAACATTATGGCCTTTGCGGGGGCCTAAGCCCCCTCACAGACCGATTAATCATGCGAATCTACCCATTCTATTTCTACGCATACGAGTACTACGACGATAGCTGTGGTGTGTATCCTCATCTTCGTCATTAAAGTTACGCATTGCATAGTGACGATTATACTTACTCTTAAAACCAAGATCAGTACCTTCTTCAGACTTCTCGTCTTCTTTCTCGTCTTTAGAATCTTCAAAACAATCGTACAGCGTATCTTCGAGCTCACACAGTACCATCTTCTTCTCATGACCGAGTTCGTGTAACTCTTCAACAAGATCCAAAGCTCTTTCCTGTGCAGCTTCGCGCATTTCTATTACCATCATAATTCAATAAGTTTTAAATGTTATTATTAAGCTGCAGGAATAGCAGTGGTCATTAACTGCATCAGGTTAGCATCCTTATCATAATATATAAGGTATACACCAGTACCAGTTATCTGAGCTGCAGTAATTGCAGTTCCACCGATATTCGTCAGCGGTTGTGTAAAATCATTCGATGAGAACAACACTGGGAGTGTTCCTGTAGTACCTTCCGGTATAGGCTGGTTCAGACGGAGCAGTATAACTCCTTTATCATTCAACCACCTAAATGATCTATTTGGAAGATTAAGTACTACATTCGTGTCTGTCACTGTAACAGACGTAGTTTCCAGCATTGGAATTCCTCTCCTATTAGAGAAATTGAAAGGATAATTAGTAGTACCAAACATAAGTACCTCCTTTCTCAATCAATTCCAGAAGCTATTAGAACCCCAACCGTTGTTGCCATAGAATACTCCAGCATAAGGAGTAGTGTTCACAGCAGTAACATTAGGCCACTGAACAGGAATTGTATTAGGCTGTGAAGCCTTAATAGCAGCGAGTTCAGCAGTAACTGTATTGAACTTCTCGTTGATAAATGCGGTCTGTGCGGCATTGTTTGCATTTGCACGTAACAGAGCATTGTCAGCAGTAAGCGTATCAATCTTACCCTGCAATTCTCTCTTTTCAAGATCGCAGAACTTATCGTTGATCATAACTGACTGAGCAGAAATAGCATCAACGATATCGCGAGTATTACGCTCAGCTTGAGTAGACAGTGTATTAGTCTACTGACATACAGCTAATTGATCTGCAGCTTGGTTAGCAGCCATCTGAGACTGTAATGCATTAGTCTGATTAGCAATAGCCAAACGATTCTCGCAGCAGCACTGACAAATCTGCGAAGCAATAGAAGCATTACCACTCTGTATTGCATTCTGGATCTGCAGTCCGCTCATGCCAACCTGAGTACCTACAGAGGTAATAGCATTGTTCAATGTGAATATACCGTTCTGGACTGTATTTATTTCAGTATTCAACAGACCAGCGAGATCACGGATAGCGTTGCCGTTACCCTGAATTGCATTCATCAGTAACTCTCTACCGCTATCGTTTGCAATCTGGTTAGATAGGAATCCGTTGTTTCCACCGAAACCATTGCCTCCCCAGCCCCAAATGAGCCAAAGGAACAAAATCCATATCCAGTTATTACCACCAAATCCACCGTTGTTGTTCAAAGCCATCAACAGATTTGGATCAATACTATTACCCCCTACCTCAGGGAACATCATAATTTTTGAACTTTCCATATTTTAATTTAAATTAACTGAGACAAATTACACGGCTGTCTCAACACCGTACTTCTGAGTGCATAGGTAGGAATCGAACCTACATTAACCATTCTATGCATCCTTATTTTATACACTTAAGGTTGTGTTATATTACATATATTCTTCGATAAGTGCTAACGCAGGTCTTCCTGCAGCAATCCAAGCTTCTTCATTTTGATATCTTGTCAGTTCGCTAATTCCTTTAAATGTAATACCAAGTGTACTCCACTAATTGTCATTCTGATAAGTAGATATAGATGCGTCTGGAACATATACCTATCCGACAAAACCATTAAATATAGTATTCCATTTTTGATTATTGTTTGTTACATCTACATCAGCCTAATCGTTTTTATTACACAACGTTGGTGGCGTACTATTATTTATTACAAGTGCAGTTATAGATGAAATTGAAAATGAGGCAGGATATAATTTAGTTAAGTTTTTAAAATACATTGTTTTACAACTAGTTATTCTACCAAATGAACCACCATATAAAGTATTATATCCAGCATTATAATAAGAAGTATCTGCATGAGAACTTGTGATTCTTGGAAGATAAATTTGTCCAATAGTTGAACCACCAAATAACGTATTACTAGCAGTTATTTCGTATACATTTTTTAAATTTAATACCACATTAGACAGGCCTGGACATTTCCCAAATGCAGAGCCGCCTAATTTCTAAACGTTTTCTAATGTAGATATAGATGATAACGACAAACAATTTTCAAAACCGGAATTTTTAATTTCTGTTACTGTTTGTGGTATATTAACTTCTGTTAATGAACTACAGTTAGCAAAACAAAAAACACCAACAGTAGATATATTACCGATGTTTATAATATTTGTAATCTTTGTGTTTGTAAAACAACCGCTAATATTATTACCTAACAATTCACCAGTTAAATTTGGCGCGTTTATTTCCATCTCTAATGAGGTACAGTTACAAAATGCACGATCTAACGTTACCATATTACTTATGTCGATTGTTTTTAAATTAGAACAACCATAAAATGTTTGATTTAATTGTGTACAATTATGAAAAACTGTACCAAAATCACTCATATCTACAATGTCTGTATTATTTGTAAATACATCCCCCATTGAAGTAACTCTTGTGGCATCTGAGTCTGTTAGTCCTATACCATCTGAAGAATACCTGGTAATAGCTACCTATTCAGCATAACTATCTTTAAGATTTACATACAAACTTGTCGCATCTATAAAAAAATTATTAAATTTATTAGTGAGAAAATTTTTCCTATTTTCATAGCATGCATGCACGCTAACTCTACCTTGTATAACGCTTGTAGAATCTAACTAACTAGTTATGCCTAAAGTTAAATCTTCATACGCTAATTCATATAATTTATCTATTATTTGTGTAGATACATTTTCAATTCCGCTCGTCGATTGTTTTATTTCTAAATGCATAATTAAACAGTTTGATATAATGTGTCAAATAATGTAAACCCTCTTACATTAGTAATATTACATCCGTTTAATATAACATTACTAAGTGATGATGAATTTTGTATACTAAAAGTAGTTCCAGTTTCTCCAAGTACTGTAGGGTTGCTAATAGAAACCGATATTGGAGAACCGAGCTGTAGCGATGAAACTGCACTATTTACAAGTACTATTCCTGCAGATGTTCCGCGCAAATCTATAGAAGTAATATATTGTGATGTTGTAAGATCTAATACAGAACCGTTCAGTCCAGTACATCCGTTCAACGAAATTGACGTTAGAGAAGTAATATTGCTTACATCCAACTAATTGTTTCCAGTAGCCAAATCATTAAGTGTTATCTACGTAAGTCCATCGAGAGTAATGCTTGTGATATACTTCATATACGTAAATACACTATAGTTGGTATTTGCAAGCAGACTTGTTACATTGCTATTAGATAAATCTAGAGGTCCATATAAACTCAAAAGTTCTGTTTTATACAGATTTCCGTTAAATCCTTGAAGGTTATAGTCTGTTGTATATTTTTGAGAAAGTGCTGCGTACAACGGATCTGAGACGCTATAGTTTACAAGAGGATAATTATCGTCCCAAACAATTATTGTTATCTGTTTAGTAAATGGACTTCTACCACCAACAGTAATTCTTGCTGTTAATCTATACTTCTTCATTTGCGCAGGTACGCTTATTACCTGTACTGTCATTCCGCCATTAGAACTGTCTCTAGTATAACCAAGAGTTTCGTCCAAAACTAGCTGGTTAATTGTATTATCTCCGACAGAAAGATCTGTGGAGTCTATATATCCGCCAGTACTGTTTGTAGGAATATCAATGTCTTGTAGATAATATTCAACCTTCTTTAATGTTGCTGTATATCCACCCCCTCTGTTTATGGAGAATTCGTTCTTCTGATTTCTATACGTCATTACATACGTATCTGGTAAAGTTGCTAAAGAAGCATATGCCTGTCCGAATAAATCTGCAGCCATGTTTCTTGTATACACAAACTTACGTACGTTGTTTGGAATTACAAAATCAAAATCTACAGGATATGTCACACCTATTATATTTATCTCAACAGAATCGTGCTGTAGCCTTTGTGCAAGCGGTTTAGTCATATCTACATAATATACATTAACCCACACGCTGTAATCGCCATAGTCGCCTTCTTCTGTAACAAGTGCCATACCTCCATTGTTTCTCTTCTGCAAATATGCTGATTTCTGTCTATTTGAAATACTGCCGTTTTCTGTTTCTGATACTGTCCACAAATACTGGTTCTCTTGAATATTCTACAAGTTGTGTTCGTCACCGAGTATATAGTTGTCATATCTATTTATACTCAACGTAAAGCTTGTAGCTGCAAGATTTACAGAATTTGGTTCGTTAATATACAGATTACCTGTTTCCAAATCTACATCTGCACCCTTAACGCTAATTCTAACAAATCCACTATCCTGGTCTACAACAAGGTTTGTATTAGTTGTACCAACATCAAATACATGCTCACCGAAGATATTTTGCAGTTCCGCTACTTGTATTGCGGTAAGATTTGTATTGTCTGATATAATGACATATCCTCTCAAATTATAAAGGATACCATCATTACCAATCTTACTTAAACGAATTAGGTCTTTATAATACAGCTTTGTAGTTCCATCACCCCAGTTGATCTGTTCTGCGTATATAACCTTTGTAGCAAGTACATCCCACAATGCAGCTTCTAACTGGCTTTCTGTATAAGATGGATGTGCAGATCTTATATCTGCTTCGATATTGTTTATCCAGCTTAGTACCATGTCTAAAGAACACTGATTTTTTGCAGTAGTTCCTTTGAACTTTATAGTATTTACCGAAGAAGGTATTCCAGACAATTTATTGTATTGTGAAGATGTAGACGTCAATGCCGTGCTACTCCAGAAACTGATATCCTCCCAAGAACTGTTTACAAACTCCAATGTAGTTACGCTAGCCGGAAGTCTAAGATCTGTAAACCTGTTACCTGAATTTGAAGTCTTAAACTCAGTAGCCATATCACAACCCATTGCGTAGAAAGTAGTTATATTCTTTCTATCATAACCTGTGCCAGAGAATATATCCGATAACCATCCAGATACACCTTGTGATGTCTGCTTGTTGTACCAACCAATAACATCCAAATGCTCTAAGTTTTCAAGAGCATCGTTACCATCGGCCGTAATTGCAGTAATACCGTTCTGACCAATACTCAGGTTGCTTGTGTACTGTGTTTCGTTTGGATTAGTATAGATATTAGGTGTACAAGGAGCTCCAAGTTTTAAGGTTTTTAGTGATGCACCAAGTACATTGTCGTACGAGTCTTCAAAGCTTATGTCGGTATATCCTCTACCTATGTTGTTGGTAGAACTTGTTAGCAATCCGCTAAGATCCAAACCTTCTATAGATGACGCTCCAAAAATGAAACATGGTTGCTTGTCTTCGAGCTGAACAAAAGCATCTATCTGTGCTTCTCCGCCTGGAGTAACGCTTGCTTCTGTCAAACCGTCTCCGAGGACCGTAACTATTTCGTCACCCTTAGAACCATACTATGCTTTAAAGAATGTATCGTTTGTAGGATAAATCTTTATAAGGTTATATCCGCTTATATCCTGTGGTTTACTGATACGGAACTATATGGAATGTTTGGTAAAGTCTCCACAAGACCATTTTGCGTCATAATAGTTCATTGACTTACTCAACCACCAGTGTCTATGAGACGTTCTAGCACCATTGAGGTATAATCTATATTTCGGGTTTTTAGTAGCATCGATATACTTATAATGTCCAGATTCGTTATATAAAGTTTCTGACCACTTCTCAACATACTCTTCATCAAACATTTTAGATGCGTTGTCGTAGGTAAGTCCAGCTTGATACAGAGCTTCTGCTACTTCTGGAACAATTGTGTTAGCCCAGTAGTCCCAACATTCCAAGCAATCCCACAGTACGTTAGATTGTGTTGCTGTTCTTCCTGAGAATGCGTATGTCGTACCTCCAGCTTTGGTGTCACGAGTCAATGGTGGTTCGTATGCAATCACACCATTGTTAGCACAACCAAGTGCAATATCCATATCCCATGGCTCATAGTGCCAGTGTTGTCCGTCGTATGTTTTTAACTGTGCATTACGTTCAACCGAGTCAATAAGACCGAATCGTAGGAAGAAAATATAGTATGCTGCAAGCTTATATAGATCCAGGTGATCATGCGCTTCGTTCATGAATTTTGTAAGCTCGGCCTGTGTAACACGAGCCTGTGATCCAGTTTCACCAAGAACAGAGCCTGTAGATTTTAACGCGGCAACGTCAGTAATCCAATCCAAGAACTGCATAAACGGTGTAACAGTCTGTTGGAATTCTTCAGGAGAGAAGTTTTCGTTTTCGTCAACGATATCCTCTTTGTCCGGATATATTAACTCAAAATGTTGTTCCCAATAGTAAGATGTAGCCCTTCCGTTCTGGTCTGTGGTATAAGCATCGTCGAATCTGTGCTGTTCGCCTGAAGGAATAAGGTTATCGTTTTCGTCAAGCATATAACTGCTTGCAATATTCTTACTAGAATAACTGGTCAACGGCGAGTTAGGATATACAACTTCTACCTGCAATACGTTTTTGTTATCCCATACTTTGTTTTCAGACTTGTCTTTCTTCTTGTTGTCAATCTTCATGCAGAATGGGTCTGATGGATCGTCTGTAAGATATATACTTCTTTCACCATACACGAAATCTGACTTCTTGTCGTCCATAAACACGTACTGTCCTAAAAGCGTAAGCTCTTGATTTTGAGTAGATGTATCTCTATAGAATACAGTACACGGGAACGAGTCTGCAGCATTTCTTATAGTGTAAGGGAAGTCTACGTTTGCTATTTCTGGCCAAGTCTTTCCTACGCGATTTGCATTATATCCGTTCTAAGTACTAATTAAATTGTAATATCCGTCTACCCAGCTTCCGTCTTCATTTAGATTAGGATCGTTGTGCGTAATCTTCGCACCTGATGTAAACAACTGTGGAGTAGTTCTCAGCTTATATTCTCCGTCAAAACTTGCATTATACCACGTATCTTGAATAAGTCTTAACAGCGAACCGTTGTGTGCACCAGAAGAGTCGGCATAGTTTGCTTGCAATACGAACTTGTTTGATGGTATTGCGCCATTCTTCATTATATATCTATTCTTGTTGAGACCAAGATATTGTTGAGAACTACATATAAGCTCTGGAACAACTTCCTATGTAACACCACCGCTTTCATAAAACTTATTACTCTTATTCAACCATATCTTCATAGAAGTGATTGGATAGGAAAGAGTAGACTGTCCGTGGTTTCTTATTCTACAGTTTGTTACTGTAAAGTTTTTACTTGGATCAATGTTTGATTCTCTACTAATATTTACCGTAGCGTTCTCTTTAGCTTGGGCATTGTTTAATATATTATCAAGATCTCCTTCTATCACAATGAGATCTTGTTTGCCCTACATTCCGGCATATGTTATAGAAGAACTATTTCCGTATACATCATTTCTACTTATCAGGGAAGAATCACTAATGTTATCAAACATGTAGTTATCCAATGCCTGTTTTGGAGAAATATCCTAACGATAAGCTCTGATCGAGTATACTCTAATGCTACTTCTAGACCCTCCGATTTTTATGTTACCAGAAGCACTGTTTATACTTGCATTACCTTTTACAGCAGCCCTTTCGAGTATACCGTTGTTTATTATATAAATAAGATTGGAGTCGTTTGTTATATCAGAATATCTGTTGAATATAAAACACAACTTGATTCTCTCTCCAGCCTTAAAATTAGTTTTTATGGTAGGTGTATTTGAATTCTCGTAGAAAGCCGCACTGTTTGGTGTAATGGCAATATAACCTTTTGTTGTATCACCAATGGTAAGTATGACGTCATCTTCACTATTCACCTGTTCTGGTTTAAAGTCTATTTCAAATGCAGCACCATTGTCCAATATATTGTACTAGACGTTTTCCAAAGTTTCTGGGAACGGACAGTAGTTTATGATGGCATAAGAATCCAATCCTTTTAATACAAGACTGTTGTTATCCCAACCGTTACTGTTGTCAAAAGATACGCCAGAGCTAAATGTTGTTGTAATATTGTGGTCAAAATCTGTCCAGGAATCCTTTGTCTCAGAAGAGTTTGTTTTACCATATGCAGACAACTTTAAAGAAAAGTTTCCAGTTTCTGTTACGTTTATAATGTTTTCAGCAATGTTTATTGGGAACTCTTCGACGTCTACTCCGTTAATCCTTGCTACAATGTAGGAATTGTCAGTTTCGTATGACAATGCTATACTTGGAATAAAGCTCAACGATGTCGGTTTAACACCCTTTGCTCCAAGAATATTTACAAGTTCTGTATACTGATATTCTCCAGCAACACCTGTTCGCAAGTACCAGTTTACATCAACCTGTTGGTCGCCAGCGTCTGTATAATAACCCCAATCGAATGTAAACGGAATGTATTGTGTGGCATGTAATATAACCTTTCCAGAATCCAAATAGCTGTAGTTTGAATTTGAAGCTGAGTATGCACAGTTTACAAAACCGTTTACAAGGTCTCCAAGATTTGAAGCAACCTCAAATTCGTATACAAGAACATTACTGTCAAACGTTGTCTAGCTTTCAGCATCACTCATCTGACTCTTTATGGTCATCCTATATTTTCTAGGAGTATTGTAGTCGCTAGCCAGATACGGATTCTGTATCTCAAAACGCTTTGATGGGTTTGATCCAGTATCAGTGTATCTCCAATCTGCTACCAATGTAGACTGAGATGTTCCTGCTTCCGAGATATATACGTTTGTTGTAACCGGAAGGTTTGTAATACTTCTCTTAACTGCTACATCGAAAGAAAACGCTCTGTTGTTTGATACGCCAGTGTAATATCCTGAGAAATTACTAGATATAGAGAATGTTACCAAGAAAATACTAAACGTTCTAGTAGTTTTGGCATTGTGGTTATTAGCCACAGCTTTTATTGTAACCTTGTTTTCTCCAGATCTTAAATACTGATATATGTTTTTAGTAACCGAATCACCAGTAGTTATTTGATATCCTTCACTGTATGTTACATTTTCAGAACTATCTTTTATCGTATATGTTACAGAAACTACGTCTGAGTCTGGTTCGCCGAGAGAATCTTCTAGTCCAAGTGTATATGACAATATTGCGTTGTTGGAAGTAGAGTTACCCTCTATTATATAGCGAGCCTATAAGAATGACTCCAAACCCGTAATCTTGTACGTAGCTGGAAGATCCATGCTGTACAGTACAAAATCTTCGGCTTTTTCTGGATCATATAAAGGACTGTCTGATTTAGCATATTGCTGCCACAACGTTTTTGCTGCTTCGCTGCTAAAAAATCTAATCTGTCCAGCGTCATCATCTTTGTCTGTAACAAATGGTGTTTTTAGTTTTTCCTAAAGAAGTTCACGAATTGATTTACCAGAGATAGGATGGTCTTGATCCACTCCAGATATAGTATTACCGGTGATACTGTTTACCCCACTGACCCAATCTACGAATTCATTTATTTTTCCTTGATATGTTTCCATTATATTTTGTTTTAATCAGTCCAAGGTGTGTCATCTGTCCATGGGTATTTATCTATCCAATAACCCATAGCATAACAACTAAGTATCTCTTCTATAATTGGGGGTATATCTTCAGGCCAGATAAGTTGCCCCCGCGTGTATACGGCGACAATAGGTAGATCTTTATAGTATATTTGATTTACCTTTCTACCGTTTATATATATTCCCATAATTTAATGTATTATCCAACTGTAGGATTTTCACCAGGGGTTACTTGTGTAACTGCAGTAAATCCGTTACCAACCCATTCTAACTCTTCTTTATCAGCAATAGCTTGAGAACTCCAAGGACCAAAACCAGTACCTTTAGCCCAGTTTACAAACATTATAATATCGTTTATACTACAACTAGCAATAGTCTGTGGAGTATATGTATTAGCTGATATTGTTTGTTCGGCTACAGGTATAACATAATCCTGTACAGTACCATCAGAAGGACTAGCAGTTGTAATAGTAAGTGTATTTGTAGTACTATTATTTATACCTATAACTTTTAATACACCACAATCCTTTGGGTTATTCTTTTTTGTGAGTTTATATTGTACCTCTATACCGTTGTCTGTCTCACCAAAATTGAAGCTAGAACCAAAATCAAGGACACCTCCAAGTTTTAATTCACCACCAGATTCAATCTTAATAGCAGGAGCAGGAATTTCCGTAAACGTAATATAAACGCCAGTACCAGTATATATCTTAGTTGTATCTGGAAGTGTAGTAAAATCGCCTTCGTTATATATTCCGTCAAGTATATTTTGTGCTAAATCATCATATACCTTTTGAGAAATTGTATCAACTGAAATTACTCCATTGTGATTTTCTGGTTCGCTTGTTTCAGAAACCTAATACGTAACATTAGTAGCAATTTCAACGGCACCTTTGTTTGTAATCTTAGTATGACGATCTTTACCACCATTCATTGCATAAGCAGTCTTGATGATATCTTTCGTTTTGCACTGTTCGTCAGAAGTATCGATAAAATCATAAAAATCGTCTGCCGATTCGTATGTCTTTCCAGTCTGTGTAGCAAGAGCACTATTATTTGCGATAGTGTTCTTTTTGTATTTTAATGCACCTGTTGCAGGAAGTGCTCCAAGATCACCTTCTATTTCATCTACAATAGTCTTTCCGGAAGGTTCTGTGGTACGATTTGACATCTTCCAAATACCTTCTCTATTGAATCTGTATTCATCAGTAAAGATAGATGTTTTTTCTGCATTGAACGTACCAAACTCAAGACCGTCACCTCCACCGTGTTCAAATTTAATCTTATTCATGTTGCCATCAGAATCATATCCTTTTGGCTGAAGTGCAATTCCACCGTGTTTTTCACAGCGAAGATCGATAGCTTGTGCACGAACTTTTAGGTAACCGCGCTCCTCACGTTCAGAATTCGTGCCAGAATCAAGAGTTTCTCCAGTAAGAATGCGAACATCCATTACCTTTGCATCGTCAGATTTAAACAATGGTTCTGCAGAGATATCGCTACCGCTATTTTTATCTTTCTTTCTGGTAGCAGTTTTTGGATTATTTGCAGTACCTACAGCAAGATCAAGTTCTCCAGCAACAACTTGTAATTTTACAGGATTGTCGCTACCATCAATGTTTTTAACGACAACTTTATCTCTCTTTTTTGGTTCTCTGTGATGAGAACAGAATTGAATGTCGTCTCCAGACTTTAGTGCAATATCACCATAGTTTCCAGAATAAGAAGCCGTGTTGTTATCCCAAGCAGGCTCAATGTTTACGTTCTTATTGCTTCCAACGGTAACATTTCCTTTTGAACTTACAGAGATTACACCATTGGTATCTATTACAGTAGAAGCTGTACCTCCACCACCATTATTGATAGCATCAACAGCTGCGTCTACATCTTGAGCTAGGTTATTCCATTCGGTATGGGTTAGTTGGTCCCCAGCATGTTTTTCTGAATATGTAAATTTTTTTGTCATATTATGTTAAATTAATAGGGAACGTACCTAGTCATTCACCAGCAAGTACAACTGGGAACGTGCCACCAAATGTCCAATTTGTTTTTGCTTCAGGCTCTAATATAAAGTATATTGCATTGTCTTGATAATTTTGTAAAGCCTGATATTCTTCTAATGTTGTAAATATATGTTTAGTACCGTCTTCACTTATTATAGTAGAACCTGAATGATTATTTTCTAAATCAGTAATTCTTTCTGTAAGCTATTCTATTAAGTTTAATATATTACCATCTATAGTAATATCTCCCGATACTGCGCCGTAATATTGTCCGTGTGTCCAGATTAAGTGTTTATCCTATATAAACACAATACTCTATCTGTCTATTTCGGATAATTTACTTTGAAAATCTGTTAAAGTTTTAAAATATAAAAACCGATATTTAATCATACGACGTACTGTCTTTAATTTTACATATTTATATATATGGTTAAAGGGGCCCATTACTGGGTCCCTGAACCTCATGAAGCATTGCCAGACTTATGTACGCCGCTTCTCAGGCTTTTATTACGTAATTATTATGCCTGCTCAGGGATGCTTTGTTCCCCGCCGCTACCCTCGTTTGCAGTCTCTTGAGCTTGTTCCTCCTCTATAGCGGGAGACTCAACAGATCCTGTGGGCGCGCTCTCTGTACTCGTCTCATCTGTACTACCAAATCCTTCATTACCACGATCACCGTTGGAAAGTTCAGAAGTTTCAGTGAATGTGAATTCTGGACAAGGAAGTATCAGCAACTGAGCAAATTTTTCACCTGGTTTGTATACAGCAGGTACAACATCTGTAGTTGACCTAAACTTAGCCATTACCTCACCTCTGTAACCAGCGTGTACTACACCTGCATGATTTGTAAGCATAAGTGACTTCTTGTATACAGAAGATCTTGGTATAAGGAGACCAAAGTAACCCTCTGGAATCTCAATAGCCAAACCAGTATGGTAAACTAAAATAAGTTGTCCGCACTCATTTACCTCTGTAGTAATATCAGTGGCAACTAAATCAAATCCTGCGTCACTTTCGTGAGCACGTACCGGAGCTACTGCTCTCTGGTCAAGTTTCTTAAAATTTATATTCATGTCTAAATATTATTTTATTCAAGTACTGGCGGTGGGAGTTGCACCCACTTTTGACTGTATACTATCAATCGCTCTTCAAGGTTTTACGTATACCTATTATCCTGTCTTGAGTTACGCCAATTGGTCCCGGCGACCGGTTCGCTCCAGTTATTTTGGGGTTAGAGCCCAATGTGTTAGCATCATACACCACACCGAAGGGGTGGCTCTTTTAACGACTGAGCCAGAAGATGTCTAAATACTCATATTAGATGAGCCCTACTGCAGTCGCGATCTGCTGTACTCTTTGTATGTAGGGCTAGGCCTCAGCTCGCAAGCTGAGCACGTAGGTTAACTCCTACGTTAGTTATACGGCCTGGGTGCTGTTCTCGTATGTCCAGCCAACCTCCGCGACAACCCGAAAAACATGTCGCTACATACTCTGCGGGAAGCATCCCAGGAACTGTTATTTCTTACTTTCTACGAATCCAATTCCAGAAGCGCTTGAAGATATTAGGCTTCTTGATTTTATAGTTACCCTTAGAATCAAAGATGAGTTTCTCATCACCCTTAACTTCAATCTTTGCACCAGGTACATTCATGAATGTATCTACTGCTGCAGCAGCAATCAGATCGATACTCTCATAAACTGCATTATCTTTAGCAAGCTCAAGTTCCTCTGTAGTAATTGGTTTGCCTGCACGAACCTTAGCGCTTACAACTTCGTTGTAAAGTTGTGCTGGAGTAGTGTTATCTACACAGTTCATAATGAACTCAGGTTGTACAGTCTTCTTTGTAGTTTTCTTTGTATCTGTCTTTTTCATAATTGTATATTTATATTCTGATTAACACGACTTACAACAATTCTCGCAATCACAGCAACTAGGACCATCAATGTTCTGTCCCATCGCTTCAGCGTTCTTAAGTCTAGCTTCCTCCATTCGCTTCTCGTAACTTTCGAGATTCTTGATCCACTCTTCACTCTTTACAACGATCATTCGCTTATCGAACTCGTCAGTATAGAATGTAACAATAACATCATTCTTCTCTACATCAGCCTCTTCTCTATGTTTACCAGTCTGATAGATTACGTGCATCTGTTCTGGAGCTACATAAATGCGCTGGATTGCTTCACGTGCAGAAGGAATACTGCTAACTTCATTAGTATCAAAATCTACTGTCATATTGATACCTTCCTTAATAAACATCGTCTTCATGTTGTATAACCTTTAGATTTATTTTCTTTATATCTACGTTTCAGCTTAAACTTGAATAGTTGATTGAATAGGATGTCTTGACTTGCTTTATCGTCTTTCATCAATTCTACTGTTTGTATGAATGGATGTTTACATACTACTTCAACTGTTTCTTTATCTATTCCAGTTCTCTTAGAAACTTCTTTTATGACTTGTTCAATATCAATCACTTCTCAATACCAAGTATATCGTATTGTCTCAGAAGTCGACTGTCTTTAAGCAAATCAAAACGAAGTCCTGCTGCGTCTCTAAAGATTACCGTATCACCAACATTTATATGTCTAATAATTGTATCAGCAGACTGTTCATTATAGTATAATGGACACTTGATAACTATTCCTCTACGATAATCAGAATCAACTTCTTTAACCTCTGTCTCAACATTTTCGAAGTCTTGTGCCTCGACTCCATTTGCATCTTTTGCGGGTGTACCAGTTGCGACAGGTTTACTAAACTCTTTCTTAACTTTAACCGGATCCAGGGGCTTTACAAGGAAGAAGTCAAGGAATTGGTATTTAACTCCATTGGCTACACTCTCTGCCAGCTCCGATTGGTCAATCATTTCATTTGTTTCGTTCATTTCTTCAAGCTTTTAAGGTGCTCAAGTAATGTAATCATATTCGTCAGTACTGTCTGACGCTCTACCTTCACACATACTGGAAGGTCGGCCATATCCTGCTCGATGGTCTCCAAACCTTTCTTGTACTTAGTAAGTAAAGAATCAATCTCGTCGAATATATTAACGAAAGACTTATCACTTACTTCAGTAGCTTCCTCAAGGTAACCCTCTTCAACAAGAGCCTTTGCATATTCTACAGAGATCTTGAATTCTGAGGTGTATGAAGATTTCACATCGTTAGCAGTATCATCTGCCTTATAGAATTCCTCATTGTGTTTAGAGATATACATCTTCTCTTCATTCGAATATTCGAAGACATCTCCCAAATTCACAACAAGAAATGGTTCAACAACTCGTAATATTTTTGCCATATTGTTTAATTTTATTTTGCAAATTACAACGGCGTAACGTAATGTAACATAAAGTTGGTTGCAAATACTTATAAAATTTTTTATTTTGCAACTTTTTGGGCTATTTTAACGTTATGGGAGAGATAGTAGAGAGGGCGAACATCCCCCTAAGAACCCCCTAATATATATTATATACATTAAGATGAACAATAATAATAAGACTAAAAAGAAGAGTAGAATAGACACATATGAGACTATATACTACGTAGATTTAGTAGTAGCAAATCAATATACAACATTAGAAGAACTAAAGAAATTGTATATCTATTCAGATGGAGTAGAACTAGATGAACAAATAATGAATAATATATGTTCAACTAGTACTATAAGACGTAAATCAGATGATAAGGATTGTATATTAGTCAAGTATAATGGCTATGTAGATATAAAATTTGTAGACAAAAAGATTGATTTACTTAACACCATAGCCCATGAAGCTGGTCATGTTTGTATAGATATATACGATCATATGAGACAGAATATCTGCTCATGTAGTCAAGAACCTTTCTGTTACTTACTAGGTTGGGTAACTCAATGTATATACAAAACGCTTAAAAAATGACGAATATTGAGCTAAATGCCATATTGTTTTACGCAGATTACATGTCTTTAAGAGAAACTTGTCAGCCTGTAACTGACAATTGTAAGTATTTCTACATACACGGATGCCCTATAAATGCCGCATATATCCTAGATTTAGAACCTGAATACGACGAAACAAACCCTTATTTCATCCAAGCATACGCTGAATACAGTGCAATCAGAGATAAATATGGTGATGAAGGTATTGAGAGTTTTATTGATGATATATGTGCTATCAGGGCTTGTGGAAGTGTTGATGCTAAGTAGATGTTGACTCGTATACATCAGTTTAGTGATAAAAAATCCCGTAAGTTAGCATTTAGCAAGTATTACGAATGGAAAGAAAACTAGTTTTATTCTCATGTTACAATCAATGAAGATGGATACCCCCAAGAAACACCGTGTACACGCTATGTGTCACACACTGAGAGAATGCTTAACAGACGAGGAATATTTAAAAGCACATAGAAGAATGGAAGAAATACAGAAAAGACACCTTAGAATGTTGAAAAATGAAGATATTGAACCACTAGAATGGGACGATATAGACTTCTAAACAGTATTTAACCCCCTAAATTATGGCAAAAATAGACCCAAATGCTAATCTATATGATATTGATGGTAATTTAATATCTAAAGCACCTTTAAAGAATAAAACCATCAGTGAAGTAGAGCAATTAGTTGATGATTTAACTAAAAAAGTTGAAGAAAATCCTGATAATGAAGTATACAAAGTATACTTAAATAACGCTCAGTCCTTCCTATTTGCTATGTATAATAACATGAGTAAGGAAGATTTAATCTCACGTATCTCAGCCCTACAAAGCAGTGTAGAAGCAGCTAAAACTGAGGTAAATGAAGCAGAACAAAAGCAGTTAGAAGAAACAAATAAGGCATTAGATGAACTTAAAAAGACGATTGAAAGCCAAAATGGAAGCTCAAAAGAGCCAGGAACAGAAGCAAGCTCAGAACCTGAACAAGGATCCAAAACAGTGACACCTGAGGAAATGGATCAGTATGTAGAGTATGAAGAAATACTATAAATAGAAAATTAAACAGCTAGAATACGAAAGATATCTATTATATCAAGAATTATTTACAAGATAGATAGAATCATTATGTATTGAAAGTTATCTTAAATGTCGTTAAAAATAATAAAGAATATAGCCCTGGGAGAAATCCTGGGGCTAATTTTTTTGCAAAATTTTTTATTTTATGAATACGGAAAGGAGAAATTTTATAATTTTTTATTTTATTATAGGTGCAAAAACACGAAACAGTAATGAACTGACTCCCCATCATCGATTGAAATGGAAACCACCCCCCAGCACAATCTAAGTCTCTTCTAGTATTCAGGCAAGAACAGTACTTGCCTTAGGCCATCGCAGCGGTAGCTAACGGAAACGTTAGTCTTAGAAGAGTCCGTCTGACATCCGGGGAGAGAAACGCAACGTGTACCATACACTGACGCCTCTCTAGGATCGGCCATGTACATTGCGCTGAGCACAATCTAAGTCTCTCGTAGATAACAACCAAATACACATATATTATGGCACAAACATCTACAACCGCATTTTTCTGCACGTACTGCAATCGTGCAGACACTAAGGGAGAGTGGCGCAAATCCCGTGAATATCCTTCAGTTGAGGCACTTTTAAAGGCAATGACACCATACCTTGCCAAGTACCATAACACACAGGTAACGTATCAGACACGCACAGTGTATTCCCTTCAGCCGTAAGGCTGTTGGGTATACGCTTGGCTCAAACTAAATATCTCATAGATGACAGTAACAAATACAAGATATTATGGCAGCAAATAAGGCTTATTTAGAACAGCTACTTGAAACCAATAGGTTTTATGGTGGCAACAATACTGTTGAACAGTGTATTAGGTTGAACGACTACGACACATCATACGATGAGTCAGGTGTCAGAGATGATGTGCTTGATGCGTTTGGCGTGTGAGTTAGGGTTTTATACAAAATCCGCTTACGCGCTACCGCACAAGCACAAACTAAATCTCTCCTAGTATTCAGCATACAAACAATAAGGGAATGCGAAACTGTACAGTGAGGTAGCGGGAAGACCATAATCCTCCGCCTGAGCAGATACGGATTCCCTTAATATATAGCGTAATCAATACAGAACAATATGAAGTACAAATTAATTTCAGCAAAAGAGGTATACATTCCTCATTATGGTTTGAAAACAACAGCCATTTATAAAATGGTAACAGAAAATGCGCTAGTGTTCCCGCAGCACGTAACGTTTTGGCACAGACATGCTCCAGTAGAACTGGAAGCAGACTTAGTACAAGTCAAATTGGATGTGCCACACGTGTGGATTGGTAATGACGGCTGTATGATGCGGACAGCAACAGGTCATCTGATGTTGACCCAAAACGAAATACTGTTTTGCCCTAAAACAAAGGAAGGACTGTATTTTATGGGTTACTCTCCACAAGAACAAAAAGCACGTCTAATGACACGCTTGTTGCCATGTAAATGGGCAAGACCAGAGGAGGCATAACAGCCTCCTTTCTTTTGACAATTCATTTAAGTTCCACAAATAAAATCGTATTATTATGTTGTACAATGTAGTTTCATTCGTAAAACAAATCGTGCCACAGGGTAAGCAAAACGCAGGCACACAGTATGCAGTTGTAACCATCGAAGACCCTGAAGATGGTGAACGTCGCGAAGTACCAGTATTTGATGCTGAAGCAAAGCGTTATTTAGACCTTGTACCAAATGCAACTGTCGGACAAGTAAATCCACTTCCCGATACTGCACCAGACAATCTCAAAGTATGGAAGAATTGTTTCGACAAAGAATTCACATTCCCCGAGACAATGGTACGAGTTAACGCACAAGGTCAGCCTGAACTGAATAAGTTCAATCAAATGCGTGTACGAAATTCAGTCCTCGTCATGACACGATACAAGCGTGATAACGAGACTGGAGAACTCGCAATCCGAAGAGGTTGGGACTTGACCACTCGTGGCACAAGTATCATGAACGCATTCTACATGCCTCTTCGTGTATTCAACAACACAGCGGGTGGTGGTGAAGCACTATCCCTTGAAGAGCAGGCGAAGAAAAACGCAGATTTGCCTGTTTAATTATCTACGTAGCGTACGTGCGGGGTGTAGTTAAGTCTACACTCTGCACACACGTGTAATTTATTATAGGCTTTATCCAGCGCTCTCCGTATACAACCTGCATATTGCTATGTTATACACAACCTCAATGACTTTGTTATGACGATTCTAATAATATAATTAAAAAGAAAGAATTATGTGGAAACCAGGTCAAATAAAATGGCTCAGTAGTAGAAGATACAGAATAAAAAAGGCTAACGAATATGTAAGCACAAGAAAAAATATATGTAGCTTATGTAAATTGTCTTGCAATTTGAATACACCGTGTGAATTAAAATTTCACCCAGATTGTGTAAGACAATTGCCAGTTGACTGTTACTTCAAACTCGATCCTAGAAAACCAAAATTGTAGTGATATGAAAAAATCAACACGAATCCTTGCAATTATTGTGCTTTTGCTTGGGTTCTTTGTGCTATCACAGCATTTACAAGCACAAAATGTGGTACGTAATGGGAAGGTATTTGTACAATCACAAACATCAGGTGATTCAACAAAGACTGACTATGAGTATCAGGATAAAGATGGCAATAAATATGTCATCTATCTCTCATCAAAAGGCAAGGCATATTGCTGGATGAAGTCTAAAAAGACTGGCAAATTATACAAGCGATATTTGCCGAAAATAACTGCAATGCTTAACGACATTGATAATGGAAAATATTCTCGTTGAGTACGCAGGGTTTGATTGTTTAAACATTATAACAAATGAAACAGTTAAAACCAAGAGTAGTTCGAGACTTCAGAGGTCAAGACTACGTTCAAACAAGTAATGTATGTGGTAATACCACGTATGTTCGTAATTATCAGGTTGAATATTAGGTATGTGTGCAAATATATCAATTGACGAAACACTTGGTTTAGAACTCTTAAAACAAATGGCATTTGATTTAGGAATAGTTTTACCAGAATATGAACAAGAACAAAAAACCAATGATATTTGGTACACATAAACTCTCTCGCACCTGAGCATGTGAATAAACTGCTCACATCTCTATCAGAGAATGGTAAGACTAATCGATATAGTCATAGAGAACAAAAACATCACATCTACATGTGCTTACAGTACTATCTGGTACGATATCTATAGTCCAACGACTTGAGTGTCACATTCAAGGATAGATATGAGTCAGATGTGTGATGATACTCCTGCAGTCCTAAAAACCTTAAGGGGACAGAGGTGCAACATGTGCGTAGTATACTATGCAGTCAGGTCATGTGAAGAATATATGATACAAAATCCTGGTTTGAGCAATCACCTTGAGCTCATATATTATCTATGTATCAGTCGACAGTTCATGGATATAACAGGCGTTTAATCGTTGAATTAATGTAGTACGTAAAGCTACAAAGCTCCTTAGGAAAGAGCGAACCTTACATTGTACTGTGTAAGGTAATGTAAACGTGCGGGGATTTGTGAGGCTTATAGTGCAATCACTGGCTATCGGCTAACCACATTCCCCGCTTTTTAGTCGAATAACCACATCTCCTACATATAAATCAGCTCTTTTCACTCGCGAGCTGTAAGGGTCAGCGGATTGTGATCAGGATAACATTCGCGTATTGAACAATTTTCGTTTAGTCTCATCTAGCTGGCCCTTTTTAATTGATTATGTTAAATATATATATACCAATAGTCATTACGTACGGCGGGCTTAAAGCATGTAAAACAGATATCTACGGAGTATTCAAATTATTTGACTGTTCGTCAATATGGATATGGGATGTAGATATTATTTCGCCTTTTAATACCTAGGCAAGGGGGTTGACCTACCAAGTAACTAATTTTAAATCATTATCAAAATGAAAAAGAGACTTGACAAAAGAGTGAAAGACTTACTATTAGCTGTAAGTATATTCACATTCTTATTTCTCATTTACACAATTATTCTAATATTCCATTAATATGAGTAAGATGAGAGTTGGCCAAAACCTCGAGATTGGCACAAAGAAGTATCGGATAACTCGAGCTAAGAATAAAAACATCCGATGTCGTGTATGCCAGGAACATAACAAATGTGTTCCTTGCGTGAATCCTGATCCAACAGTAGACAATCCTATTGTATGGACTACTAAAGATTGTCATGAGAAATTACCTGATAACGCTTATCCTTATCCTTTATGAAGAGTATCAAAGGAATATTCATTGGAACTGTCAAAGCGTGCCTCTATATAGGAACATTAATTGGATTGTATTGGGCTTTAAATGGTTTTAAAACACTTGCACAAATTGACATTATAGGCATTTTAGCAGTCGGTGCTATAATCAGACATTTTGTAGATAAAGAACAACATTATGAGTAAAATTTGGACTTGGATTAGTGGTTTTGCTGTACTGTTAAGCGCTTTTTGTACGTTAGAACGTGCATTAGATGGTGACATATCAGCTTCATTAGCTTGGGGAGCATTGACATTATATAACGTAGGTTTTATAATGTCAAGAATTAAAGACAAAGCATAATATGTGGAAACCAGGAAATTTAGTAACGATTCAAGAACGCATCCCTATGGATGGTTCATTCTTAATTGTGTCGACAAAGTGCAGAGTCGTACACAACAGTGGACATCACAGATGTTTAAATTGTCCAATGCAACAAAAGTATTGCAATATAGACAAATGTGAACAAATGCTCCCACAAAATTGCACACTCAAAAAAGCTCAAATAGATCCTGAGCAAGTAGTGGATCTAAATTAAAACATTTATCAAAAATGAAAAAGAACGAAATCAGATTTATCTCAACTGAGAATGGTATCAACTGTGAAGGTAACGTCACATTATCACAAGCAGACAGAAAAAAAGCAGAAGAAATGTTCGATAAAGTACAGGATGCTGCAAAAAACTGTGGTACAACACTCTCGCTGTCACCAGTAGGTATTCAGCTTGGATTTAATGTAGCGTTATCTTGTGATACTAAATGTATCAACGAAGCTGATGCACGTATGAAATGCATTATTGAAGAGATGCGTGAATTCATCGGTAAGCTGGAGCCAGAGAAGGACGAAAAAACTTCTGAAGACGAGCTTATTGCCAAACAACAGCATGAAGCAATAGACAAGTTCTTCGACGAGATGCATGAAAAATATCCAAACGCCAAACTCACAATTGTATGTGACGATAATGATTGGACTGCTGTCGCTAGCAATATGCATCCTATGCATGTGTTACATTGTATGGTTGGAGCAATAGCCAATGAACATGGAGAAAATCAATAAAACATCACCTCCTCGCCCTAAAAATGGGCGGGAGGTTGTACTCAACAAACCGTGTACTATTTTAAAGAAAGATGGTACAACTACATCTGTTGCAGGATATGGGCCACAAAAGGCCTGTGAAGCGTTTGTGTTCTCTATGAAGAATAATGCAAAGAATCTTAATATCAAACTTGTTGGTAATTATATTGTTAAAAAGACAATCATAAAATGAGGTATCGAAAGGTGGTAAATCCACATTTTGTATCAAATGAAACATCTAAGATATTAAGAACTCTTGATATCGATGATGATGAAATTGATGCAGTAATTGACCATATACGCATAAAGTACAATGTACATGTGTATAATTATGCAGCCCCATTTGTGTCAAAAGAAACAGAAACCAAAAACGTAGTATTATACGGCTTTGGTGTAAAATTCTGCAATCTTAAACATGGATGGAATCATCGTGTATATATTGGTAAAACACCGTGGATTAAAAATATTTATGATGCTAAAAGAAAAGCAATAAATATCGCGATTAAGTGGATCTTGAGCCACAAGTCTCAGGAAAAGTGTAAATTTATACGCATAAAGAAAAATGGTACCAGCAAAACAAAATCGAATTGATCCAGGTTTCTGGATAGGTCTTTTACTGATTGCAATTTTACTTTACTGCACAATTAAATGTAAATGATTATGCAAAAAGGTCAAATTGTAAGAAAATGTCTCTCAAATGGCACAATAGTCGGTGCTTATTGGATGGTTATAGGAGTTAAACGTCCAAATTTAGTTAATGTACAATCTCTCGCAAGCGAAAAAATAAGAGAATTTGTACGAAAAGACAGACTACATGTGTGTAAAACAGTAAAATTGATTATCTCACATCGTGTATACGATCGTGTAGAAAAAGAAGTACAAAACGCCATTATTCATGATTCAACTAAAAAATGGTTGGATTTGTTTGAAAAACAACCTGACATTGTTCAATTACGCTCAGAACTATATGAAGAGCGTACCATGTTATTCTGTGTAGATCAAACTATAAAGATCCAAACAGAAAATGGTATTCGAATACGACTAGACTTGGGCGAAAAGATATTATGACTACAATATTAAAACCAGGACGACTAATTACTCTTAATAATACTGTATATCAGGCTAAATTAGGAGAAAATGGTTGTGAAGGGTGTGATAGAAATAGTATAAATCTATGTCCAATGATAGTCGATAGAAGATTTGAAGAACCAAGGTATGATTGTAAAACATATGGCGTTATATTGAAACGAATTAAACAATGATAGTTTCATAAAATTCTGATTTTCTAGAATCAACGGTTCGTGAGAATAGTTGATTCAAATTATTTAGCGCATAGAACTCACCAGATAGCAGGAAACCTCAAGGCCTGCCAGGTTACGCTCCACCAAAAATGACAGTTTAAGTCTGAAGAGAGAAGGATGGTCGCGAACAGGTGTAACCCAATGAGGAGAGGGTGCGCGCACGGCATGTATACAGGAATGGCAGAGTGTCCGAACTGCCTATACATGCCTTATTGGCCAAAAGGCCCCTAATTGATGGGTAAAATCTTTCAAGTGACGGCTCACAAGGCGCGAATAGTCACAAGTCAGACGCAGGGCTGACACAGTTGTGAAGAATTATACAAGTGAATCAGACTCCATGGAAATTCCTAGGGATCTAGTATGATTTTAGCAACCCCACAGTCGTGTCATGACCACTCATTTGAGAAGCGCCTATTGATAACGTACGCCGTGAGTGCAACTGTGGGAACAATATACGTCCGAGGTGGTTTGGAGGATCCCGAAATCAAGCTTGCAGAGAATAGGGAGTGTAGGACGTTATTTTATGAGGTTTAGTGCTGTACCGTATGACGATTCGGGAAACGTCCCAAAGGTTATAATGGTTGCCTTTTATGCTTGCGTCAAACAGCACACACGGCCGCATCGTCTATCGGCTAGGACGAGAGATTTTCATTCTCTAAAGAGGAGTTCGACTCTCCTTGTGGCTACAAATTATTAAAACGGATGCTGTGGTATGGATGTTACGAAACCGGGGTCGCGCAAGAAGCAGCTTATAAATCATGACCCGCTGCTAGGAGATACAGAAGTATCCACAGTTGTCGCCAGACGTCTATAGGCGACAGCGTTGTTAGCTCAGTTGATAGAGCACCGGCTCAATAAGCCGGAGGTCGTTGGTTTGAGTCCAACACGACGCACAATGCAATATTGCAGAAAATGATCAAAACATTATCAAAATGGCAAAGAAACTTGTTTTTGCAAGCAACGACGAGTGCAAAAAAGCATCTTCAATTCTAAAACAAAACAACATTGAACATGTTCTCGTCACCTACAAACACGAAAAGAACGAAAAAGTTTTTATCGTTGTACGAAATGTGATTCTGAAAGATGTAAATCAGATAAATCTTCGGATTTCACGAGTAAAATCTATGCGACACTTTGAGAACACGGCTAATAAGCATAATTACTTTGAGCCACAGTTTGTATGCAAATGTAGAAACTGTGGCAAAGAGTTTAAACATCGCATAAAAGAGGCTGTGTGGTGCTCAAAAGAATGTCATAAAGCGTTTAGAAACGCAAAACGACAAGTTAAATAAGGTCTATTCCAAGTCTTCCTCAAAGACTGGATGTTAACTAAAGTTTAATCTCAAAAATTATCAAAGTTTATGAGAAAATTATTAAGCTTAATGCTTGTAGCAGCAATGGGAATTATACTTCTCGGAAGCTGTGAACGTTTGGGTATCAAAAGTCCAGGAGACAACTATGATACCTCTGATTCTGCACAAGTAGCAGAGTATGTAAATCATGCAGTAAATCCATCTATTATGGATATTGCAGAAGCGCTCTCTCTGAAGCAACAAATGCTTGAAAAACAGTCTATCGACTCTGCGTTTGTATCTCTTTCTGATGCTACAATAAGAAATGTTGCATCTGTGTTACTGAAAAAGAACAGTTTTATACACAAGAAAGATATTATAGACGAGTATCGACGATGTCAAAACGTATACGACAATCTTCCGACTGACATAAAAGCAACTGCCGTTGATAAAACTGCTACTGATTTAGGCACTAGGCAGTCTGGAGGAAATGATTCAACTGATCCTGCTAGTTCCAGCAATGTTATTAGCAATAACCTTAGCTTTAGGACTGACACTATCGCTGGCAAGCCGACTAGAGTCAAAATTCAAACGATAGAAAGTTATGAATAAGCACGCTATAGTAATATTATATTCAGGCGCAGATCGTGATCCTGGGTATGATGTGATTGAGAGTATTGCTAGTGTTATAACACAAGCAGGATTAGCTGTACCTGAACTGATAGAAATTAAACATTTCAACTCAGATTCTATTGGTAAAGCATTGCTTACGAAGAGCGCTGAAGATTCGAAGATCTCTTTTACAAAAAATCTTGATGCAAAGAAAGTATGCATTACACTTGATACACAAGATTGCGAAAACAAACTCCAAGTTGTAAAATGTATTAAGGAATTCCTTGATTGTGGTCTTAAAGAGGCAAAGGATATGTTCGATTGTGGCAAGGTTTATATTCCTAAATCCTGGACCGATAACAGAATCTATGCCTTTATAGAAGACCTTCACATCCACAAAGCCGCTGTAACAAGCGGCATAGAAGACATTGCTATGATACAGGCAGCTATCTTCTTGAACGGTACTTATCGTACAAAAGACAGTATCATTTTCGTGAGAGATTTTGCTGCAGCAACGTATCACTTTCATACCAATGGTGCTAATGAAGAAGAACGAGCGTTGTTGACAGCTGTTGAATTGGTTAAAAACAATCCAAAAAGCGCCGTTAGGTGGGTATCATCAGAGTTAGTAAACGTAATCAACTCGTTGTAGTATGTGTTGGCATCAAGATTATCGTACGGGTAAAACAGTTCGTTATAAGGCGTCTGACAAGTCAAAACACGCTAATGCTGTTCCCTACAAACGTGCTGAAAAGCATAAAATGTCCACTAAGGACTATGTTCAATAAACTTTAAGTTAAACAATTAAAACATTTATCAAAAATGACAGACAAAACAAAAAAGGAGACAAAACCTGTAGTATTAACACAAGACAACGTCATCGAACAGGCTAAAGCTGGTAACATCATGACCACTGACATGGTCAACAAGATGAACGAAGAGTTAAAAGATGAGCAGAACAAACAAGTAATTGCTGAAACCAAGCGTCGTTACACCAAGATTGCATATGTTCGCAGCATGTCTTTGGTGCACAAGCGTAAGTCATCAGACTATGATAACATGAGCACGTACAATATACGTCAGCTCGGTCGTCTGGAGAGATTCTTGTGTGGTTTTGTAGTAACCGACATCATCGTCGACGAGTTTGCTCGTACGAAGGATGATATCCTTGAGCTGGAGGTGCTTGATGAGAAGAAGAAGACTCTTACCATCAAGATTCCTAACGCTGATGGCAAGCGTGAGGCTAAAGAATTCAAAGTCGGTGATAGCGTTCCTCCTGTGATCAGCTATATCGAGTTCGACGAAGCCGTCGAGAAGCTCGAGAAGAAGCTGCGTGAGAAACGCACGGAAATCGAGAATAAGCACACCGAAGAGGTTAAGACCATCAAGCAGGCAGCTGGTGAATACTACTGCAGCGACTGGTCATACAACCTTAAGATTGTGACTATGGACGGTTTCCAGAGTGCTCGTGGTTGGTAACCACAGTGATTCACTTATCCACACAGTTCGAGCCTAGAGCCAATACTGTGTAAAACAGAGAATGCAGACTACGTTATGGATAATCCGTATAATACAGTGAAGTGGGTATTGCACCGTGATTCTTCCAAGCATTAGTACGGTAGGGTATCGACACTCGCATTCAACAAATTGTAGAATTAACTACACATACTAAAGAGCCTAGAGCCATGTATGGGATAAAAACGCCGTCCACACGGTGTAAAATATGTGGTCATTTGATCAAAATCACGAATCATGTTGAGCCTTGAGCCAACATTATGTTGCATGATGATTTCAAGAATGCAGATATGACCTATTTCCGAGCCTTGAGCCAGCATTTAGACCACCATATCACCTAATTTTAAGGTTTCAAGAAAAGCCTTTCTAAGCGTTTTTAAAGCTTGAGTGGATTAGCTACCCACGAGAGTAGAGAAAATGTCTCAGAGAGCCTAGAAATGGCCTTAAATCGAATGTTTTGACTGATCATCTTAACATTCACAACAAGAATCTTAGCGTGTCCCAGGATACGTCGTTCGGACGGGGGTTCGATTCCCCCCAGGTCCACCTGTACGGTTCTTTTACGTAGCGACCGATGGGTACAGCCGGTGAATTTTCTACCTAAAAAGAAAAGCTACAATCCGGGCTTGAATGGTTTAGACGGCGACAGAAAGTAAGACATTAAGCGCTTTGATATAAAAATTAACTGGCAATATTAAAATTGCAGACTACACGGGTCTCAAGGAGGCAGCGTGAAGTCGGTGTACAGGCTACCTAAGTGCCTGTGAAACGAGAATGAGTTGAGTGAGAGGATAACTGTCCTGCAGCTTTGCCGGATCACGTGGGTTCGAATCCCACACTCATTCCAAGCGCGAGAGCGTGATTTGGTATCCTTTGGCATAATACAACAAATTGTTTTTTTAGTTATTTAAGGAATGATTTCTAGCCCTACGGTGGTAGGGCATCTGGACTTGTAGCTCAGCTGGTTAGAGCACATGACTCATAATCATGGGGTCCCAGGTTCAAACCCTGGCTGGTCCACGAGTTTTATTACCTATTCTCATTAAAACAACGGGTAACTCTACATTTCGAGGGCAAAATGCGCGTGGCCACATTCAAGCGAAATAATGTGGCATGCTTGGTTCCTTAGCTCAGCTGGATAGAGCATGACACTTCTAATGTCAGGGTCAAAGGTTCGAATCCTTTAGGAATCACTATGAAAAAATTAGGATATCGAGAAATGTTACGGGACAGATGTCCCAAAGTTGTTAGTCATGCTCTCAAATGGCAAAAAGCCAAAGAGAAATGGATTGACCATGTGTATTCTTATTTTGTTAAAATACTTGGCGATGAAGTCGACATTGATGATAAGATTGTAAAAACAGCAAAAGATAACAAACGAACTGTTATTAGCTTCTTATTAGGAATGAAGAAAGGAAAAATCAAGAATTTTAACTTTAAGAATACAATTGATTGGGACAACTTATCAGATGAAGAGACTAAATATTGGGAAACGGTCTCAACATGGGTAAGATGGTTCAGTACTAAGTATGGGTATATAGAAAACCTATACGATATCTCTAAAAAGGTAGGTAAAGATGAAGAGACTATTAAAATCGAAATCATCAATAGCTATCTTGGTGCACTAATGCCGTCTCGCGACGCACCTGAGGAGGAAAAACAAGCTAAATATAATTATGTAGATAGATTTGTTGAATTCTTAATTAGGTGTTTTGAAGGAAAAATATGATTAGTGTATATTCCCACTATTTAGACCCCATAGACGGGGAAACTGATGCATTTGAAAAACCTAGTACTACAATATGCAGGCTACGTAACGCATACAATCAAGGCGTAGAAGGTATATTACAAAATGCTAGAGTTTTTGCATTGAACGATGGCGAAATTGATGATGAAATTTTATATGAAGTTTGGAGGAATGAATATCTTCATGATATACTAATGTGGATAAACAAGAAAATTGTAATCTTATTAGATATTGCTGATTATCGAACCATAGGTGTTCGAATGCGTATTGCGATCGGTAGACTAAACAAATTAGTCTATGAAGGTAAATTATCTGAAAAATTGAGTAGAAAAATTCACTACAATTTCGTGACTACAATTAACGGAGAAATCTCAGCTATAAATACTGAAGATTTACCGTTTTAGGGCTGACAACTTAATCTGGATTAGTATTCCAGCAGCCCGCAATACTTGACGAGGGTGGGTGGAATAAATCTCTCACACAGTACTGAGAGGCAGTAGGCACCACTATGGTAGGTAGTACGAAAGTGGAGTGTAGTCAAGTAAACTTATACAGCACCGTCTGTTACGCGAGTGACACGCTAATAACCGGTAAAATTGTTTTGATTATGAACCCACGTATTACCCCAGAGGAGGTTGGGATAATCAAAAGAGCGCAAGCAGGTGATGAACTTGCTTTTAATGCACTTTATCATAGGTACAAAGGATTCGTGGAAAATCTCCTTTTTCATTATCTTAAAGATATGGATGAGGCCAAGGAAATTGCAAATGTAGTTTTCTTAAAAGTGCATGAGAAACTCTCTAAGTTCACAGCTTATGACTCCTTTGGAGGATGGCTGAGAATTTTAACAAATCGAACTGCTATCGATTATCTTCGTAGTATAAAGAACAAGCAAACAGCTTCTGACGTGAAAGAAGAACGACTTACTTCTGACATTCAGGGTTCTACAGAAAATGATCTAGTCAATCATTTGACCTATAAAGCTTTGTTGCGTGAATTCTTAACGTTTCCAGAGGTCACTCGTAAGATCTTTGAACGTTTCTACATTGATAATATGACAGTAGAAGAGATTAGTGAGTCGTTCAATCCTAAAATCCCAACTGGAACTATTAAGTCAACGTTGTCTAGGACTAGACGAAAATTGAAAAAACGTTTAAAACTCTAAGAAAATGACATTAGCTTTGTTCATTTTTGCGATTGCACTTGCTCTTGGTATAGCTCGCTATAACAATAGCAACAAGCTATTTTGGACGTTATTGACGTGCTTTATACTTGGCATCGCATGCACTAAGATTGTCCATGACACTCTTAGTGAGAAGGAACAGAGTGAACAGTCGCTCGATCAGGCGTATCCCACACAGGGGTTAGCAGTTACGGGGAACACATTTATGTTGTTCACAAATCCCGATAACTGTTTAACAGACGTGAAGGTAACTTCAAAACCTGTGAGTCAGGCTATTACGCCTGATTATATCGAGTTACTGAACACTCTAAGTAATGTCTCTGGGGTGACTCAGGGATTATATCTTCATACCCTACCTAACCCACCAAATAAGGTAGAACTCGTAGATACATCATGAAAATATCTATATGAAGAAAATATAGGTCACAGTTAAGTAGTTTGACCGGCTACAAGTAAATAATTCTAAATCACATTATCAAAATGGGAAATAACAAAAAATCTGCAGCTCAGAAGGCAGCAGAACAGCAGGCAGCTGCACAGCAGGCTCCTGCAGAAGGAAAGGTAGAAATGCCTACCACAAATGTAAACCCTCAAACAAAGGGTCTTACACAGGGCGAGAAGGTTGCTTATCTAGGTGCTCTCCAGACGGAGCGTGCTTATATGATGAACAACATAGAGAAGCCCTCTAAGGTGTTTATCGATGGTCTCACTATGCTTGCTCATGCAACTATCATCGATATTGGTATTGGTGAGATAGCTACTGGCTGTAGCGCAGTTGGTTATATCTCAACCATCAACGAGCAGAATTACGGTTTCTTCCGTGATATGGCTGCTGAGATGGGTGTGAAATTGCCAGAGTTCAAAGCTCTACCTGCTCCCACAGAGGAACAGTTGCAGAAAGCCGGTATCGCTGGTATTTTGCCCAATGCTAAGATGATTACCATTGGCAAGAATAACGTTGAAAAGAGCGTTATTGACAAGAAGAAGGAAGAAATTCGTGCTACCGAAAAGGCCGTCGAGAACCCAGCCGACGTAAAGAGCGATGAGCAGCTGAAAGCCTCTCTTACAGCTATGCTTATCAAGCCAGTAGGTAACGACGAAGCAAACAAGAACAGACCTGATCCTCGTGTTCAGCGTACTATCAACTTCTATAATGGTTATCTGACTATTCAGGCTAACAACGCCGAGAATAAGGAGGAAGCCTTGAAGAAGGTGAAGGAGAAGAGCCGCATTCAGCTGCTCACTGAGATTTCGGAGATTGTAGGTCCATGTCCGTTCGCTCTGAGCGGTATTGCCAAGTTTCTTCGAAACCGTGCCTTTGAGACCGGTTCTCCTATCTCATCTTACTGCTTCTATCGTCGTTGTGCCATTGAAAAGGGTAAGGATGCCGATGATCAGTACGTGGCTGACCTGGTTCGCACCATTCTAGTATGGTCTTGTAAGAGTAATATCGCAGAGTTTAATAAGCTTCTCGAGACTCAGGAAAAGAACGTAAAGAATGAGAAGGGTGCTGCTAAGACAGCTACTGAGTCCGCTATTCGTTACAATAAGACTCAGATTGAGGAGATGAAGCGCATCATCGATGAGGTTTCTGAACCTAACTTCGATTGTGTTGATTCTCTGATTGAGGATTATAACAGCGATGAAAAGAGCGAGAAGTACAGATTGTCTCATCGTGTTGTAGATGATATTATGAAGACATATTATCCTGAGGTGGATCGCACCAAGGTTGATGAAATGTCTATGCTCGCAGCTGTTCAGCAGCGTGCTGGTATCATCATCAATATGTTCCGCAGTCCTCTCAACCAGAATCAGGCATATTGTGAGGCTAATCTCAGCAATATTGTCGAGAAGAAGGTTGAAGAGAAACCTGCAGAAAGTGCTGAGGGTGAGTCAAAAAACTGATTAAGGTCCTCATAGACTGGTTTAAGGATATGTGGGACCGATACTACTGGCTTCATTGGTAATTTAAATCTATCAAAGATGAAATACGTAATGACAATTTTGTGTTCCTTTGCATTTGCCATCGCTGGTATATGCTTAGCAATACAGAATAATAGTAGCAGTCCTGGTTATAATCAGAATGCTATTCACGCATCTACGCTTCCCAAATATGGGACGCCAAAGTTGCCACTTGATCTCCAATTGGATTTGGAGAAGAAGTACTCTAAGACAGACACTGTGTATTTGCCTTCTGACACGGTGTTTGTAACGAAACAACAGAAGGCCAAACCTAAAGTCCGTAGAGCGCATACACTCAAATCGGCTTCGATGAGTCGTCAGAGTTTACGCAGTCCAGCGTATAATCCTGACTCCATTGTGAAAAACAAAGTATGTGGGGATCGTGAGGAGCATACCCCAGACACTATTGGACTTCCTAAAAGTTCCATTATCCTCGTTGTCGACGGCGAGGAAGTCTACAAACGTTAATAGCTCCGCAGGGGGACAGTATGAGGATTTGTACTGTCCCACCCCGTTGGGGACCTGGTCAGCATTCGTCTAAGGAATTGGTCCCATTAGCCATAGAATGCGAAATAGTACAACTTGATCCGAGAATATGTCAGCCTTCTCAAAAGGTGAGAAACCCAAAAGGTAGGATGAAATGCTGCATTGTATACGTACTATATACCGAAAAGTTTGCAGTAAGAGGACAGAGCGTTTGTATCAAGTCCTTTGGCCATTGAGAACCGTCTGGAGAATGGGTGACCATAAAAACGCGTAAGTCGCAAAAAGCGCAAAATGATGCCGTATTCGACATGCTATTCGATGATACATAAGAATAGTATAACGTTACAGGAGCCGCAACATTGAGTTTGAAGCCAATCCCTCAATGATGTATCAATAAGCTGTAGTCTAGTGTTCCACGTCTCCACAACGTGTATGAAGGGATGAAAAATATCTGAGCATATGTGCCTAGCAGAAGGTTTGACTGTCTGCGCTGTACCGTAACTATGGTCCTTTTAAGAGTCCTTGCAGTTCGATTCTGCACAACTCCGTTGAAGGGGTGCCAGGGATGGGGTATAAAGGAAAATGTGATGAAGATGACCGCCAGGCTTTAGTCGTTCAAGCGGGATATAAAAGTAAATGACTACAAGTGGATGCAACACTTAATTCGTAAGGTTCTGGAGCCTACGATACGCGGATGAAGCGCGCGGAGAAACGCTATTTCAATTGAGGATGAGCACTGGTAAGCGAGTGTTATGTTCGAAGTAGGAAATGCTTTTGGGTGACTCCCTGACAGTCAAAATTCTTATCCCAGTGGTCGATTCGAAGCCTGTACATTCCAGTATAGAGAGAGATCGCTACTGTCAAAAACATTAAATAATTAGATGATTACCTTATGTTGCTAAATCACCATTCCCTACAGAGTATTAAGCTGGTATATTAGGTGTGAATAACATATCGTATGGAGTAGATTCTAAGTAAAAAGATGTGAGTAGAGAACAATCCTTTTATAGTGTTTTTGCACTTTATAATTAACATGTTTAACAAAAATTGATGTCCCCTGGCTGGGAGAAAATAAAGTGTAAGCCGAAGACCCCGTTTGTAATGTTTGTGGGTGCTTTCACGCCAGAAATCGAGTGCCAACCGTTCCTGAGAAGCAAATTGACAAGATGAATCCTGTTTGAGTATGGACTGCAAATCCATATGATCGGCAGAGACCATGAAGTCGTATACATTTAATCGATGGGCAGCTTATCGTGAAATTAGTAGCCACCTCCTTGTCTCGGAGGGGTAAAGAGAATGAGTAATTAGTCTGTCGAAAGACAGTTCGCTGATGAAAAGGATTCGGTGAATATGAATCTTTAAGTGGGTGACAAGAAGCGATGTATGAGGTGGAATTCCTCCAGTATTCGTGCACTATAAACAAATGAGGATGAGCAAACATCCAACAGAAGTAATTAAAGCCGTAGGGTCTGAGAAGAGTTTTGGAGCTCTGAGATCGTCCGATAACGAAACGTACTCCTCACGTACACCACACGCAAGGTGTATAAAAGCAGGAAAAGGTAAACAGTTAGTATACGCCTTAAAGTATGCAACATCAGAGAAAATCTGTGGTTAAGTAACAATCACGGTAGTTATTCGTTTTTGTTTCTGGGAATTACACTAACGAAGAAATACCAACTTTTGTGGGCGCTGATATGTACTATGAGCATTAGTTGGCTTTGCCAAAATTTTGTCAACGTACATTGAGGCATTGTAATATTGGATTTAGTACGTAAGGAAAGTATTCAATAAATGTTTTACGAAAAATAAACATCAATAAGATATGACTCAAGTAAACTTAGTGTTTGATTACACAAATTCAGCATTCAAAGCTTTGGGTTCTATTAATGATGATGGGCCTGGATAATCCTACCGTTGGATTCCCGTTATACGAGTTGAGCTTCATGTAAAGGAATATAGAAGTATAACTAGTCATTGATAAAAGCGTTGCTTCCCATTAGCACAGCAACTGAGAAATAAGTTGAACAAGCGCATCCTTGAGAGCCTTGAGCCGGATGTAAAATATTTTCAAGGTTAACCTACACCGTAGAAGTAGGAAGTAAATAATCTTATCGTTGGTGGATCAACCACGATATCAAAAAGGATAAGAATAAATGAGTAAAAACGTAGAAATTAACCTCAATGAGGTTATTGCGAATACTCGCCAATCAGCGAGTTTCATTGGAAGTCTTCTTGGTAAGACTTTTGGTAAGGTAGAATGTCAGATGACATGGCCTGGTGGTAAAGACAAGTTTGAAGAGGCAAAGAACATTGCAGCAGCCAGCAACTCACTGATGCTCAATATGTCTCCTCGTCGTTATACCATCCGTCTGATCGACATCAAGGGTGTGAACTATGTAACAGAGGGTCTGGGTGATTCCCAGCATGTTGCTATTGCTGTTAACCTGAAGGCGAACGGTGAGAGCGACTTCAAGTGTCCTCTGAACGGTGTGAACCCCGTCGTTGTTGAGAAGTCAATGCGCGATGCTATTAACGACGCTCTGAAGGGTACTGGTAAGAACTTCTTCGTCGCAGTTGACGAGGCCGTTAGCTGCCTGAATGAGGCTAATAAGAGCACTCTGAGTGAGATTGATGCTCTCATCAAGACCTTGCAGGGTCAGCGCCAGTCTGTAGAGACCGCTATTACGGAGAATCTTCGTAAGGCCTCTGAGTATAAGCGCCAGTGGAACGAGTCGAAGGTTGAAAACCTTGACTTGAAGACAGATGGTGTTAACGACGCAGTTATTAACGTTCATACTACCGACGAATAGTCATGAAGACAGCCCTCACAATGGAATCCATAAAATATATGGAGATCCTAATGTGCAATGAAACTATTGCCAACAAAGTTAAAGCCGCTGGCAAAGAGGGCAGATCATACAAATCCTATCGTATAGACGACACAGACGGAACTGTAACGTTGGGTGAAACTACGTTTTGGTTCTGGAATCAGCTAATCGGATGTAAGCGTGAACTTACGTTCGAAAGTTGGGCACTCGCTGTATGGGATGCCCTTGTAGACCTTTCCTCTGGTATAAATGCGAAAGCATTGGAGGAAGGTTTAAGTGTTGAAATCGCTAAAGAAGCGCAGCGTGAGGAGAAGTACAACGATGTAGTATCACGTCTTCATACTTGCTATAAACATGTGTGTAACGGTGACGGACAATCGTCTCTTGCGGGAGACCAGAGGAAGTCAGGCTCAAGGGTTGTAGTTACCGAAGCACCAGTTGATAGCGAAACAAATGTGATACTAAACGTCAATGGAAAACATATCCACACGTATCGCCTTTTGGATGCAACTGGACGAGCATCTATCGATCTTGAATGTGGTATAATTGGAGCTCATATTAGCCGAGACTAATAAATCTTGCGGGATTTAGTTGTTATATTATCGAGGTAGTATAATGACATCAAGGTGAACAGAGTAACGGTTATATCGTGTCTTTATCGATACGCTTTTTATTTATAAAACTTATCTCGCTTAAAACTCTTGCGGGAGTTAGGGGATGGAGTCTTGCGGGACTCCTCCCCACAGAGATTTGTTTTAGCTTTATATTAGGTTATACTAATATAGAGCACGTAGGTAATCTCGAATTCAATATTAATTAACGGAAGTCTAACTAAAATCAAGTGTTATAATTATGACGAAATCAATTAAGTTGAATTCAGGTAAGATCATCGCTATGCGTGATGAGATTAATAGTAAGAAAAAGAAGTACTGGAACTATATTAAGGCAGAGAATCTGCTCTCTAAGAAGGAGATTAAGAATGGTTACCGTACACACGATCTGAAGGAGCTCTATAATGAGATTACTCAGATGGCAGAGAAACTTGTCTACATTAAGGGTATGTTGTTCTATTTGAATATGGGCATGACCGAGTTTGACAAGGAGGAGTTTAAGAAGACAAACAACTATAGTATTTTTATGGCTTGCGAGATGAAGGAGGCTATTTGTCAGTTGAAGATGATTCCTACTCTCGATTCCAAGACTAAGGCTCAGAAGGGTCTTAAAGCTATGAGTAAGGATGAGATTTTTACTTCAGCTAAGATTGCTGCCTTGATTAAGGATTTGCAGTTGAAGGCTAATAAGTTTGATGCTGATATGGAGAACTTTAATAACAATACAGAGATCTCTATTGATGAGACAACATCAGACATGTTTAAGACTGATATCACAGCATAAAATACATATAGATCAGATAAGTTGGTGCATATGTGTAAAAGCGTATGAGCGGATCGTTCCCGCACTGATCACTATTAATTCCCAAATTAATTAACATGTATAACAATTTAAAATATTTATCAAAAATATGACTAAGAATAATACAGTAGACACTGCCCAGAAGGGTCAGACTACAATAGATAAGACTCCTACAGGTAAAGTAAAGACTTTAAAGACTGCTGAAGAGCGTCGTAAAGTACGTGAAGAACAGTATCGTAACTTCCGCATCAATGCACTACGTCGTCGTTGTAAGCGTTATGGCTTTGATGAGGAGAAGACGGAAGAGTTCGTTAAGAAACTCATCGAACAGATGGATGCTCCTAAAGAGTACTCTATTCTCATCATGTTGTCTGTAAAAGACGGTTCTATGATGAAGGAAGCGCTTGCAAAAGCAAACATTACCTATAAGTATCACGGAGATACATATTTCTCTATAGACGGCAACCAGAAAGTACTAGCTAAAATACGAGAGATAGCACCACCGAGTGCTAAAATCTACCCGTATTCCAAGAAGATGGAATCAGTCTTGCCTAAGCAAGAGAAGGAGGTTATAAAGAAGCCTACTAACAATACTGCAGAGAAGAAGGCAGCAGCTAATCCGAAGCGTCCTATGCATAAAGCTGTAAAGTCTACACGATACTTTCACCGTATGCAGAAGGGTCGTTATAAGAATCTACGAGAGGTTTTTCTCGCCCACAAGCGTTCAAAAAAGCACAAGGCTACAACTGTCCAGCTTAATGCTAAGAAGAGCTCTACGGGCTCGAAAAAGGCCTCTACGAACCTCAAAAAAGCTGCATAAGAAAGGAGGTAAGCTATGAAAGATAGTAGACAACGTGCAAAAATAGTTCGTAGAAGAAAAGTAGCGAACCTTGCAGCCTATAGTCGTCAGCACACCGTTAGAAATTGTGTAATTCCTAAAGCTGCAGAAGACTGGAAAATTATTCCATTTGGTAGTAAAATACAGCAAGACTTCAAGAATAAGTATCCATCTATACAGTCTGGATGTGGAATTGCTTACAGAATAGATGATAAAGGCAATATACATTTAAAAGATGATAGTTGGAAGGATCCGGATGAAGGATATCCGCAGTATAAACCTATGATGAAGAAGCATGTTGAGTGGATTTATAACAAAGAAACTCATATGACTGAGAAAGTACATGTAGCTTCAACATTCCCAACGAAGAAGTATGTTGACATACAGAAGTCGCTGTGGAAAAATCTAGGCTCAGCAGCCAAGATGGAGCTTTATACTCAAGATAAGCTCAAGAAATGGGAAAAGAAACATCCAAAGCCATGTCCTAACGACGATTTGTTCAAGGACGAATTCATTCCTCAGTGGGAACACGAAAGGGAAGAGGCTTTGATTCGCATCAGAGACTTCGTTGTCTCAATGTTCGACAAACTAAAGGTAACAGCGTCATTGATACCACCACTTCCAGCAAAAGAAATATTGTTGGCAAAAATAAAAGACCGTGGTAACGATAAAAATGTCGAAGTTGCTACAAAAATTGCAAAGCAAGCAATGAAGAACAATAAACACATTCTTCATTGTCAGTTGCTAGACCACAAAGAGAAATCTTATCGTCTAGTAGCATAAAAATTACAAAGCCGCATAATGCACAGTAAAGCCTCTAGATAGTATTCGGGAGTTTGTGAAAACACCTTTGAGTGCAACACTATACGTGACGCTATCTATGTAACTGTGTAAAAGAGTGAGTTGGCGAAATAGGTAGACGCGGCTCTGCAACTATCAGCGTAACGTTGACGGAAGTCATTAAATGATAGTATTGTGGGGCTGTCGAAAGACATATGGGTTCGAGTCCCATACTCACTCCTAGTATTAACTAAAGAACCTTTGAGTCATGTGGATACGAGATCGTAAAGTCGTTGTTTTCGACATAGAGATCTTCCAGAATTGTTTCCACTGTTGCTGTAAAGACACAGAAAGTAAAAGAATAATAAACTTTGAAATATCAGAAAGAAAGAACCAACTAGAAAATTTAGCTGGTTTCTTTTATTATAATGATTATGCATCACAATGTATGTTTTGTGGTTATAATAATCACCATTACGATGATGTTATAATTAATTATATAATAGATTACAAAGATAAACTGACAGGTCTGCCTTACTGGAGGATCTGTCAGTCTCTTTTCAATCTTTCACAAACTATAGTGGAAGACGAGGAGGGAAGTCGTGAGAAAGTCAAACGATGGAAGTATGCACATTATTTTCAATCTATGGATTTACTCACAATGATGTTTAGTCAAAAGCTTCGTGTAGGTCTTAAAACTATGCAAGCTACGATGCACTATCATAATGTATATGAATATGAAGGAGACTTTAATAAGCCTATACCTCCTACTGAAATAGACAATATGATAGGGTATAACATCAACGATGTCGAATCAACAGAAGAGTTATTAAACCAGTTGAAAGAGCAAATCGATTTAAGATTATTCATCGAAAAAGAACACGGCATAGATTGTCTCTCTATGGACAGTGTTAAGATGGCAGAGACCTTTCTATTAGAAGAATATTCTAAGAGATCAGGTATTCCTAAAAATGTTATAAAGGAAATGCGTTCTCCAATGGATTATATACCGTTGAAGGATGTTATTCTGCCATTTATAAAATATAAAAATCCAAAGTTACAAGACGTTCTAGAGGATATGAAGAAACAGATCGTATACTCTAAAGAGCGCAAAGGCTATGAGAAGAAGTTTGTTCTCTCAAATGTGGTGTATTCTGTGGGTGTAGGTGGAATTCATTCCATTCATAGTCCACAAATATTCCTCCCTAAAGATAACGAGCACATTGGACACGCCGACGTTACGTCCATGTATCCGTCTTTGTTGATTAAATATCAGCTTGGACCTCGTCACTTAGGAAAATTATTTTGCGATATATTCGAAGGTATTTACCACGAGCGAGTAGAAGCAAAACGTACTGGTCAAAAAATTAAGAATCTGTTTCTAAAGATCGTGCTTAATTCTCCTACAGGAAAAATGCAACAGGAGGTGAGTTGGATGTATGATCCGTTCAACGTTTTTAAGATTAGAATAAACGGTCAGCTAATTCTTTTAATGCTCGTAGACAGGCTTTTAGAGCTTGGCTGTGAAATTATTCAGGTCAACACTGATGGCGTTGTCTACAGAGCTAAAAACAGCCTTAGAGAAGGAATTGAGAGAGCCATCTCAGAGGTAGAACAGATAACCCAACTTGGTTTTGAAGTAGATGAGTACGAAGCCTTCTATCAGTATGCTATTAATGACTACTTTGGGGTCTTAGCAAACGGAGAGATAGAAGAAAAAGGTATGTTTATTACGAAGACAAAACTTGGAAAAGGATTGTCTCCAGTGGTAATTCCAAAAGCAGTAATAAACTACTTTGTCCATCATATACCAGTGACAGAAACTATTGAGAAGGACAGAGACATCCGGGATTTCTTAATGTCACAAGCAGTAGATAAGAAATTCAAAGTTATACATGGTGATAAACCTGTACAACGTATCAATAGATTTTATGCAAGTACAAATGGGCCGTATTTGTTCAAAGGTCTTGTAGACCCAATGCGTGTTGTACAATTCGTAAAGATTACTTTTAAGGACGGTACAACAGTAGAGGCACCTAGAAGCGAAGTAGAAGAACAAGGAAGATATTGGTATAATTCCGATATTGCTTCTATTGAAAATATAGGTACAAGAACTATAAATTTGAATGAAGTAGAAGGCTTACAAAATATGCTAACTAAATCAGGAGTAACAATCCTGAATAAGTTTGATGATCGCCCGATAGAAGATCGTAAGATTAACTATCGTTACTATATCAGTGAAGCCAAGAAAGTGATAGCGGACTTTACTGAACAACAGCTATCATTATTTTAGTAACCAACTTAGAACCGAGAGTCAATAGTATGATTATTGAAGTAAACACAAAAATTCTGGATGAAAATCCAGAGCTAAATTCAAATCAGTTATTGTTCCTAAGTATTGTATTGGATAAGAATCAACCCAAATATCAAGACGTCCGCAAGATTGTCAGCCTAATCAGCGACGACGAGATACAATACTTAGTCGATCAACATTTGATCACCTCGATAGGGAGAGATGATTCAGTTACATACGAAGCAACGGATAAGTTAAAAGAACAAATAGCACCTAAAAAGGACTACTTTGACTTATTCTATGATATGTATCCTGTGTATGTTGTTAGAGCGGATGGTAGTAAATCTTATTTGCGTGCAAATGTGAATAAGTGTCGTCATTTCTTTAACCTCAAATGTGGTCGTAGCTCAGCTATGGCAGAACATATAATTAAGTGTCTAGATTACGAAGTCTCTAAGAGAATGCGTGAAGGAAGCTTAAGTTATATGATGACTATGTGGAATTGGTTAACCCGTAGTCAGTGGGAAGCAATTGAAGATGAAATGAATGATAATACTAAACAATCAGTGAACTCTTATGGAACAGAACTTATCTAATATTCGACCTATGTCAGTTGTAGCTCAAGAAGCTATCAACTATATAGCAGGACGTAGAGAACATTCTATTGCGTCATTGAAGACTAGATGGGTTAAGTTTAATAAGCAGTGTATGGGAGGTATTGAACCAAATACCGTTTACACCATAGCTGGTATATCTGGAACAGGTAAATCAAGTTGGGTTAACAGCTTGACAACCGATTTAATTGATTTGAATCCAACTGAAGAGATAGTTATTCTAAATTTCTCATTAGAGATGGTTGGATTTAGGCAAGTTGGAAGAACGCTTTCGAATAAACTTCGTAAAACGACTTCTACCTTGTATAGTTCGGAGACGGACCTTGATGACGAAACATTTAAAAAAGTCATTGCAGTATCTAATCAACTGAAAGAGTATCCTATCTATTTTGTAGATAATCCAGGTACTCCTTCAGAGGTAGAAAAAACTATTCGATCTTTCTACGAAACCTATGTGAAAGGCACTAAAAAGCATTTCATTATAGTGTACGATCATACATTGCTGACGAAACAAGTTGGTTCAGTTATTGAAACAACATCAGAGCTTGAGCGAGTATTTATACAAGCTAAGAAGTTCCCTTTAACGTCTGTGGTGCAGATTGCACAAATGAATAGAAATATCGAGTCTTCAGAGAGGATAAATAACCCATCGAGTCATTACCCGATGCGCAGTGATTTATCGTCATCTGATGCAATGTTTCAAGCGAGCGATTATGTGCTCGTGATGCATAGACCAGAAATATTGAACATTCAAGAGTACGGTCCAAACCGTTTACCTACACAAAATAAGGTCTACATGCACATGTTGAAAAACAGAGATGCAGGTAAACCTTGTATATTGGAATTCGAGAACGATTTGATGTACAACAATCTGATCGAGAGTTAATGCTCAGATGACAAGTATTAACTTAAAAATTAGGCTGAATTATGATTACGACATACACTTTTGGTAAGAAGAACAATAATAATAATTTTAACTTTTTTCACACTAGTAGCAAACCCGATTATTCTAAGATCCTTGATGATATTATCATTACTGATATAATCGATAAGAATGATTTCTTGACTAAGGATTATAGTACTAAGAAGGCTGACGCTGATTACTTCATGAGTAAGACTTCTAGTCCCGCTCTGATTAACGCTACTAAGTTCCTCGCCAATTATAAGACGTATTCAAAGAAGTATACTCTGCCGTATATTATCGGTAAGTGCTATACTCTTTCCGATGGTACTCCTATTGTGTTCTACGAGAACAATATTCAGATTGGTTATGATTTCTTCGATTATGATGATTTCAACGACCTGTCTTTCTTTGATTCTCTGACGAAGAAGAACAAGAAGATTATCATCGATATTTACTTGAAGGGTGCTAAGAATATTAATATTAACATCCTTTAATTAATCATTAGAACTATAAGTCAATATGATAACTTTACCTACTCAAAAAGTTCCTGCAACTTCAACGAATCCGCAGTACTTGGTCTTATACGGTCTACCTAAAGCTGGTAAGACTAGTGCTGTAGCACAGTTGGAGAATAATCTCATCATAGACCTTGAAGGCGGATCTAAGTTCATTGATGCGCTAGCTGTTCAGGCACGTACCATCAATGATCTTGGAGAGATTGCACAAGCCATTCGAGCTAAGAACGATGAGTTGGGACATAATTTTTATAAACACATTACAATAGACAATGCTACACGTCTTGAAGACATTTGTATGTCTTATGCTTGCACTCTTTATAGACAAACGGAGCTTGGTAAGAATTGGAAAGGAACAGACGTTACTACGCTCGCCAGAGGTGCAGGTTATAAGTACCTACGAGACGCCGTTAAAAAGGTGATAGATATGTTTAAAGACTTGTGCGATGAATTTATTTTGATAGGACATGTCAAAGATAGTATCACCGATAAAGACGGGGAAGAGGTCAATGCAAAAGAAATCGACCTCGTCGGAAAACTTGGGAAAATTGTGTGTGGTATGGCCGACGCTGTCGGGTACGTCTATCGCAAAGATAATGAAACTCACATCAGTTTCAAATCTGGAGGAGACGGAACGATTATGGAAGCAAGAGCTAGGCATATCGCGGGTCAAGATATTGTTATAGCTACTGGAAACGAAGACGGTAGTATAACAACATATTGGAATCGTGTTTATAAACCTGAATAAGAACCTAGAGTCAATATCAGAAAATTATGTATAGTACAAAAACAGCAACAACAAATAACGAGGAATTTAGTTCCTCATATATGCCTGTAGGCATCAACGAAAATGTTACTTTGAAAGAAGTAAATGTAAACAAAACTCCTCAAGGTCGTGATTTCTTAGAGATTATCTTTGAGAATGAGGACGGCCAGACAGCAACTATGACTGAGTGGAAGAACGAAAAGAATATGTGGATTACTACAGACGAAGATTTACAGCGTCGTGATAATCAGCAGTTTGGTCGTATTCTGCAGGTTATTGATGCAGTTAAAGGTGGTCATAACGATTTTGAAGGCTCTTCATTTATCGAGATGATTAACTGGGTGAAGAGTTGTCTTAATGATGGAGATAATGACCAAGTACGTCTTAAGGTTGTTTACGACAAGAAGGGCTTTACGAAAGTTAGCTCTCTTGGTACTTTTGTTGAACCTATGAGTGTAACAGAGTCTCAGATTAAGCTTTGGAAGAACGATCTTCTGGAGCGTCCAGTAGTAGCGGATAAAGAACCCGCTGCTGATCCGCTCAGTGTAACAGCTGCTCCGGTGACTGCAGACTCTACAGGTGCTGACGACCTGCCGTTTTAATCATCTTGTTTGGTGGAGGGATAAACCATACCATCCAAGTATATTAAGACAGATAATAATGGTCAGTGGTGGAGGACTGATAGGTTAATCCTGTCAGCCCCTAACAAGATTTTTATTCTTCATATTTGCTATGGCGAGAAATCCCATAGTAGAATCTCCCTAAAACGGTGAAAATCCTTATACGAGATAATTTTGGTGTAATAGGAAACACGTCACTTATAGTGAAGACCAAGGTTCGAGTCTGCGACTTTATCTCGACACTAACCAATAATGTGTAAGGATAATACCGTGCTAAATTGAATTATAATCTAGCAAATTACGTTTTAATACTAGTATACGTGTAAAGATTTGCATAATTCATAAATGTGTAGAGAGTATATAGGAGATACCTAAGTTGAAATTTATTAAAAGACTGGTCATGACCAACCGTTATTACCTTAAAGTGTGGGGTATGAGGAATACTAAGCTGTTAAGAGAGGTGTTGTGCGGCAGGGTGCATTTAATATCTTGCAAGAATTTCAATATGGTAAAAATACTCTTTGGAAATCAGTAGTCTAGAGGTTATGACGATCAACTACAAGATAATTGATGGACTGTGGGGTTCGATTCCCCATCTGATTACAATAATTTTAATTTTTTAAAACATGAGCAAAGAATTTAAACTTAATTTTGAATGGAATACACGCGATAATAAAAATGATGCACGTGTAGGAGCAATGTACTGTTTTAAGTACTGCGACATTTGTAAAAACTAAAATGGAAGAAAAGAAGTTCAAACATGGAACAAAAGAGTACTGGATGGACTGGTACTGGAACAGAGGTGGACGAGAAAAAGTCCAAGCTAAACGTTATATACGAGAGTATGAACGTGAAAAGAAAAAACGGAGGGCACGTACCTCAGTTGAATAGAGGTCTGGCGCGAAAGTTAGCCGGAAAGTCGTGGGTTTGAGTCCCACCGTGTCCACAAGAGGTCAAATCATATCGCTCCTCTTAGAAATAAACACGGCGGTATGTGGGTTGGAAGTTTTATTCAAACTGTGTAAAAGACAAAGAATATACAAAAGAGTTTAAGATGACCTAAAGTGTGATCCTGGAGGCTGCGTATGAAAAATTACGTAATAGGGTTCGAATCCCTACACACAACAATACTAAGAGCTTATAAGCCAATGTATAGTACAAAAACAGCAATTACAATGAGTCTTAGAGACTTATTGGATAAAGTTGATGACTATACTATCTATTCTTATTATCTAGGCCCATTTAAGCCTGGAAAACTAATGAATAGTCCTTTACGAAGTGATGATAAAATGCCATCATTTGCAATATTTGCAACTAAAGATGGTGCTTTATTATTTAAAGATCATGGAACTGGAGTAGCAGGTAATGCACTTAAATTCATGAAACTTTATAGAGGTATTCAAACAAGAGAAGAACTTGAACGAGAATTGCTGAAAATTGTAAGAAGAACAAATCCAGAATTAAACGCTACAACTGTAACAAGAGGTAGATTAGTTACATCTGGATTACCAGCAGATATCGGAATAGTTCGTCAACCATTTACGGAAATAGACAAGAAATATTGGAAACAATTTCATATTTCTATCGACACATTAAAACGATTCAATGTGTTTAGTATTAAATATTATCTTTGTAATAGAGTCGTCAGAGGAACCTACAAAGATAACAGCCCTATGTATGCCTATAAGGTTTATGATAAGTTTAAAATTTATAGACCTTTAGCCTCAAAGTATACTAAATGGCGTACCAATCTGACAAATCGGCACGTTCAGGGGTTAGCCGAGTTGCCCTACGAGGGGGGTAATCTGCTGATAATCACTAAGTCTTTAAAAGACGTTATGTGTTTATACGAGATGGGATTTAATGCTATATCTCCGTCTAGTGAGACTACATTTATACCTGATGATATATTGAAGTCTCTTAGATATAAATGGAAGCATATTGTTATACTATTCGATCGAGATGCAACGGGAATGAAAAAAGCTCGTGAATATAGTAAACGATATAAGATAGATGCTATATTTGTCAATAAAAAGTTTAAAGCGAAGGACATATCCGACGCTGTTCGAGATAATTCGTTCTTCGCAGTAAAAGAATGGTTAACAAAAACAGTAGAAAGATATGATAGCTAACATATTAATTGCAATAGGTTTCTTCTTCGTAGGTCTTACTACAGGCATTTGTTTAACAGCAAATGCTTATCGTAAAGCCTTAAACGAATGGAAGAAGGAGATGAAACACTTAATAGTGTATGAACTCTAAAGGTAAAGTAAAGAACGCGACAGCTGTCGATGCGTATGGAATACATTTTCGAAGTAAACTTGAACTCTATACGTATGAAGCTTTTATGAAAGCTGGAATCCCAGTTAAATATGAGCCAAAGCACTTTACTTTATTACCCAAGTTTACTTACCTTGGAGAAAATATACGTGCTATTACTTATCTGCCTGACTTTATTGGTCGTGGATTTGTAGTAGAGTGTAAAGGCTTAATGGGTGATTCGTTTCCATTAAGATATAAACTCTTCAAGTATTACTTAAAGCGTCATCATTCCAAGATGCGCTGCTACCTGGTGAGAAATCATAAACAGGTAGATGAAATGATTGCAGAACTAAAAGTCAGACAAGAAAATGGAAAAAATGAAAAACAATAACAATTTCGTTAATAGTAATGGTCACATAATTCCTAAACCTTCCGGTATAGATTACGAGCTTAAACCTGGTAAAGTTTACGCTTTGGTACATGATCGTGATTTGTATATGGATTATTTAGAGGAGGATAAAGATTTTGAATTCCCTAAGACATACTATTTGAATGATAAAGATAATAAGTTTATAAACAAGACTATTGATACATTCAATAAGACTGAGAAGATGACAACAGGTATCTTACTTAGTGGTATGAAGGGTTCAGGTAAGACTCTTATGGCTAAGAAAATAGCTAAGGAATCTGGTCTTCCTATAATTGTAGTAGACAGTAAGGTATCATCTGATGATATCGAGCCGTTCTTTGCAAAGATTACGGATGATGTGTGTGTTATTTTTGACGAAATAGACAAATATTGGACTACTCGTTACCTTCTTACTTTTCTTGATGGTGTAAAACCAACTTGTAAAAAGATGGTTATTGCAACATGTAACGATGAAAAGGAAATTAGTTCGTATTTGAACGATAGGTGTTCACGTATACGCTATAAGAAGCGCTTCGGCGGTCTTTCTAAGGATACCGTAGAAGGAATTATAAATGATATTGTTGGAGATAAGAATAAGGCTAATGCTGCTGCAGAATATATTTGTAGCAACGTTGAGACTATATCTTACGACAATGTTATTATCTTCGGTGAGGAAATAAAGAATAATCCCGATGATTCCTTTGATGATATCATCGAGTTCCTTAATATTGCTAAGAGGTAATGTTGTTGTTATTACAAATATTAGGTTTTGCAGGAGGTTTCTTTGGAGCCATGTGGCTTCTTAGATGGTCAATGAACAAAGATATAGTTATTACCTTTAAACCTTTTTCTGTAAAAATTGAGAAACGATAATGGATATTAGTATTCCATACTACGAGGACCTTTCTAGGATCTCGAATTCGAACATAGGCTGGTTTCTAAACAAGGGGCCAGCCTATTTACATAAGATGCTTACAGATCCTCCACCTGAGGAAAAGAACCCAGTGTTGGAGCGTGGAACTATGATCCATGAATATTTGTTGCAGCCAGAAGAGTTCCAAAAAGACTATGTAGTCTGGAGCAAAAGTAGACCTTTTTCTGCACAGCAGGAGAAGTTCTGTCAGGCCTTAGCATCTTCATTAGAAATAGAGCCAAATAGAGCCATTCTAGACGCCTATAAACAGGCATATAGTACAGCAGGAAAGTCAGAAGACAAAATGCTGTCAGAAGGCCTTAAAATAGCCTCTACGTTGAAGGATTATATCGACTTCCTTAAGTCAGATGATAAGAGGATTATGATTACTCCTTCAGAAGCAAAAATGCTTGAGAAAATCAAGCAAAACATACTTGCTCACAAACTTGCTTATCCTATAATAGAAGCATCTAAAGTATTACGAGATAGTAATGATAATGTGATATTTGAAAACCATCATGAGTTTCACATCAATTGGACATACTATGTAAAAATGGCAGCTGGAGTAGAATGTAAATCATTGTTAGATGGTCTTATGTTAGACTTTAGAAATAAAAAAGCTACAATATACGATCTAAAGACTACAGCTAAACTGTGGCACTTTGAAGAAAGTATAGAGATGTATGACTATTGCAGACAGCTATGTTTCTATTATCAAGCAGTTGTTTGGTATTTAAAATACGAACTAAAAGAAGATCCTAATAGTTGGACTTATGATTGGTATATTATAGGAATTGATACTACAGGATCGAATGAAATTCGTGTATTTAAACTTGACTACTACATGATTGATTCTCGTAAAGAAACAATAATGAATGCGATGAAAGAGATTATGTGGCATCAAGATCACAATTTGTGGGAACATAGTAGAGAATATTATGAAGGCGATGGCTCAGAGTCATTGAACCTATGAGCAATATATACAAAGTAATTATACCTTTGATTGATGAGAATATATCACTTGATGATATTCAGGATGATACATTTGTTGATTGTTATGTAGAGGATATAAATCGTCCCTTTCTTGACAATCATATATTTCTCATGTACAAATGGGATAATAAAAAATCGTCAAAGGTTTTCTATAAGTTCAGAGATATAAAATCTTTTTATGGATATAAAATTGTGTATATTAATGGAAAAAGCTATATAATATACACGTTTACGTCTAATGCTAATATACGGCGTTTAATAAATGGAAATGTATTATTAGGTGATTTGACTAAACTGCGTATTTTACGATTTTGGCAGTTTACAGATAAATGGGTCATGTTTAATATCATGCGTGGAACCGTGATGTGTGACCCACCTAATAATATTTTGCCAGAAGAAGATTATATCGAAGAATAAAATAAAAGGACAGGTGTGCAGAAATAGCACACTTGCCCTTTTTTATTTGTATATATTTTAATACAACAATACATAAGATACGCGAGATTTTTGCGTACTTATTTGTTAATAAACAATTTTGTTTTTCTTTCCTCCGCTTTTACTTGAAGATTTTATTCCTTGTTCTTTTTCCCAAGTAGATTTATTAGGAATTAAGAAATTGTTAGGAGATACACCTTGGTACCAGTTTAAAGTAGACTTAATACCAGAAGTATGCCAGTTACGAATAACATTATCTAAACCAGTTGCTCCTGTAATCTTCATTATATCTCTAGTACCTCTTGTCATACCTTTATATCCTCCAGAACGAACCATTTCGTTTCTATCGTGTCCATTTATCTCGAACAAATCCATAAATAGTTCAAGCGAATATCCTAAATCATCAAGATAAGATTTTGCTGTTGATGGAGAACTAATCAACTCTGTAACTGTACCAGGCCAATAGAACGTTGAACGCTCTGTGAAAGTTCTAGTAGCAAGTAAAGCTAATTTCCAACGTGTCCAGTTTAACATTTTATCACCAGCATTATTACCGTTGAACTCAAGTATACCTCTATCTTCTCCTTCTGGATCAAATATATTTAATGTCCACATAGGTTCCTTATCGTCGTCATAATCGTTTGTTCTAGCAAACGCTATAGACCATACCATTAAGAAAGCACAAGCTCCGATAATAGCTACTTCAGTTAATATACGATTTACAGCATATTTTTGATCATTTGTTAGCTGTCTAATATCTTTGTGCGTAATTAAAGCTTTTACATTCTGAATATATTTGTAAAATCCTTTTAATGCACTAAACCACAAACCGTTACCAAATTCTCCAGTTTCAAAATTAACAGAACCAGCAGAATCAGAAGTATACATATTAAATTTATTTGATTCAATTTCTTCTTGGGTAGCATAATCATATCCAGTTCTTGCTCTTTCCCAATATGTATTTACATAAAAGTTGCGCATAAGAGTTAAGAATGAACCAAATACATTCTGTTGAATAGCTGCTTTTTCTGTTTGAGGGATTATACCATTATACACAGAAGTTCTATCTCTAAGTCTACCAGCTATTTGATTTTCAAGTTTTTTATTTATATACTGTTTAAAATCATCTTTAATTTTTAATAAACCATCTTCTTGATAATAAGCCTGACGTAGAGTTGTTTTTTCTGATTCCCATTTATCTATAGCATCTTTTTCAGTATATCCGTGTTTAGTATATATATCAATAGCGTCTGTCTTAGACATAAATTTTTTAGATTTCCCGTCTGGCATCTATACGAGTCTATAATGATTGTATGTTGCACCAAGAATCATAGTATTTATAAGATAATCAGCCATTGTATAACCACCCATTCTAGTTTCAGAAAGTAATCTGCTCCATCTAGATTGGTCGGTTCTACCAAATATATCAGAATTACTTTTAGATAATTGATTATACTACATAGCAGCTACCATCCAATCATCTACAACAGGATTACCTAAATTAGCTATTACGTTAGGTAACGATTTAAATGCCTACCAATAACCTTTTCGTAAATCTTCGGTTGTAAAATATTTACCACCTACAGCGTCTGCTATTGATCCAAGTAATGCATCAAGATAACCTACTTCAATTGTAGTAAAATTCAATGCAAGCATTGACATCGATGCTAAGCTTCTAAATTTCTTAGAAATCTACATTGTTGACTTCTAGAATTTAGAATACGTTTTAGTTTCATCTCCACCAAGTTTAGATTCTTTACCATATATTCTATAATCCATAAGCTACTTCATTTTCTGATACTGTTTTGGTAGCTTATTTTTATCAGATTGTTTAGATTTTGTATTAGGATTAATGGCTTCTTGTATAAGCTCAAATGCTGGTAGTTTTTCGGACTTTAGTTTATAATTAAGTGCCATATCATAATATAATAATACAGAACCTAACACATCAGAAGATATAATAGAAGGATCCTACAATCGCTTTACAAAACGTACAGGTATATTATTTACTATAGTACCGTCTGGACGTCTTGGTAAATCCCAATTCGTAGAAACATCAGTATCCTGCTACATCAAACTATCATCAAATTCTGGTTTACCATCTTTGCCGAACTTTAAACCAGTCCAATCCTATAAACCATAGTTTAACGAAGCAAATAAATCAGCAGAACTTCTACTTCTACCAAGTATAGACATACCTCTACCTGTTATTTGAGGAAGTAAGAAACGACGTTCTATAGCCTTAGAAGGAATCATGTCGTTAGCTTTTTCCATAAGCTATATAAGTTTATCATATAACTTTTTATATCCTTCATTTTCTAATATCTTTTGATAGTTATCGTTAGTATAATCTACAGTACCCTAAACTCGTTTCGTACCTTCTTTTCTAACTTTTGGCTACATGGAGTATTTAATCTCCTTTTTGTATTTAGTATTTACAAAATCTGAAGATTCATCTAATTCTGAAAATTGACTAGAATATTGATATATAGTGGTAGGTATAGATTCTCCTCCTTCTTTCTTTATGCTAAAAGAATTAGGAGAAGTCATACTGAATACTTTAAGATAACGCTGCCGTCCTTTATAATCTGTGTACGTGAATAATTTCTTAAATTTTTCAGCAGCAGAATCGTCTGCGTCTATTTCATAATTCCAACGTTCTCCAAGCCAGTCTAAGAATTTTTTATCAGTTTCTTTAGTAGAAGATACTAAGAATGAATGTATATACTCTTCAGTTTCCTACTTTTCTTCTGGACGAATTTTAATTTCTTCCATTTGTTGTTCAAGACGTTGTAATTCTTCCCATACGCTTGTGTCTGTATTTATACCGAATCCAAGTAAATCAAGATTAGGTTGAGTAAAACCACCACGTCTCTTTATATGCTCTATAATAGCTCTATGTCTATCAGCAAGTTCTCTATACTCTTGTTTTTGTTTAGGAGCTTTACGTAATATATATTTCCAAAATTCTGGATTAATTACCTGTATACGATTATCTGCTAAAAATTGCTTATATTCAGGACTATCTTTTTCAAATTTACTTAACGCAGCATTAAACTTTTCGTCGTTTTGCTTATATTTAACATGGTCAGCTATATATCTATTCCAATTAGTTATCTATCTTGCAATCTCAGCATCTTCTCCTTGTTTTTCTTTAAGAGTTACAGTGCCGTCAGATAAACTATTGAATATATAAGGACAAGCTAACTCTCTCTTTTCTTTACGTAAATCAGCTAAACGTTGACGTTCTACCTGAGTAAGTTTTGAAGAATCTATAAATCCATCTTCTGTCATACCTTTCTACGAAAGTATATCAATCTGATGTTGTATTAATTGTTGAGCTTGTAAGGCAGCGGGAGATAGGAATCTACGCTTTTTCTTATAGTATTCTAATTTATAACGACGTTCACAATGTGTATTTAGCCATTCATCTAACTCGTCATAATATTGATTATATATAGAATTATCAGCTGTATGATCCTCTTCTGGAAATATTAAATCATAACCATCATTGTATTCGTTATATTTCCATTTAAGACCTTTCTTAGCATATTTATCTCTTAATGAAGCTTCAAATGTATCTTTATCTTTATAGAACTTACCATAGTTTCTGTCGCGAACAAAATATCCTGTGAATTTACCAGAGGTTCCATCTTCACCATCCATTTCCATAAATAGTTTCTGGAAGTTTTTGAAATCTACTTGCGAACCTGCCGGTCTTACTTTGTTGTATAGTCGTATAAGTTCGTTACCTTTTTTAAGTATTTCTCTATTCTTTTCAAACTCTATATCAGACATCATTTTCTCAACAATGTTGATAACAGAACTTCTAGAACGAGATGCCATACCTAAAGCTATTTCACCAGCAGCAAGATCGCCATATACAGTATCTTGTTCTATCCAACGTATCATATTACGAATAAACGTATCTTTATCCTTAACTGCATCAGATTCATATACAAAATCAGTTAGAACTTTCTTAGCGTATGGAATAGCAACTTTGTCTTGGTAGTCTTGTTGCATACTATCTACCACACGCTATAGAGATGTTGTAAGCTCTAAAAGATCTTGAGAATACATTGTTTCTTGATCTTCTTTACTCAGTTTTTGTTTCTCTTCGTCAGATAAAGTAGATAATTCTAACGCTTTCTGCGCACGTAGCTTATTTAACTCTCCTACCTTAGAATCGTTTGTAAACAGTTTATATAATTGAGATAGAATGCCATCATAATATCCAAGAAGATCATAGCGAATGTAATTAATCTGTTGAGGATCCCATGTAGATATATCTTTACTAACAAGTTGCTCGTCTATAAATCTACGAGTCTTAAGAATTTCTTGTTCAGCATTAATTAAGAATTGTTCAATCTATTTGAACATTTCATCAATATCTTCCGGATTTACATTCTCTATCTGAGCTAATTGATCTTTCAAATCATTAATAAGCTTTGTTTGCTTAGTTGTACGATTTAAATGAGAACGTAATCTAGTTTTAGTACCCTCCTTGATAATGTTAAGAGTTTCTTTATCTAAGTTCTTCTGTATAGACTCTGCATGCTGCAAACCAGTAACTATTTCAAGATCTCTATACAATAAACTTAAAACTACTTGTTTTTCTTGATTTGATAAATCTTTTCTGGTTTTAAGTTTACTTATTTCGTCTAAATCAAACTGTTTGCGAGCATTATCCTTGACTTTTAAAATAGCATTAGACAACTCGTCTTCTTTTAATTCAGAAGATTTTTTATATTGTTCAATTACAGATTTAATATACTCTTCTCTATGTATATTTATGACCTATAATAATTGTTGAGAATCTTGAAATTGTATAGGAGTTTCTGTCTTTTTATTAAATATTATTTCAGAAGATAATTTAGATATAGTAGTTTTTCTATCTCCATTATTCTAAGAAAGAGCTTCCGTAAATTCCGAAGAATCGGAAAGACCTGGATGATTTCCAAGTCCTTCCCCTTCGGTTTTATTCCATATATAATACGCAAGATCTTCTCCAAGCGCATCTACAATCTCTTCAAACTCTTTCTTTATATTTTTATTGTTTAAATTTGGACAAAATGCTTGCATAATTATTGATTTTTACAGTAACCTTTAATTTCTTCTCCGTCTTTCTCAGCGTTCTCTTTAACTTCTTGTTCATACAAATGATCATTTAATTCATGCATCTTTTGTACAAGATAATTAAATAATTTTGGAGTTCTTTGTTTTGTTATTTGAGATATTTTACCATTAAATATTCCGTTAAAATATTCTCCGTTATTGCTTCCTAATGGGAAATAGATATATTCGTATTTTCCAGTATCCCATTCAGATATAATATCTTGTATTTCAGCATCAATAACTTTCTTAAACTCTTCGAAATCAGAATCGTTCCATCTACCAGACTCTCCTTTTGCACCATCATGATACCATCTCTATGTACTAATTGGTCTTGCATTATTTAAACCCCTTACTACTGCAGATGTGACGGACGGATAAGATTTTCCTTTACCATATCTACTAGAATACCACGAATTGTCTGATATAACTCCTTTACCAGACGTTCTATCTGTATTGTCGGTAAATACATATAAAACATTAGTATCGTTTTCCGCAGTAGATCTGTTATATATTTGAAATTTTATCTTATTAGTCTAACCATTTGTACTAGAAGGATTGCTTAAAGCTTTATTAAATTCTCGCATATTACCTTCAAACTTATCTATAAATGTATTGTAGTTATTTAAATATTCTACAATATTAGCATAATTCTAACTCCATTTATTAGTCATATCTTGTACAACTTGTCTACTTATAAAGTCTCCAAGTTTGTATGCTTTAGATAAAGCTTCTTTTTTCGGAGTATATTCACTTACTCTAGCGTCACTTCTACCATACTCAGTCATTAAGTAGTTACCTTTAAGCTGATTACCCTTAGGTTCTACCTTAATGTATATTGGGAATTTAATCCAATTACCTTGTTTATCTTGCTTCATACCGGTGTCAATCTTCTCATATACAGTATATGCACGTTGACTATCCTTAGCAGCTTTATAATTTGTACGAGGTACTTTGATAAACATTGGAGCATTATTAGCATCAATAGATGGTTCATATACACCTTGCTCATTTAAAGCCAATGCTGCAAGTATTAGTGGATTGTACTATGGTCCTGGGAACGCAGCTGTCTCCCCACTATATGTGATAAATTGAGGCAATTTAGTATTACCATCTTGAGTGGTCTTTGTAGAATAATACGTTCTTACAATATCGTTATCGAACCAGTTATTAAGAATAGCATCTCTAAGAACTTCTCTACTTATTTGTTCAGATCCAAAGTTACGTATCTTATCTCTTATAAAATCACCATAACCAGATTCTTTTCTCCAAGAGAATGGAACCTACTTAAACATTTTAGTAAAACCACCTTGGTCTCCAGATGTTACAAACGCATACACAACAAGATCTTCCGCAAATTCTTTCAATAGTGGATGTTTATTATCGTGTAATAATTCATCCCATCCATCGATGATATAGTTAGATTCTACTCCATTCTAATCAAGAGCGTTGAATAATTTCAAGAATTTGAGATTTGCATACGTGTCAGGCATCTCCCTATAAATATTTGTTATAGGAGCATTATAATCAAACGTACGACCATGTACAAGACTTCTAAGTAACATATTAATAGGTTCTCCGGCTTGATCTAAAACATCCGTGTATTGAGGATCGTTTTTTATATCAAATAAAAGTCTATCGAATCTATCGTAAATAGTATTCTTTCCTTTAGTAAGTCTAATTGTACCTGTAGATGACGTTTTTCTTGTTATAGGTGTTGTAATTTCGTTAAGCTCTTCATTTACACCTGTAACAGGAGCACTAAGTGTATAAGTAGACGTATCTTTATTATTTACAACATTTATTACTATAACTCCGCCATCAAACGTTTGACCAACTTTCATAACACCTTTCGTGGCATCAAATGTAATCAATGCTCTACCTCCGATATACGAAGATAAGTTATAATTGGATTTAGATCTTAACGATATATCATTCTAACCAGCTGGTTGTGAGAATTCAAATGTTTCTTCGCTTTCACTTACAAGATCTCTAATATACGTAGGATTGTTTGGTCTTAAATTAGCCGCATAATCATTAATAAATTCTGATTTAACAGCCGCCATTATAATTCTAGAGATCTTATTATTTAAATCTACATCTTTAGAACCGCTTCTACCTATTGCAGATAATATATACTATACAGCATCATTGAATGCCGGAGTAGCTTGTAAGAATTGTCCTTTTAAGATATTTTCTGTCATCGCAATAGCATTTCTAGTCTTAGTTTCAATATAAGACTCTCTAGCCATTCTTCGAATGCCAAATTCATCAAACAATCCTGTTCCATTTTTATCGAAAAACAATTCCTCAAAACCTTGTTCGTATAATTTCTGTTCTGTATAACTCTTACCGTGTTTCTTTGTGTCAATCTTCGAATATTTAACAAGGTTTGATACGGAACGAGCATACGGATCAAACTGCATATTAACCAAATAAACAATGAACTGAATCTGTTCTCCAGTTAATTGCAAATCCTCTCCGTTTGCATTTATTGTAGATCCTATACTATATTCTTTATTAGCGTTTTTGCGTAATATACCTTCGTCTACAATGGTTTTAAATATATTATTAATATATTCTCTCATTTTAGATCTTTCCGGATTTACAATATCTATAAGATCTTCATACTTATACTTACCTATTTCCATGTCTCCAAAATGAACTTTGGCCACTTCTTCTACAGCTTCTTTTTGTAGCTGATATTGAGATTTGTTCTTATTAGCCATATAACTGCTTGCAGCATTCATATAAGCTTGTGCAAGTTCTTTCATTATTGGTTGAGTGGTGAAGTAGAATGTATTCTTACCAAATCCTGTGCGTATTAATGTATTTACAAGATTGTATGTGTATGGATTTACATTCAATTTACTTATATAAGGATCTTTAGCAATATCTACGTGAGCGTTAATCAGTGCAGAAATCCAAGACATTACGGAATTATGGTCAACATCTTCTTTACTTGCAAGATTAGTAAGACCTAATGTAGACATTATAGTCCCTGGAATATCCTTAAATCTAACATCATACAACATCGTAAGAATGTGGTTGTTGTTATTCAAAGCGAACGGACCTATACCAATCTTACCAGTAATGTAATCATTCTTGCGTTCTGTTTGCGTAGACAACGAATAGAAACTATATGGTGTTTCTTTTGTTGCAGCGCCACCTTCAAGTTCTTCTACTATATCTGTAAGCAATTTAGTATCGTTATCGATAGATCTATGTAATATGTTTATAGTATTCTTATCAAGTAATAACGTAATAAAGTCTCTAATTAATCTATTTTGATAGTATTGTTCAGTACCTTCTTCAAATTCATCAGATGCTATATTTTTATTATCTACATTCCAATTTATAGTAGAAAGACCGAGTTTGTCAATATCAAAATCGGAGCCAGTAATCTTAGTAAATTCTTCTGGTAGTATTACAGTATCTCTAACTACAGGTAAAACATCTACACAACGTAAAGCATGTATAGAAGACTCGGCCTGTGTAGGAATACGATATGCAATTATATTGGCAGTTCCTCCGATTATACCATTATCTAAAAGCCATTGTCTAGCCTCATCAAATGACATTTCTCGCATCTTACGCTTTGCTATATAATTTCCATATTTATCTTTCTTATACTGACCATCATTACCTTTTACATATACATAATCGCCGTTGCTATCTAATTCGTATTCGTCAGATTGTACTTTTGGTAATATGTGAGAGAAATAATCTAGAGATAACACACAATCCATAGACCCTTCTTCATTTATCATTTGAAGACGTTTTCCATTGTATAATTGTCTGCCTACAATATTACCTTTATCTTGACTATACATACGTTGACCTTGCATAGCCCATACAGAACGCTGAATAAAGAATGCACCTGGAGTATTGACATCTACTACATCCTTATTGATCATAGAAATAAGAACACTTTCAAGCCACGAAGCATTTGATATAGCTCCAAGCGGTATAGATGTTTCTTTGCCTGTAGCAGTAGATATTACTTCAAGAGCTTTCATTACATTCTTATCCGCCCCTCTATCACTCATTAGACGACTAACTTCCTTAGCGAATTTCTCTATATCTATCTATCTATCTGGAGAATTTTGATCTGTTATAATATCTCCAGCAGCATTTAATAGATTACCTTCATTATCAGTAACAAAGAATCGTTTATTAAGTTTTTGTACTCCTAAATCTGATAATGAATTCATAGAGCTCATAATACGCTGTTGTAAAGCTTCTCCACGTATTTCTTCACCAGACTGTGTTTTGTACATTCTACCTTGGAATAAGTTGGAAAATATAATCTTTTGAGCCTGCGTACCCATTCGTAACATCTCGTCTTCTTTAGGATCAGTATTTAGCTGTTTTCTGAGATATGAGAAATCTACGTCGTATGTATTGAAATTAAATGACTCTTTAAATGTAGGTTTCCAACTCCATCCGTCTATTCCGTGATCAGTAAAGTTGTTAGCGTTTTCAGCATTATCATCTTCTCTAAATTCAGACCAAACAATTGGTTTTGAACCTTGAGAACCTACTTTTACAGCAGAATTGACTAACAACATATCTACTCCCTGTTCTTTCATCTTATCAAATATATTACTCATCTTACCTGTAGCAATACATTCAAATATTGGGAATAGAGCCATCTTATGATAGTATGGTATAGATACTCCGTTATTTAGCCTTCTACCAAAAGCTGTATATTTTTGATTACCTATGACCGTAGTAAGTACTTTTTGATAAGCTTCAGATTTACCTAAATAATCAGCTTTTTTACGTCCTCTAAGAATATCAAAAGCTTCTTCGACTTCTTTTGACCAAGAACCCTCCATTCTTAGCAACATTTCACACATCTCATCAGTAACATATGCACCACCGTCTGCAACGTCAATTTTGCCTGCAAAGGAGTTAGCAGCAACCTCAGCTTTCTATTTGCTCAAATTAAGCAATTCTGAGTCTTTGTAAGCGCTTTCTATCTACTCGATGGATTGTTTATCCACCTAGTCTGTAATTTCCTCTCTAAGAGCCTTTAAATCGTCTGTAAACAGTCTTCTACGCTCATTAACAGCAGCTTCTTTCTCTATAGGCGTCATTTCTCTGTCTCCGCGAATAGTTTTTATATCAAAATCGAGCTGCTATTGCATTAAGTTTCTCTCTTTTTCAAGTCTATCATATATGACATTTTGTCGCAGTTCTGAAGCATACATATTCTCACGCAAATAGTCTAATTGAGGAGATGCAATCTCTTCATTATCAACTTCTGCACAGCGGTATTTACCTTCTTTATATTTATCAGGTATATTTTCAAGCTCTGTAAAGTTATTAGTACCAGTAGAACCAAGACCACCAAGACGTTTTAATTCATCTACCGTACGATCTACAAGCTCTCCTTTACTATTATACTTCCATTTGTAGAATGCAGGATTTCCAGACATTAAACGTTCCATCTCTTGTCCAGACATTATAGCTTTATTGGATATATCATTTAGATATACTACAACAGCTATAGATTGTGCTATATCTTGTGATATACCTGGATATTTAGTCATATAAGCATTTGCTAGAGAAGAAATAGCTACATTATTTAAACCGATGTTCTTATAATTCAAATAGTTATTTTTGTTATTTCCTACCTTTTGAATTAAGCCTAAACTTTCAGCAGTAGCGAGTTCTTTATCAAGTATCTTGTTAAGATTACGTTTAATAAGAGCTTTCTATTCATCTTCTGTTCTATCAAAGAAATAAGCTTCTGCTATACCAAGGTTCTCTTCCCAAGACTTAGTATTATCGTTGAAAGAAATAAACTGTTCTCCTGTATAGTTATCATCTTTATCGTATGTATCTTCCCATACACCCAATAACGAAGAGAATCGTTTACCTTGTTCTTTATAATTCTTTACGTTTACTGGATCTGTTGCAGCTTTCTTAATGGATTCATATTCGGACTTAGCATAAGATAAGAACTAAGTTACTACAGAATCAAGCTGATCAATACCTCCATCTTCTTCAGAATGGGTTTTTTGAATAGCGTTCTGTGCACTTGGTATTATATTACCATCTTGATCAAGTACATTAGAATAGTCTAATCCAGGTAACTTTATTCCCTAGAAGTAAACATACTTCTTTTTATCAGATAAAGTAAGTGATAATATACCACCAGATTCAAGTATAGCAACTTTAGATAGATAGTCTTCTCTTCTACTTATCTCAAAATAATCTTGTCCAGTATCTCCTTGTTTATCAGTCTTAAAGCCTATTAAGTGATGTAATTGTAGTTTTAGTTCTGGATTCTTTGTAAGCTAATCTAACACATAAGAGCCATACGAATGATGATCTCCATTTGCATCTGGCATAGGATCTATATAGTAGTTATATACATCAGCTTTAAGATCTTCATACCACTAAGTACGTTTATTTAATGACCTAATTGTATCTGAGAATAAATCATTATCGGACATCTCATAGAATCGGTTATTGCCTGTAGCAAGTACAGTAAGTTCATCTTTAGAGTGTCTATATTGATATTTCCAGTTACCAAGCTCTTTTACAAATGCGAGATTTTCAAATACATTTTCAAACTTAACAGTTTTACCATTCTTCAGTCGTATATTTCCATCCTTATCTATATTTAGAGATTTTCCATTAGATATAGTATTCAAGAAATATAAGAAGCTACTTATAGAATCCTTTTCGTCTATAGAATTTACCATCTATCTAAGAGCATCTGCATCAGCGGATCCGTATTTATGAGTAAGCATATAATCAAACTCGTGAACATGTATATTTATTCCTATAGCGTTCAACGATTCACAAATAGCTCTTTTAACTTTAGCAAGTTGTACTGGATCGTTAAGATCAGTAATTGCTCTAGTTGTAAAATTACGTTTTGGTTTTGGAGAAGCGGCTATCATTTCTGGATCAGAATACTCACTGAACACATAATCTTCAGTACCAACTACATCCCATAGTACAAGTACCTTCTTCTATTTTACAGGAGCATCAGATAACATCTGTTTTAATCCAACATATAGTTGTTTTCCGTCCTTGGAAACTGCACTAAAATCAAACAGTCTAGCTATCTTTTTAAATGCTATAGCTGCTTCCGGATTGTTCGGATTAAATACAAGTTGTCCGTTTTTGTTTACCTTTAATATATCAGATCCACCTTTTGATAATACTTGACTCCATTGTATAGGATATTCTCTAGCGTTATAATCAGCATCAGACGTCTACATATTAATAGTATATACACCTTCGGAATTCTCTACAGCTTTAGCTAACATGAACGTATGTCTATTAGAGCGTATAGTGTTCATCAACTATGTTAATAGAGCTTCAACGTCTGCATCACTTCTCTTAGTAAGCAAATTCTATATTCTAAGAGCTATTACAGACCACATAGGATCTTGATGAGATAATTTCCACAAACGTTGAACTAATTCATCAAGCGTATCAATATCCCAAAGATGAGAAAGAGCTTCATTAAATACGTATTTCATAGGAAGCATCTGTGGCATTCCTAATCCGTTTGTAGAAGCAATAAGATTATGATGTTCATCATAGTACATATCTGGAATGCTAGCGAAGAAGTATTTTACTCTTGAAGTAGACTTATCAAATCTACTAAATTCGTAATCCCATTTAAAGAAATTATCATCCCAAGCAGATGCTATACTTACTTCGTCGCCATCTAAATCTTCTTCTGTTTCTTCTCTACGAGTTTTCTTATAATCTGTAGATATATTTGCAAACATTGCAGCAATATCATCAGAAACAGCTTCAAATTTAGAATATAACTCTGACATTACTAATTGACCAGGTGTCTTTTGATCTGGTTCTACCTGAGTACCAAATATATCATATCCTTCCTTGAGTAATCTATCTGCACCTTTCATGAATACCTGTCTATTGATCTTGGTATTAGTTACGCTCTTGCCAGAAACATCTATATCTTGGCCGAGCATTATACAATAGAATGCTGTATTTTTAGCATCTTCGTACATAGGATCGTTCATGAGATGTGTAAACCCTTGACCATGTACCTCGTAATTGAGTTCGCCAAACAAATCTTTGAAACGTTTCTTTTCGGTATCATATTTACCTTTACGTCTTTCGCTACGATATTTACCACTATTCACGTCTCTGAATATTTGATACATCTGTCGATCACTAATTCTAAAGAACGCGTTAGCAAAATCGCGAAGCCAATTAAAGACTTTATTAACAAAAGAGAATCTGGTTTTCCATTCTCCGGCTTTATAGTCCATATACCAATCAGCAACATGTTCAGCTACAAGTCTATGTCCAATGTAGTCGTTATCTTTACTATCTTTGCTGAGATCTAAACCTAAATCTTTAGATACTTTATCGTATATTTTATCTCTTATTTTAGCTGGTACAAACAATTCAAATATTCTGTGGAAAGCCTCGTGGTATTCTACACCTTCAAAAGCACCGCCATATAATACAATTCCATCAGAATGTGCTAGACCAACAACAGAAGCAGTTTCTAATCTTGGATCTGTAGCAACAGTAATTATAATTTTTATAATAGCTGGATCATCAACTTCATTACCTAATATTGGCCTAAGATTCTTTTTAATTTGCTCTTCTGTTAATTTAGGTTTATTCTTATCTTTACCTGCAAGTCGCTTCTCTAATCTGCTATCCGGTAAATCGTTGAACTGAATATCTATTATATCATTATCTTCTGGTTTTCCAAATTCTTCAGATATAGTAGGTACTTTATTTATCGGAGTATCTGTTTTAGTTTCTCCAAAATATCCAGCATCACCTACACTAACAAGAGGAGCTTCTATATCTTTAAAGTCTGTAATAAGTCTTCCATTTTTTATATACCATGCAAAACCGCTTAATCCATTACCTTGTATATCAGATCTATCAAACTTTATGTCTGGAGTTATTACAAGTGAATTTGTTTCTCCATGTTGTCCGAAAAACTTCTTTACTTCTTTAAATATACTCAGTGTATTGTTTGTATCTTTACCGATTCTAGAAACAAGAACCTTATTATGTAAAGGCATATCTGTATTCTGTAAGAACTATTTGAAGTTATTTACAGACTACGGATCAAGCATATTTACAGATATAATTGGAGCTTGCTGAGATCTTATTACTACATGGAATGTACTAGGATTAACAGTATCTCTAAGTAAAGCATAACTTTCAGCACTTTCTATATTTTTTACTATTGGTAATAACAACGAAAGGGATTGCTTTCTACTTATTCCAGTACTAACAGATTTACCTTTTATTGTAGTTATAATAGGTTGATCAATAGCGTCAATTTGTTTAAGTGACTCAATAATAAAATCAGCACTATCTTTAAATGTCTTCCTAGTTACAGTTATTGGCGTTGTATCAGTTGGATTCTCCTTGTGATTTAAATTTTTCCGCATCACAATAGTTCCATTTGGCTACTTCATACCACTCTGTAGTATTCTTATCTGATTTGTATCTCCATTGTCGAATGTAAAAAGGTTTCCGTCTTTTACAAATCCAAATCGTCCGTCAGCTGCAGAAAATTCAAGATCTTGCAGGTTTACTCCAGCTAATAATGAAGTTTCTGTAAGAGCTACAGATTTACCACCATCTTGATTAACAATCTTACCGCCTGTACGTTTAAGCGCTGTTGCTACAATTCTTTGTCCTTCTTTCTTATCTTTTTCTAAACTTTGTACTTTCTATAAAAGTGCAGGAGTTGACCATATAAATATGCGTTCGTATGTTTTACCATTATATGTAATTCTAGCGTATACTTCAGGTTTTCCTTTTACTTCTTCTGTATAAAGTTCAATAAGACCTTTCTGTAGACAGTCACTTATAAACGTAGGAGACGCTGTTAGTTTTGCTAATTCTTTATCTCGCTCAATTAAAGTTGGATTTATATTTGAATAACCAAGATGTTCTGCAGATGCTGAAGTTGATTCGTTTGGAGCAACAGTAGTTTTCTTTGGTACAAGTTTGTCATTATTAACAGCTTCTTCCTGTTGTGTTTGAACTATAGTTTCAGCCTCTTCTTTAGCTTCTACTACTTCAACATTCGGTTTTTCTACAGGTTGAACAGCAGTACCTTCATTGTTAAGAATACCTTTCATTTCATCACTGAAAGATACTTTTATTCTAAATGGTTTACCGTTAACCTAATTCTCTAATACAGAAACTTCTACGAGATTATTCTTTTCATCTGTTGTATAAGTTGTTCTAAATCCTACAACTTCTAGATCTACTACATTCGTAAGTTGCTTCTATATCATCTCAGCATATGCAGTAAGCTAATATGAGTATTCGTTAGACTTAGGACCTTTTCTGAAAGAAGAATTATTATTATAATAATTAGAATTGGCATATATCAATACTGCTTTACCATTCTCCCATGTTATAAGTATATTTTTATTACGGCCTTCTGCTTCTCTTATTTGTTTCTTTATATCTCTAGCAGCTTTACTTAACCCCTTACCTCTAGGACCAGCTTTGAAGTCATCTTCTGTAAGTGTAGAAAGTAAATCTTGATATTTATTTGTACGATATACATCAGCATTTGTATATCTCTCAAACGGGCGTAATCCTTTGGCTGTTTTAAAGTCAATGATATGTATATTACCATATTTATCTACAGCTACCATATCTGTTTCTCCAGCAACCCATCCAGATTCGAATTCTGAGTACCATACAATCTTGTCTGTAGATAGCATCCAACCAAGATCTCTATACTATTTAGCTAGTTCGTAGAGGTCTTTTATTGTATTAGCAAACGCTTCTTTACTTGTATATAAAGAATTATACGTTTTATCTAAACTATTTGGATTATTAGGATCTTCTGATACTGGCAGATTAAACCATTCGTTTACAAACTTTTCTCTATCGTATTCATACAATTCTATATTCCTAGGATCTCCAAAGAACATTCTGGCAAGATTATCAAACACGTTTCCTAATTGTAGAGCAGCTGCATAATTACCATCTTGATACCAGTATTTAGGCATTACAGAGTGTACGCGAGGCATTTGTATAAGCTCGTCTCCTACTTCTATGAGATAATATTCTGATGTAACTTTCTTTACACGAGATTTAGATGCTTCTGCGCGACGATGTAATTCGTCTATTATTTTTTGTTGGTTTGTATTTTTATTTGTCTGTTTTCTGACAAGTGCAACCTCCATTTTGTCAATACTACCGTCATCGTATTTAACAACAACAGTAGCGGTAGCTTTATTTTCACTTTCTCGTAATTCGTGAACACCGAGAACTTCTACTCCATCTGGAATATATCCTTCTGCAATTTCGTATTTTTCAGGAAGCGGAGTTCTAGAAAAAGGATTTGTGCCGCGTTTTTCTGTCTTTTCTGATGCTTCTGGAACAACTGTAGTCTGAGGGACAGAAACGGTCTCAGAATGGCTCTAAACGGCCTCTACAGGCGTTTCTTGAACTGTTTCTACAGGTTGTGCAGCAGGTTGTTCTGTAGTTGTAGTTTGTGGTTGATTTTCTACACCAGATGCAGCCAATATTTCTTCTTTAAACTCTTGCTCTGGATCATTTGAAAGAGGAGCTTCTTCGATTTCCTCTTTCTCTTCTGGAGATATTATTTCGTTACCTTCATCATCCGTACGATCTTGGAAGTCCTGAAGAACAACAGACATAAAATCATCATCGTCATTGATAGTATCCTATGTACTCTTCATTACTTTCTTAGCTTGTCCACCCTTAAATATAATACGATCGATATCATTATTCATATCAAACTTTGTGCCAGGTGTCAACTCTTTGTCGTCTAAATAAGCTTTTCCTGTTATACGATCATATTGTTCTTTAGCTAAGTCGTAATCGTCTGTAGCAAGGAGAACTTGCCTATAAAGATCTACTAATTCATCGTGATTAGTACGATCATTTATCAAATCTCGTTCTACATCTTCAACATCGTCTAGATTAGTAGTTTCGGCAGCATTTGTAAGTTTAGCTACAGCTGGTTTGCTAATTTTAAGTCTATTATTTACATTATTTAGCTATTTCTAAAGTACCTTTTCAACGTTCTTCTTTTTAGATCTTTGTGCGTTTTCTATACAAATTTCTAGCTCCTATTTACGCTTAAGCAATGCTGTATACTCTGCGACTGTTCTGGTGCGTACGTAATCATTTACTGTTTTTAATAAATCTTCTCCAGATAATTCTTCAGCTTCTTCTACTTCTTTTTGCTCTTCTCCTGGTATTAACGCAGAACGTCTTTGTAACTCTTGTGTAAGGAATGAAGTTTGTACTTCATCGTTTTTAGCGTTGTAGTTCTCACGAGCAATATTAAGAACTTCAGTTTCTTCCTCTAAGTGTTTTTCCGCAAGTGCTTTATGAGCTACAAAGTTATTATATTCTTCCGTTCCCCTAGATATTCCTTGAGCGACTGCTTGTTTTATTGTATATGCGTCATTGGCTATCTTTGCTACACGTTCAAATTCTTTTTCTTCTTCGTCAATATATTCTTTTCCAATGGCATATTCACCAGTAGCTTTGTATTCATCTTCGTTCTTCTCTCTAAGAACATTAAACGCATCTTTTATATGTTGGAATGAAGAACTACTTTTAGATGCTTCTGCATATATACGACCTTTATTTAAAGCATCTATAGCAGAAGCTTTTTCTGTAAGTACAGTATTAACTATAGCATCTCTTGCAGACATTTCTGAACTATAAGGAGCATATTGACTGGCTGTATTAACAACAGCAGTCTGAAGTCCTCCAAGCAGCATACCACCCTTTATTTCTTTGAGAGTTTCTCTATCAGAAAGAGGCAATAAGCTTTCCATTCCAGTAGTCATAGCAAGCATCAATCCTGCGCTCTTAGAACCTGCTAAGAAATCATCGAGGAATGTTTCCCCCATACTTTTTATAACATCCGAAGTATATTGTCCGGATTTATATTTTTCTGAAGATATATGTTGTTTTCCTTCTTCAATACCTTCTTCAACACTAGACAGTATCCATCTACCGGTAATATCCTTTAGGTAACGTTTTCTAGGTTCATTTAAGAACTTTTTAGCAAATGTTTGTTCTGGTATAAATTTAGATATTCCTGTAGCTTCAGATATATTATCTAAAACGACTTTTCCTACGCGACCAGCTTTATTTAAAATAGGTTTTACTATAATGTGCGCTGGAGCATATACTGCACCCATTATAGGCCCTACTGTAGATCCGACAACAAATCCTTCTTTTAACCGGTTTATTGTTTCTCCGCGCATAAATTTACGACCTTTCGAAGTTCGTAATGCTGCATATTTCAATGCTCTTGGTGCAGTTATTACTTTTCCAAAAGGAACGACCTCCAAAGCACTTTCAAATAATGCTCCATATGTAGTTGCCATCATATCGTCTTGAAATTGATTTTCAATACCTGTAGCCAACTGCATCATTTTTTTATTTACAGCAACATTGTTTGTATCATAAGAACCACGTCTAAATTGTTCAAATACCTAGTCGTCTGTTGCATTTTTTAAATTAAGCTTCTTACGACCTTCTAAAACAATATCATCATATAATGTTCCATTTTGACCTTTTTGACTCTATAAATAATCTTTTATTCTCTCGTTATACGATTCAGATACTTCTGCATTATTTTCTGCTATTCCTGCACCATAGTTGAATGCCGTAGTTGCCAAAAAACCAGTCGTACCTGTGGCAAGCGCACCAAGTGTTCCATACGCTGCACCAGCTGCAAGAGTTCCTCCACCAGTTGCTATACCTAGCAACATAGCAGGTATAATTTTTGACATACCAGAAGTAGAACCGGCTATCAAACCAGGCATTCCATAAAGCCATGTATCAGCACTAAAAAAATCAGTGCCACCTTTATCGAATTTTTGCTGATAATAATCGCTCACCTTTGGATATTTTTCTCTATCCTTTATATTGAGATCTATACCATTCTACCACTCTGCTATTTTATTATCTGCAGTCTATAATGCTGTTTTAAGGATTTCTTTTTGACGCTATCTAGTAATACCAGGAGTATATAGTTGCGATGTAAAACGCAAAAAATCTCCCATTTCGTCATGCATTTGAGAGGTTCTTCCAAATATTTTATTATTTGAAAATATATTAGCCAATCCGCCTTTACTTGCATTTCCAGATACAAGATCGTAATATCTAGATTTTAATCCACTTGGTATATAACTATCAAATGCGTCTCGAACTGGCTTTAACTCCTCATGCTCTTTTTGAAGAGTTTTCTATTCAAATAACAAATCTTCTATCTGTTGATTTACGTTTAACACATCCTCATTAGAATACATTTTTAATGATTCTAATTTACGTATTTCATCATTTATTTGATTTACGCGCTCTTCTATTTCCCAAGATCTACTTATACCTTTCGATAATTCCTTCCAATGATTTGTACGATCTATGTAGCCTTGAAAATCTCCAATTTGGAAATCATTCATTTTTCTACCAAGATACGCCCAAGCATTTTTAACATAATTGGAAGCAGTTGGATGTTTTTCTCCAATGTTGTCTTGATTGAATGTTTCTACAGTTTTATTGAATTCATCCCATTCAGAAAAACGTGTAGAATTTTCATTCTATTTTTTACTAAGATATCCATCTGGATCTGCTTCATAAGCTCTGCGCTCATCTTTCATTCGCTATATATCGTTTAAGATATCGTCAGTACGATCTATAGAAGCCTATGTTTCAGCTTCTATAGATCTTGTACCTGCGTTTATATCTGATATATTTTTTAAATTTAGCGATTCGTTAGCATATTGGCCAGCCCACGAAGTTCTTATTTTTTGTTTATTTTTAGCCATTGTTTAATACATTAATATGTACCTAATTTTTCAGATTGACCAGCTTTTAGATTTTTATTTGTTTCTCTTGTATCCCATACACCAAAGCCAGTCCAATTATTATAATCTGGATATACATTAAACTCTCTCATTCCTGTAGAAGGGGTAATAGTACTTAAATCATAATGTACTTCATTAGGTACAAAAGAATTAGTAGTACGATCATAATGTGAACCTACTTTTCCAATCTGCGTTGGACCAGGGCCAATATTTTCTTTATACCCGCTCAAATAAGCACCACCGCTAGTACTTGCACTTTGTAAGTTTATGTCATAATAAGCATCTTTCTTAAATACAATTTTTCCTGAATTATCTGTTATAGTAACTCTAACTTTTGGCATAACACTAAACGATCCTGTATCCTTTCTTAAAGAACTATATCCTGTACCAAGCGGAGTAATAGTAGTATTTGAAGCTCCGTATGTATTTATAGCTCTTCTTATAGAATTTGTAGTAGAATTTCTATGCTCTTTTGTAAATCCTGCGGTATTTGAAACTATATCGTATACTCCGTACAATTTATTTACATCTTCTAGAGTAGCCTATACAACTCTATCGTTTCCAGAAATAGTATCTCCAATTGCACCAGCAACTGATTTAGAATCCATAGGAATTGAGAACTGCTTTTCGAATGCAATCATCATATTTCCAGAGCTCTTACCATTTTGCTGTTTTCCAAAATCAGTAAATACTTTATCTGCCTCTTTACCAAACTATCCATAAGAATTATACATGTCCTTCCAATGTTTGGTAATTCCGTTTGCACTCCAAGCATTTGCCATTCCTTTATCATACCATCGCTACGCTAACGATAGTCCA